GCGAAGCTCGGCCTCGTACTGCCTCGTCATGGACTCACGCTGCTGACGCTGGGCTTCAAGGACGTAGGGGGCCATCTTCCGCTCGTATTCAGCCTGTGCGGCGGCTTCGGCCGCTTGTTCAGCGGCGAACTGGGCGTTGTGCCTCCGGTATCCAGCCCGCTTGTTCGCCTTGGGACGAGACGTCGTCGACGGGTACGCGGCTGCCGGACGCATCGCTTCGACGGGAGGTCCGACCATGTCCGCCCTGTTGGACTTGGCGGCACGCTCGGCCTGGAGCTTGGCGATGAGGGCCTTCTGCTTGTCGACCGGGGCCACCTGCGAGGCTCCGGACATGGCGAGCGTCAGGACGACCGAAGTGATCAGCATCGAATCTACTCCTCGCGGACGAGCGTGGGTTGTCAGGGATGAGGCCCGGCCGGTCCCACGCAGACGACCGGGCTTGTTTCACTTCTTGCGGGCCTTGGCCTTCTTCGCCTGGGCCTCTTTCATCTCGGCGATCTTGGCCGCGATGGAATCGGCCCTCCTGACGACCTTCTCGGCCGTGGATTTACCCCTGGCCTTGTCGACCCATTCCTCGGCCGAGAGGGGCTTTTCGAGCTTCAGGAGACGCTCCGCCATTTCGAGGTCGCGGACGGCCGCCTTCTCAACCTCTTCCTTGCGGCGGCGGTCTTCGACCTCGTACCTCTGTAGCCGTTGCTGCACCCGCTCGCGTTCGGCGTCGATGACCTTGGCGTTCTCGGCCGCCTTCTCACGCCTCTCCAGTTCGTCGAGGTCGGCCGTCGAGGTCGTGAGCCGATTGCAGAACTTCCGGATGAGATCTCGATCGCCCGGGAGGATCCGGAACGACACCGACCCGACGGCCATCTTGACGTCATCGGAGTTGGCGATCTTCTTCATCTCGCCGATGGTGGTCGGATACATCAGCACTTCCGTGACGTGGCCGACATTGATGTCGCGATCGGCCTTGACCAGATTGAAGGATTTCCTCTGGCCGCTGAAGACGATGGCCGTGTCGTTGTACTTGAGGAACTGCCAGGTCTCCGACACAGAGAAGACCGCGAGGACGATAGGCGTCTCCTCCGGCTTCGCCTCGCGTGACTGTCCCGTATAGGTGCTCCGCAGCCCGATGCCCACGAACAGGCTGTTTTCCGCCTGCTGATGGATGATCGGCTGGAGCATCTCCTCGGTCGTCACGTCTCGGACGTCGTCGTAGCTCGACGTGATCGTGCCTTGCATCGCGAAGGCGGCGGCCAGAGTGATGGCGAGCATCAGGGGGCTCCCGTTGTGGAAGACGTCAAATCAAGTCGAGATGGTAGCAAGCTTGCTTACTGATCGCAAGGGAAACATACTTCGCAACCTGATCTTTTGGTGTGCATGATGCGAGATTGCCGCCCGGGGTGGACGGAGCAGGGAAGTCGCCCTCCCTGCTCCAAGCCTTGCCTCGCCTCTCTTAGTCCACGTCGGCGTTACAGACCTGGCCGAGGATACGGCTGTTGGTCTTCAGGAGTTCCACCGCTTCTTTTGACCGGAAGACCGCACCCATATGCACATTGAGGGCGTATCCATCGACGTCGTCGTTCCACTCTGACACGTTGCCGGTCCCGTTCTTGCTTCGCTGCCAGTTGTGGCACATGTTCAACTTCATTTCGTTGGAGAAAAGTTGGGCCTCATCCTGGATGCGTGCCCAGAGTTTCTCGCGAGGGGCCTTCGAAGTCTTGATGTCGGCGAACAGGATGCGGACTAGCTGATTGTTGATGTTGAGTTTCACCGTGTTGTTGCTGAACGAGACGTATCGGCCGTGCGGACTGGAGGCGTGGAACATGGAGACCCCACGCTTGGACTTGGCCTCTCCGGGGTCGCCGCCACTTCCGCCCGATCCTCCAGTGCTATTGGTGAACCTCTGCGGCAGGTCCACTTTGGTATTCAGCCGGTAGAGATCGTCGCCGTGCCTGAAGTGGAGATGAATATGAGGCAGGGTATTCTTCCGGACCCCCTCCTTAAGCCAGGTGTCCTCGTCCACCTTGACGTACTCGCCATCGTTGGTCTGAATGTGGTAATCGCCGACGGACAAGTACCACTGGCCCGACTTGCCGAGGCTGATCAGTGTGTTGTCGCCATCTCCAACAGGCTCGAAAGACCAAGTCGCATCAACGACTTCTCCAGTATCGGCATGAGTCAACACGCCGCGAACTTCCCCGCCCGGACCGATCTTGACGATGGATTTGTTCGTCTTCGGGTCGACCAGCATGAGCCGATTGATCTTCGTCTTGCTGAAGATCGGGAGTTCCGCCATGCCGTCGAGACGTCGCGGCCACATGAGGTCGATCTCATTACGGATGTCGGTGATACCTTCGGCGTTCTCAGGGTCGTCGGCGGCCGTCTGGAAGATGTCGGTGACGCACCTCATCAGATGGTTGCGATTCGAGACGCAGAACATCTCGTCGACATTCCCGAGGTACTGTCTCAGGCGTGCGTGGTCGTTCTGGTCTACGGCCTTGCCGTCGACGGAGAGGATCTCGGTGATACGCACTCGGATCCTGGCGAACGGATTCCGCCGGAAGATGAAGTTGTTCTTGCTGTTGGTTGCGTTGATGATCTCTCGAAGCTGAGGAAAGTTGTCGAAGTCGGTGAAAGTTTCGGAGTTGTCGCTGAGGCCCACGTTGAACGCCATGGCGAACTTCTCAAGCATCTTCCCGGCGAATACCGGCTGCTCGTTCAGGCGTGAGAATCGACGGCTTTGCTGGTAGTCGAAGGAGACGAAGGTGTTGAATTCCGGCCTGGAAGCCACCATCAAGGCGTGCCCCGGCGAGTCGCCGTTAGTGCGGATTAGGGCCCTGCGGTTGGCGTTGAGGCCGACTTCGCCTCGCACAAGACCGTCATAGAGAGTCAGTTCAACCTCGGCGTTGAGGCGGATCTCTTCCGCGTCGTAGTTAATCTTGCAGTCGTTGGCCGGGATAGTCCACTTGTGACGGAATAGAATTTCATCGAAGTGATCGCACGACATCATCTCCGAAGGGCGTACCGACGAGATTTTCATCCGGTCGTCGTAAACATCTCCCTCTTCGAGGACCAGGCTGTAGTGGTAGAAGACCTTGAAGTCTCGGCCGATCAGATTAGGGCAGAAATCTTTGAGCAGCATGAGCGTTTGCACGTTCAAGAAGCATTCGCTCTTGCCCAGCTTCACGTCGAAACGCGAGAGGTAGGCCACGTTGATCTTTCCCCACAACGACCCGAGTCGCTTCCGGATGTTGTCGATCAGATCGTCGTCGGCCACGGAGATTCGAGGCGTGCCGTCGTCGAGATGCGATTCGATGAGGTGAGTTGAGGCTCCGTCTTTACTGAGGATGAGGTGGTGATAGCGGCTTTGATTCTTGACGATCAGAAGAGGGGAGAGCATGCCTCCGCAGCCATTTGCTCCCTTACCTCCGGTTGAAGTGTTGGGCTGTAGGGCGGACACGATGCTCATTTGAGAAGGGAACGGATCGCCGTCGTGAGCATTGACGACGTAAGCCTGGCCCCCGATCTTCATCGTGAACGACCACAGGTTTTTTGCGTTGTTGGCCTTGGCATTCTCGGCGTGCTCTCGGAAATAGATCGCCTTCGCGAGGTTGGGCGACGAGGAATACTGGGTCGTTAGCCCCTCTTGCGAACTGGTGATGCGGCGAGTCTCGTCGGTTAGATCGACGTGAGTGAGGACGGGCTTCTTCTGGATGTTGCTCTCGCGAGGAAGGCCGTGCAAATTGGCGGTGGACTTGCGGGAAGAGGGCTTGTTCTTGGTCTTCGTCGGCATGGAATTCTTCCTTTGGTAGAGGTCTCAAAACGATCTTGGTCTGTGGATGGTGAAAGTCTGGATCGGGAGTCAGACCTGCGGGAATTCGAGCCCCGGTTGGTCGACAAGCCCCAACTGCTCCATGACGGCCTCGCACTCGTCGAGGCTGACGATGAGGCTCTGGAGGGTGTGGCCGTTGGCGTCCTCCAAGCCCGCCCCCTCGCCACGCCCGAACAACTCTCTATATAGGACGGGGTTGACCTCGCCCCGCCGGATCCCGTCGGCCAACCACCGCTGCAACGGGACCTCCTCGACGATCCGACGCAGCAGGGCCGCCGCGTCCTCGCCGAGCTTGAACTGGACCATCTTGGTCTTGGTCGCACGACGCCGGAGTTCATTCAGGGTCATGATGCCTCACCATATCAAATAGGACGATGGGCCAAAGGAAGATGCAGTAGAGGGCCGACTTGATCGAGGACACTTCGTCGTCTTCCCCGGCCTCGTCGAAGGATCGCCAGCATGACGCCAGCCCGGCGGCCGAGAGGATGACGCCGAAGAGGTACGACGAGATGAGGACGCGAAGGATCAGCATCATCGCATCACCTCCGAGCGAACGTACTGGAACACCCAGAGGGGCCACATCAGGCTGGCGTACAGCGTGAAGAAGCGATAGCCGGGGATCGGCCAGGCCGGGCGATTGAGGAGGAGCAGGGAGGCGAAGATCACACAGCCTGCCGCGTAAACCCCTAGGACGACCAGCAGCCCCAAAAGAATGGTGCTCATCGGAAGTGCTCCGGCATCTTGTAGGGGGCCGCCAGGTGATTGATGAGGGAGCCGTCCGGCCTGAAGAAGAACTCCACGGTCGCCCCATCCCCTGCTCCTCCCCCGATGACCAGCGAGTTCTTCGTGGTCAGGTACTCGAAGTTGTACAGGAAGAAGTCGTCGTCGGAGAGGTTCCCCTCATTCTTCACGAGGTACTGGCTGAAGAGGCGTTCCAGCGTCTCTCTGTCCGTCATCATGCCACAGGCCCCTTTCGTGCAGTTTGGCGTCGGCCTCGGCCTCGGCGAAGGCCTTCATGAGGTCGGGGTTGAACTTGAACTTCCTGTAATAGCGGCCGTAGCCCTCGCGGATGAGGTGTTCGTTGACGAGCCGGCCATCGAGGTAGACGTAGGCGATCAGCCGAGAGAAGCCGTCCAGCCGGTTCTTCTCGAACTCCAGGTGGACGTCCCGGCCTTCGAGCATGGCCTTGGTGTGGGCCGACGCCTCTTTGCCGAAGGGCTGGGGGCCACGATGGGTATCGACCGTCTCGGGAGTGTCGACGCCGATGAGCCTCACTTTGTATAGGACGTCGCCTCGGGCGACCTCGATGGTGTCGCCGTCGACGACCCGGATGACACGGACTTTGTCGAAGGCGGAAGGGCAGTCGCAGGATTTGCAACACTGGCACGGGCCGGGCTTGGCACAGCAATCGTCGCCCGCGTAAGAGAGGAGTAGCAGGGAGATCAGGGCACTAAACACGATAAGGCCTCCTAGGTGGACTTGGGATGTTCCAGCTAGGAGACCTACACCGAAGGGCTTGACCCCCTCCCTGCTACGCACGCGAAGCGTGCTCACGCATTGGTCGCTGTCGGACGATTGTTCAAGATACAGACCGGCAAATCGCCATACTCCCGCTCGACCTCCCGGTCCAGGTACGCTAGATCGAACGAGGTTGGGTCGCCGGGCTTGGCGTGCCGATCCGTCACGGTGTCGAGCCGGTAGCCATCGTCGTCGCGGCGGATTCTCCAGACGATGTTCGACTTCCAGAAGATCGAGTCGGATGGGGAGTCGAGAAGGCTGTATCGTCCCCGTCCGCTCGAATTCGTCTGAATGGTCAGGAAGGCGAACTGATCGTTGTCTCGTGCGACCTGGTTGATCGCCCTGATCCCGTCGGAAATCTGTCGCAATTCGGGAGATTCGTCGCTGGTGAAGAAGTCGGGCTGGTCGATCATCCAGATCTTGCAGCGTGGCACGTTCTTCATCGTGGCGAGGATTTTCTTAATCTGTCTCTTCTCGCGGAATCCCCCGACCATGAGTCCCGAGGAGTCATTGGCGTTCCTACTGATCGACCTCAGAAGCCGAGTCTTGCGAGACTTGACAGGGGCGAGAATCGTGTAGAGGCCCGGATGCTCGATGGGCCGCATGCCGGGGATGCCGGTCGTGATCGAGAGGTGCCCAGGGTCTTCGACGACGTCGCCGAGAACGCGGCCAGAGGTCGCGGCTGCCGCGAAGCCGCCCAGGCTGGCGGCGGCGGTGGTGCTTAGGCTCGTACGGATGAAGTCGCGTCGACGCATAGATGCCTCAGAGTTGGTAGGTGTGGAACTGCCGGTCCAGAGACTTCTGGGTGACTAGCTTGTCACCCTTGATGAGCCAGGCCGAAGAAGCCGAGTATGAGGCGATTATGGGCCTGCATGTGTAGACTGAAGAGTGTTTCTGCCACTTGGTGCTGATGAAAAGCCTCCAGTCACGCAGTTCAGCCAGCTTCATCAGCCTGACACAACTACTATGACGGATCCGGTGATCTGCGGCGTACAGGAAGTCATCAGCGAAGACGGTCAATCCTTTTTGGCAAGGCAGTCTTTCAAAGTCCGGCTTTCTGTCGTGCTCGTGCTCGTAGGTCGACGACGTCCCGAGACAAAACTGACCTCCGATCTGTCGATGGAGCCTTCTCATCACAAACGAGGTGGCTACCGGGTTGTCGCCCGCGACGACGTAAATGCCGGGCTCTGCCGGTGCCTCGAACCCAACAATAGGCGGATAGAGCGTGGCGGCCTTTAGGGCTCCCCAGCCCAGGCTGGTCGTCAGAGGTACTGCTGCCCCGATGCGAATGAAGTCGCGTCGGTTGGTCATTTTTCAAGACTCCTCGTCGATGGTGATTCGAGTCCCGTCGGGAAGTTCGGCGTAGAGGACCGAGAACTTGCCGCTGCCGCATTCAGGCTCGACTTCGTCACCGTCGACGTCGACCCCTTCGGAGCGGAGCCATTCCAGCTCGCGGTTGCAGTCGCAGCCGAAGTTGCCGGTCGTCCACCAGAAGATACTGTAGTCATGCCATGAGAGGTTTTGGTCGATGACTCGGATCTCTCCGGTCTCGTTCTTCCGCATGGCGATCTTGTAGGACGGGGCGATCTCGTTCATGATTCACCAGTAGGTTGCGGCCAGACATCCCGGGACGCCAATGAACTCGATCCACTGCTTGCAGGTCTTCTGAAGCCTTAGTTCAAGCCTGCCGCCTTCAGAGACCAAGGAGAAGACGGAATCGTCGTCGAGGCGTTCCACCCCGACGATTGAGAGATCCTCGATGTCCTCGGCGAGGTTCTCGGCCAGGATGGCGACGGCATGTTCGGGCGACGTGGCGATCACCCAGGACTTTTCACCTATCTCGTCGATGAGATAGACGGAGAGGGGAGTAGCAGGGAGGGCGGTCATACGGTGCTCATCTCCTGGTCCGTGGCCTTGCCGGGGTTTTCATCTGGGTGGGATGGGGTGGTCGGAGGAGTCCTCTCAAGTCGACCGATGATTTTCTCTGCCTTGACGACCTCGACGATCTCTACGGATGTGACGTCATTCTGCTGAAGGAGAAAGTAAGCTTTCGCCATGGCGTCGTCCCGAGTGACGTCGTCATGCAGGGTGATCCGCCCTGGGTATTCACCTTGGCTTTCCTATCGGAGGAAGAACTCAGGCATTTTGCCCTCCCTGCTCCCCGGCGGAGCCGGTTGTGAAATCCTGTCCGCACGTCAGACATCGCCAGTGATCGTAACAGCCGTACTGACCACGGTCCAGGATGCGGGTTCGTCGGTCTTCGCCGCATCCGTTGCAGTAGATCACCCCATTTTCGATCGGCATGCGGCCTCCTCGGCTCTCAAACAAGCCTTGCAGTCGGCGGGCGTAGGTTCGAGCCAAGCATGGACCCGGATGCCGGACTTGAAGATGTTGACTCCGCAATAGGCCCTGGGCAGACCTTCGCCCCCTTCTGTACGCGGGTCAATCTTGTGGACCGCCTTCTTCTTGGGCTTTGCCATCAGAAAAGACTCCTAGACTTACATCCTCTTTAGCCGTTCGACGTCGGCCCTCAAGAACTTCCCGGCCTGAACCCCGCCCTCGTAGGCTTGGCGATAGGGCTCGTTATAGAACTGGGGAGTTGGTGGCCAGTTATTTCGGCCGTCACGCACCCCCATGTCGAATGCTCGATGGAGATCTTTGTTGATCCCAGGGTCAATCGACCACATTCTGCCCTCCCTGCTCCTCCGCCGCAGGCGGCTCGAACTTGGACTTCAGCCAGAGGTATTGCTGGTACTGCCACTTCCGATTGTATTCTTCCTCGGCGGATTTCTCCGCTTCGTGTCGTTGACGTTTAACGACCTCGTCGCGAAGCTCATCATCGGTTCGCGTGTAGTCGGCCAACTTCTCGACATTCAGTCGCTCATCCTTCTCGCCCCAGTGATAGAACTGGACCTGGAAGTCGTCGAGACCTTCGGCGGCCTTGTGCTCCTCGATGATCCGGACGATAAGGTTGGCGGAGGTCGGGGTCGGCAGATCTTCGGCGATCGGGTGTTCGTAATTCTTGATCACACGGTCGATCTTGTAGCACTCGACCAGTTCGTCGAGGGTCATGTTTTGATCTCCTTATGTAGGGTGAAGGTGGTTCTAAAGGAAAGGTAGGATAAAAACCTCAAGTCTTCTGGCCTGGCGTGTTGTGAAATCCGTTTTCCTGATACGAGATCGTGCAGGCTCACTCGGCCTTTCGAAGATCCGCCGACGAACGTTAGGCCGTGTTTTGGGTGTTCGACCAGACTCCCTCGGTTGAATCCTAAACTACGTGTTCCGCCTTGTCGCCTTCGGAAGCCTCCTTTGGTTGGTTGTAATAGATGAAGTTGACGACGAGCATAATCAAAAGGTGTGGCTAACAACACTCCAATGAAATCGGGCTTGAAATGTCCGCCGACGATTGAGTTCGCCATCACCCAGGAATCGACGCAGTGGGCATGGAAGTCGTTGGACAGCTTGGCATTGATCTTCGTCAGGCCGTGTAGAGATCGTAGTTCGGCCGTCCTCTCACCTTCGACGAGCGTCAGGGCGGCGAACTTCTCCACTTCGGCATAGAGCCACTGCTTGCCGACCTGGAGAGGGCTGAAGGATTTGTTCCAGCGATATTTTCCTTTCTTCGTCTCGGCTTTAACGTCCTCGACGACGACGTGCTTGATAGGATACATTTTGCAAAGCCAGTTCAGGACCCGCAACTTCCATTGCCAGCGAGCTTTGGTGGAAGGCGGGATTCGTCCTTCGGGGGCCGCTCGATTGAGTCTGCACTTGCGATAAGGAGTCTTTCGAGATCGCCTAGTTCTTCGCATGTTACGTCGAACTTCCATCTTCTCCTCGACGCCCGTACGGGCATCGGCCTGGATGTTGAGGAAGGTCTTGTGACGTGACTTGACGGTGAATCCTTCCTTCTTCGATCCGGGATCGACGCCGACGACGACTGCCTGAGTGACGCGGGCCGAGGGCTCGACGTTGAGCCGGACACAGAACACGCCGTGCTTCCAGAACGGCGTCGCCTTGTCGGACTTGATCCAGGACGCAGCCCGGTTGGGTGTCGTGGGCATGAGCGGTTGTTGGTTTTGGTCAACGACGGGAACGCTGAGCATGGGCGGTAAGCCCTCCTGTGTACATCCCTTCGACGCTGGCGACCCGAGAGGAAGAAGACTAGGGAGGCATCCTCTACGTCGTTCGGCCTACCACGGCCAGGTCGCTAACTGGCGGTTCGAAACCGCCTCGTCTAGTCGCGTTTTAACTTGCTTCGGACGGCGGTCGGGCTTCCGTCTTGACAAGCCCCTTCCTTCAGGATGGGGTTATGACTCCGTTCGCGGTAGCAGGGAGGGTCAACTCTTCAAGATGCTGCATCGCAGTGAAGTCGTCGGCTTCGACAACGGCCTTGGCCAATCTTCCAAGTCGTTCCGCCGGGAAGCCCTTCTTCTCCAGAAGCCAGATCAAATCACCCATCACCATGTGGCGGCATACCTGGGGATAAGGGAAGTTGAGTAGGCCCTTGATGAGTTCGAAGATGTCGTCTTGGGTGATCGGTGTCATCGCCCTCCCTGCTCCTCTTTTGGATGTCCAATATGGTAGGCCTGGCAGATTTCGCAGCGGTACGCCTTCATCCCCTCTGGACTCTTCCAGGTGTTGTGGCTCCAGTGGAGCGTCTCAATCGCCAACTGGGCCTCGACCATGGAGTAGTAACGACGCTTCGCCCTGAAACACTGGCGGACCGGCTTGAGTCTGAGCTTGAATCCCACGAGAGCCTCCTATCAATCAAGGTGATCGAGATATGATAGAGGACCCTCGTGGAAAGATCAAGCGACTTCGTCGGTAGCAGGGAGTCAGCACAAAAGGCCCGTAGTCACCACGAGGTCGAACAGGCGGCCTTCGAGGGGAAGGCTGACCTCCTCATGGCGGAAGCTGCCGTCTTCGTTGTAGAAGAAATCACTGATCGCGTCGGCGACCTCGTCGTCGGTCTGCATCGAGTTGATGAAATGGTAGTTCCAGGAGTGGAGACGGTCGGCCGTGGCCTTGTCGACGACCAACTCGTAGAAACGGATCGATTCGGGGACTTCCTGGAAGATGACGAAGACCTTGAGCGTTTCGGTCATGGGGGCTCCTAGAGAATCCTGGGGTTTCGCAGGTTGGTTCCACACCATGGGCAAAATGAGATTTCGACGGCCGACTGGCCGCCGTCATGGACGATCAGGCCGTAGGTCCCGCTGTTGGGCCAGTAGACCACCAATTTGTCAGGACAGTCGTATGGACTCTCGTGCTGGTCGCAGGTGTGCTGGAGGTTGGACCTCATGCGGTCGCAGCAGATGTGCTCGCTGGGATGCGGCCGTGGTTCGTCGACTGCCTCTTTCTTGACGCCCGAACGAACAACCTCTATGACATCTGCCACACGGCGGAAGTCCGGATATTTGTTCTGATTGTACTTCAAGAATCGTTCGACATTCTTGCCGATCGGCGAGTGAGGGCTGGCTACCATGACGACCTGAACATTTTCGTCGTCTGCGGTTTTCCAGACGGGGACGGACTCCCATCTCTTATCAGCCAGAATCTCCGAGTAGAACGCCAGGCGATAGTCGTCGACGTTATCGGCCAACACCCCCTGCTCCTCTTCTGAGGATTGAGAATTATCGACGTAGTTGGAAGCCATCAGGCCATCGCCTCCTTGAGCGAATCCATGTCCATATTGACGAACAGGAGGCCGTACTCGTTCCAGAGTCGTTCGACCTCGTCGTCGTTCACGGTGCCGTCGAGGTAGTCGAGCAGCAACGCGGCCATGTTCGACGCAACCTCTCCCTCCTGGGACATCTTCTTGAGGAAGTCCTTGAGTTGCTTGATGCCCCGCCTGACGGAGGCCCCACGCTCGCGACGTTCCTCGCGGACCGAATCGGCGGTGACGGGGCCGCCCTCCTCGCGGAGGCTCTCGAAGACCTCGACCTGGGCCTCCTCGTCGCCCACCTTGGTGAGTTCGAGGGCCGTGCTGACGGCGATCTCGCCGGAGTCGACGCTCTGTCGGATCGGGTCGGGCAGGCTGAGGAGGTCGAGGTGCCGGTAGCACCAGGAGACGTTCTGGTTGAACTGGTGGGCGATCTTGGCGATCGAGAAGCCCATGTCCTCGTGGAGCCGCCGGATGGCGTGGGCGATCTGGACGGGCTTGGGCTGGAGCCGGTGGAGGTTCTCGGCGACGTTGCAGAGGGCCGCCTCCGCCCGGTTCATCTTGGTCGTGACGCACTTGATCTTGAAGTCGGGGCAGGTGCCCGACTCGATCAGCCAGATGGCCGCCTTGAGCCGCCGATTGCCGATGGCCACCTGGTAGCGACCCTTGTCGACGTTGCGGACCAGGATCGGCTGGAGCTGGCCGACCGACCCCTGGTTCTCGTCGTCGGCCTCCGACCGGGGCCGCATGCTCATGGCGAGGGCGATCAGCTCGTCGTCGACCTCCAGCTTCTCGCCGAATCGGGAGAGGTTCTCCTCGTCGTCGAACAGGATGGCCCTGGGGTCGACCAGGAACATGTTGTGACGCTCGACCTCGTAATCATTCCACGTCGTGGGGCTTGCCATGGGTGTCTCAGTAGGGCTTGTGATAGTTGGTGAAGAGGCTGACGTAGTCGGCGATCTGGACGGGCCAGGTGATGATGGCGTAGAGCCAGAAGAACCAGAAGATGAGGGAGAGGCCCTGCACGGTCGACATGGGCTGATCTTTACCTTGAGCCATATTAAGCCTCGTGGTGAAAGAAGGGGCCCGACGCGAGGCCGGGCCGATCGGTCAGAGAAGAATGGGGAAGTTCGGTCGGATGCCGGACGACTGGCTCACCACCTTGCGGTAGTTGCCGGTGCCGTCGTCGACGAGGACGATCGTGCAGTTCTTCTTGTGGTTCTGGGCGACGATTCGGTCGGGGAACAGGTGGTTGCCGTAGACGTGCAGTCGGGCGTATTCCTCGACGTTCTGTACGCCGTAATAGTCGATGGCCCAGAAGCGGTCGGCGGGGTCGTCCAGGTCCATGGTGTCGGGCGTCGACATCGGCTGTCTCCTGTGCGAGATGCTCTGGCCACGCTCATGCTCCGCCGAGGGGGACGAGTCTGAGACTCGCAGAGATGACCCCCTGGTCGGAAACGAACCACCCTTCGGCCTTCTCGGTGAGGGGGAAGGTGAGTCGTTGTCGACATCCTACAGTACGGATGTTCAGTGAACAAGGGTGCGTGGTGGGATTCTGATCGATAAAGATGGCGGCGTGGCAGGAACCCTTTTGGGCCTCGATCTCTACGACTTCCGGAGGGATTCCGTTCTCTTCGAGAGTTCTTAGGACATGCTGGCGGGCCACCGCGTCGGCCGAGCCCGGCGTCCGGCTCCAAACGGTCAGGTGGACGCCCTTCTCGTCGATTCGGATGTTTCGGCCCAGACGATATGGATGATTGCTTCGGACGATGAAGTCGGGCTGGAGCATCAAGCGGCGGACCAGCGTGTCGAAAGGCTTCAAGGCTTCTTCTCCTTGAGTTTGGCCACCTTCGCGTCGTGGCCGATCAGTTTCGTCGCCTTCACCTCGAACTTCGTCGTCAGGTCGGGCTTGCCGCCCGGGAGGGGCTCCGTCACCCAGACTTTTTCGACATAGGCCGACGCGACCAGCTCACACCCCATCAGCGTCGTCAGGCTGATCAGCAGGAGGCCGCTTGCGACAAGCCTCGAACTGAAGGCAGCCGCCGTTGTAGTTCTCGCCGTAGAATCCGACCGTGATATCCGTTTCATCCTTGAAGCAGCTCCGCACTAGTTGCTTGAACTCGTAGTGGAGTTGGGAGTAGTCGAAGAAGTCGTGCTCGATCATGTAGGTGTCGGCGTAGGCGTTGCAGACGGTGGCGTAGTCCTCGCTCCACTCGTCGACGCACTGCGGGGCGATGTCGGGGTAGCGAATGCCGCCAACACCCTCGTTGCGAAGGTGTTTGACTAGGGCCTTCATCTTCTCTGCGATATTGATCACGGCTGGAGCTTCCCCTTGATGAAGTCGGCGATCTCGAAGATGTCTTGGTGGGTGATGCAACGCTCGATTTCGTCGCCGTCCTCATCTACCTCATGAAGAACTCGCACGAAATATTGCGTCTTGGCGTGATTGCCCGTGATGCTGGCGATTTGTTCGCCGAGTTTGAAGACCTGATAGCCGTTGTTAGAGCCCTCTGAGAACACCAGGCCGTCGCGGACCTGCCTGATGTACTCTTTGATCCTGGTTAGCGAATATGGGATCGCTGTCTTGTCCGTGTGACGTCGGAGTTCCTCGTCGACGACGGCTTGAATCTGATTTAGGACGACGATGGACATCTCAGAGGCCTTTCCAGAAGTAGAGTGCGACGACGGCCAGGGCGAAGGTGACGATGGAGGAAGGTTCGGGCACGGCCGTTTGCGGGCCTGGCGGCCCGCCGGGAGTAGCAGGGAGGGGCAATCCCACGATCGGCGTCGTGATCTGCGGGCAACTCGGCAGTTCGCCCACCTCCTGCTCCTCTTCTCGCGAAGCGAGGATCATGGCGGCGACGTTGGGATGATAGGACGTGAACCTATCGGGGTTGATCTCGAATCGCTGTTCGAGCATCTGCCAGATCGGCGTGTCGGGCAGGTCGCCCTCGTGGAGTTTCTGATAGACCTGGCTGCGGAAGAGGCCGGCGGCGTGCTCGACTTCCCATTTGGAGGGCGGAAGCGTGAAGGTGAAACCCAAGGGGCGGTCCTCAATACCAAAGGCTGCGGCGGTTCTCGACGATCTTCTGGAGGATCACGATCAGTTCGTCGTCGCTCATGCCACCCCCTGCTCCGTGTTCATGATGAATTGCAGCCGGACGGTCGAGGTGTCGTCCCTCACGTCCTTCACCTTGATGATATAGGACGAGCCGAACATCGTCGGGCTCAGGTGTTCGCGGATGGCCCGGGGGATGGCCTTCACGTCGGCCTCGCCCTCGAAGGGCACCTCCAACAACTGGGTCAGGATGCCGTTGTGGAAGTCGGCCTCGGCGGTGACGCGGCGGCCCCAGTGCAGCACGTTCTTCGACTTGGTGGCGACCATGATCTCACTCCTCGTTCTGGGTCATTTGCTCGAACGTCTTGCGAAGCATCTCGTCGGTGATCCGACTGTTGGGGTTGCGGGCCCTCCAGTGGGCGACGGCCGCATTCCTCAACCCCCTGCTCCACTTCCTGAGTTCTTCCGGCCTGATCGAGATGGTCTTGTTGTTGGCGTTCAGATCAAAGCTCCATCTTGGGGCCGGGCTTGACGTCGCCGCGTTCGTCGACGATCAAGTAGCCCTCGTGGATCAGGCAGTTGACGATGGTGCGTTCCGTCGGGGTCAGCCTGACGAAAGGCAGCCCTGTCAGATGATAGGACACCAGCCGGACGATCTCTTCGGGTATCATGCCGCGACCATCTCCCTTCGAATGCGTTCTTCGGAGCTACGCTGGATCTGACGAACTCGTTCCTTGGAGATGCCCCTGATCTTCGCGATGCCCTCCAGGGTGCGGTATTTGAAGTATCTGTCGTACAGGATGCGTCTCTCGTGCTTCTTGAGTCGTTTCAAGATCATCGCCACCCTCTGGCGGTTCATCAGGCGGTCGATCCCTTTGTCCTCGACGCCTTCTTCTCTGGTCGGGGGCGACTTCATGATCTTGTTGGCCTGGCGTCGCCTCTGAAGTTCCGTCGCGACGTCCTGGTAGACGATCCTCCAGGCGTACGTCATGAACTTGCAGCCCCTCGTGTGGTCGAAGAACTTCTTGGCACGAAGCAGGGCCATCATGGCGATCTGGCACATGTCGTCGTCCCAATGGGGATTGACGCCGAGATCCCTCATGATCCGGAAAGTCATGGGCTCGTACTGAAAAACGTCGATGTCCGGCCCGGGAACGGGAGCAGGGAGGGTGATGGGGGTCGACGTCACGAACGAAGGGTGGGCCGGATCCGGCGGTTCGTAGATCAGGAAGATGTGTGATGCAAAACTCAAAGAAGTTCCTCCTGGTTAGGACTTCAGGCCCCGATCAACTTCTTGCAGATCCCATCAATCTGGTTGGCGTGTTCATGGGTCGAAGACTGAAAGTATCCCCAGTCGTCGTCGGTGGCGTCCTCGGCCAGCCTTCGGATGACGTCGGCCAGATGCCGGATCGTCTGAATGTCGCGTCGAGTCTCCTGCTCGATCGCCGAGAGGTCCTTCAGGATGCCGAACGGCCTGTCATGACTCATCGTCTTCCTCATTTCGCAATTGCAGCAACTCAAGGGCTTCGACGCACTCGACCAGCATCTCGCCGATCTCGTCGGCCGACATCTCTCGGCTCACCTCCATGCCGCGTCCGAGGTATTTGTACCAGCGGACCTCCAGGGTGCCCCACTTGAAATTGGGTACGTCGTCGGAATCGTCGTCCCAGTCGAAGGCCTTCACGGAGAAAGCGTCGCACGAGAATCGATTGCCCGTGTTCGCGAAGGGGCTCGGGTATTCGCCGAAAGACTGCCCGGCGGCGTCACTCGAACACGACATGAGCCGACAAAGCTTTCTGTCGATCATCTGAAGGGCGGCGAGGAGCAGGAGGTCGTTCATGGCCACACTCTTCCATCAAAATTCGAAGCCGGGCCTGGTAGATCTCCATGTCACGCTGTATCTGCTCTTTGAAAGCCACGACGCCTCGCTCACGAAGTTCTTTGCGGAGTCTCGTCTCCAACGCAAGGGCTGAGTTGCATGCCTTGCAATAGTGGTTGAAGGTCGTCTTTGAGGACTTTCGACGATCGAATTCCTCGCGAGGCTTCGTCTCCGCACATCGCGTGCAGCGAAGTTCCAGAGGGCAGTCGTCCGGAACCGGGAGGCCTTCGAGTTTACGTCCGGCCATTGGGCGATTCCTCCATCGCTTCGAGTCTATTCTTCCACTCATCGTGCTCGTAGGCGGCCTCTTCGAGTTCCTGCTCGATGCGTTGGCACCTATTGGCCAGGGACTCGACGTAGGCGGCCGTGGCTTCCTTCAGGGTGCCGTGGCAATCTTGCGGCCTGACGAAGCAGCTCGCGTTGGTGTCGTTGTCGACCGTGCCGTCTTGTTTCAGGCGTGAAGCGTAGAAGAGGTCGGGCCCTCCCTGCTCCCGAACCAACTTCATCCGTCGGGGAGGAACGGCGTTGAAGTCGGCGTAGCAGGCCGACTCCACCGTCCCCTTGATGATCCAGAACACGTCTCCGACCTTCGGAACGCTCATTGGGAGTCCTCGTCATACTTGGTCGATGGCACGTAGAAGGGCGTATTTCGATCAAGCTCGAAGTACACTCGGCCGCCGTCCTGATAGGTGACGTCGAAGACGTCCGCCGCCTTCACGACGCGGGCCGGCAGGGTGTCGGCGGCCTCGACCCACTCGTCCGCGTCGGTCTCGACGTCGAACCAGCGGAATCGGTGAAGGGCCGAGCCGGGAATCCCGAGGATCCCGAAGAACCCCGAGAGGTCCGAGCCGTCGCGGACGACCTTCTCCTCGTCGTACTCTCCGGCCGGGATCAGCCTGTCCTCGTCGAAGTGGGTCTCGATCGAAAAGCCTTCGCTGCTCGAAGCGACTAGGATGTGATCGTCGCCCAGGCGAATGGCTTCATCGCCGGCAGTGACCCCGAATTCGTCCACCCAGATGTGGACAGTCGCTCCGGCGGCCGTCATCGCGTCCCAGACTTCGGAAAGTTCGAGATTCGACATGGCATCACCCCTTTCAGTCATACTGGAGTTCGTCGGCCGCCTCTTCCCGTCCCATCGCGAAGTAGTCGAATTCGACGCTGTCGGGGTCGAAGGGGTTGGTGTCGACGGTCGTGGTCAGGAAGGTCTCATCGTAACCCATTTGATGGGCCAATTCGAGCTTCCGTTCGTCGATTTGGCTTTGCAGCAGGTCGTAGAGTTCGCGGCACTCGGATTCGGGTAGGTGGGCCTTGTCGAGGTGCATCCTCCAGATCTCTTCGACATCCACCAGCGTGGTCTTCATGAGCTGACGCAAGAACTCGGACGTCTTCTCCACGGGAACCTCCGGAGAGTAGCAGGGGGTTAAACGAAGACGGCCTCGGCGACACGTCCGCCCTCCCTGCTCCTCTTCTCTTCGGCCGAGGGGGATGAGCGGGCTTTGCGGTGGTCGACGAGGCGTATCGGCTTGCAGTCGGGACTTCGGTGGTCGATCGGCGGATGGATGTAGAAGGGGTTTATCGACCCCTGTTCTCTCGGCATTCAGAAGCCTCGATAGAAGATTTCATGCCAGGGATAGTCTTCGTGGCCAGGCGGGAGGATGGTTTCGACCGTCTCGTCGATCACGAGTGGTATCGGACCTCCCGTCGGCCCGTAGTTCTCCCATTTGGGGCTGCTGGCCCGCGACGCATTCGCATAGGCTGCGTCCAGGTCCACGGTCAAGGTCGACCTTAACCAGTATAGCCCACAGAGGCCCAGGGCGACCACGACATATCCGGCCAGGCTTTTCAAGGTCATCGGGACTTTCATCGTCGGCCCCCTGATTAAGCGTGAGTGCAAGAAAGCTATCACTGCGGGATTCCTCCGTCAAGTCAAAAGGCCGGCACGCGACAAAGATGAGCGTCAGCGACTTTCGGCGAACGTCCTGGTCGAGCGACGGCGGTGCAGGTAGACGGGCTGGTAGACGGCCTGGCGGCACTTGTCGAGCAGGTCGATCGTGTGGTCGACGCCGTTGTTGCTGATCGTATAGGCGATCTTCTGGGCGGTCAGGCGGTCGACGATGTAGGGCCGCACGTCGAGCTGGTTCATCGTCAGGGCGAGCATCTTGTGGCCGTTGCTGACCGTCTCGCCGAGGTGGCGTCCGGCGGGAACGACGCCCGTCAGGGAATACTTGACCAGGATGTTGACCAGGTGGAGCCGGTAGTGCTTCAGGGCGGCGTTCAGGCGGATGGCGTTCTGGCCGAAGACCTGCTCGGCGTTCGGCGACTTGGGGCAGCGGAAGTTCACGGCGAACGTCCCGTCGTCCTTGACCACGTAATCTCGCATCTCAGTCCCCCTTTCGGGCCAGTTGGCGGGTGGTTTCCACTACGGTATACATAGGACGGGTCCACACTAGATGGGCGGCGGCCGTCATCAGGGCTAGGTGGGCCAGGATCAAGCCGGCCCACAGGTAGTCCATCCGTCGACATCGACGGCGATACTCGTCCTGGACGCTCTGCATGGCCTCCAGGTGCCGCCTCTCCCTCTCGTCGGCCTTCCGGAGGACTTCGTCCAGGCCGGGCAACGCCCGCTCGTAGTGCTCGATCATGTCCTCGAAGGGCTCCTCGATGCTCGGGCCGAACGACAGCGGAGAGAGCGTGTCGTGAAGGTCATGGAGGATCGCTGGAAGGTACTTCGGGTCGCGGGGGTTGTCGAATCGTTCTTCAGCCACCTGTTCGGTCATCATGTGTCGCTCCGCTCCACTTTAGTGGACGATGCTCGTTGATCTTGGGCATGGACTGGTGCGGGATGGAGACTACCCGGCCGCAACGCTCGCAGACGCCGACCAGCACGTCCGGGACCGTGACGTCCCACCCCGACGGGGTGTAGTCGCGACGCTCCATTCGGACGGGGACTGCGGCCTTGCAGTTCTCGCAGACGGCCGCCGAACGATCGCCTTCTTTGTAAGGCCTCTTGATGCTCTCGCTCATGATGGTAGTTAGACGGCGGCTTTCGCTCGCTTGCCGCCCTTGGCCTTGAGGAATCCGTGCTGGACGAGCACCTCTCGGAGAATCGCTTTGATGTTGACCTCCTGGCCTTCCAGGAGTGAGATGCGTTCTTGCACCAGGTTCTCCGCGTCCATCAGGGCAACATCGGCCTCGGTGCGGCGATCCTTGGGGATTCGATTCAGGACCGCCTCCTCGTCGTCGTGGGGGATGACGATAGCGTTGCGGTCGTATCCCTCGGCGGACACCAGGTAGTCCCTGACAACCTCCAGGTGGCCGACCTTGACCCCCTCTCGATCGACGACGTCCTGGCGTGCGGCCTTCTGGCCACAGTCCAACATGGGCCAGCCGCAGACGTTCTCTTTGATCAGCGAGAGCAGGTTATCCTCCCAGACGTGGGTCCAGGGGAGAAACCTGTAGCACATGTCGAGGAAGTCTTGTCTGCTGGGCGGTTTGTCGAAATGGAACGTGTGGCTTCGATAGTGCGAAGGTTCGTGTTCTTCGGGATATTCACAAACCTCGATGGGCTTGACACCGGCCTCGGCGGCCTCCGGATAGTAGTGGACGGTCAGAGTGAACATCTCTCGTCGGCCCATTCGTCGGTCTCCTTAATCAGCCCTTGCTTCGTTTCAGTCGATGAGCCCCACGTCTTTCAAGACGCTTCGATAGACGGCGACGAACGAGTCGATCGTGAGTTGACCCGCCAACTCATCGTCCTGCGATACCATGAGCCTCATGACCTCTTCGGCCACGAGGGCGTCCTTGACCCCGTCGCCGACCAACCAGCGGGCCTGCGGCGTCATCTTGCGGCGATAGGCGTCGGCGGCGATCTTCGTCCACTGCTTCAGTTGCTTGTCGCTGACCATCTCAGTCCTCCCGCTCGTCGTCTGCGTCGTCTGGAACGAAGTCCGCCCATTCCCCAGCCCCGTTCCAATAAGGGCTCTTGTCGTCGTCGAGGAAGATCTCGTCCAACAAGGACCATACGTCGTTCGGGCCGAGAGCTTCGACGACGCCGTTGGTGAGTTCGGCCCGAAGTTTGTCGTGTAGATCCCAGAGATCATGAAACTGCTCGACCGACGCGAACCCCGGCGGCGGGCCATACTCCTGCAAGTCTTCCTCGACTCCTTCGGGGATGTCGATCATGCGTTCCCCGAGCCGCCACGGGATCTTCGGGAAGTCTTTGATTGGGACGACGAGGGCCCGGATGTCGTCAAGAGTCATCGCCCACCTCTTAGTAAGTCTGGAGAAGGTCGTTGATGAGCCGTTCCATCTCGGCCTTGGCGGATTCCAGAGCGGCCTTCGAGTAGTCCGACTCGGTGAGGCACTCGGCGGCCTGATAGATCTCGATGGTCTTCTGGAGGTCGTCGTCCTTGGCCAGTTCTCGGAGCTTCTCGTGGATCAGGCCTACGACGGCATTGCCATAGGTCAGGGCCGCCTGGACAGAGATGGCTCGTTGAGGTTCCAGTCCCTCCCAAAGGCCATCGTCCGTCTCTTCGTAGTCTCTCATTTGGTCGAGGAGTTCGGCCGATTCCTGGAGGCTGTAGTCTCTGTCGTTATGGTTTGCATGATGATAGTCATCGAAGCCCGACAGGTCGTTCATTGGATCGACGGGGACTTCACCATAGCTTGTGATGTGCTCGATGATCTCGTCGAGATGATGCTCGATGGCCGTGGTCGCGTCGTCATGGGCGTCGTTGCGATAGTTCGACTTCGTCACTTTGTTCGTCTCCTTAATTCGGGCTAGGAAGTTGGCTTCGCAGTTACACCAAGCCATCGTCGACCTCATCGAAAGAGCACGTCGCCAGGTGGTCGATCCGATCTTCGAGCCACTTTACGACGTCCGGCAAAGTAAAGGGATCGGCGTTGAGTTCGTCGAGGAACTGTCGGTAGGCCGGCGGCTTGAGGCACGCGAGGTGGGCCCAGGCCGAGGGCGAAAGGTGGACGATGCCGTGTGGCTTCACCAAGATCCTGAAGATCTCGTAGGTGCCGTCGTCGTGCTGCTCATACTCGATCTCGAAGCCAGTGGGGCTCAGCCAGGTCTTTCTCATGGGGGCCCCTCAGTAGCAGACTCCGTTGCCGCGACAGTATTCCGACCACTTCTCAAGCACTTCGTGCCAGGCGGCTTCTTCGTCGCCGTCGGCATCCCGCAGGAACTTCGCCCAGTCTTCGTCGGACGTCTCCACCCTCTCGCAGTCGTCGACGGAGACGTATCTCGTGTGGACGTAGATTACGTCGTGATTTTCGACGATGCCGCCCAGGATGTCCTCGAAGAGTTTCTGATCCTCGTCCTCATCCTCGGGCGACAGGGTCCACATCGGCCCCAGATAGTGCATCTCGAATGACGGGGCGATCTCGCAGCAGTTGACGGTCTTGTTGCAATCGAAGATGTAGAGGTCGAAGATCTGACCGGCTTTCTTGCGGATCTCCTCGACCCAATACTCGGTGACGTCTCGCTTGTAGAGGCGGAAGTCAGGTTTCATGCGAGTTCCTCGCTTGTCTGAGACGTGCCAGAATCGCCCGACTCTTCCCGACGAAGGTGCGGCGACGTGTCCTGCGACGCTCCAGCCCTTCCCTGGTGATGTTCTCGATGGCTTCTGCGTCGTCTTCGTCGTTCAGGAGGCCTTCAGCCTTGTTGGCTTCCTCGAAGGCGTCCTCCCAGTTAGGGTCGTTGTCCCAGTCCCAGTAGTTCTTTTCGTAGTGGCCCATGAGCCCCTCAGTCGACTTCGAGATTGATCCCGAAGACTTCGTAGATCTTCTGTCGAATCGCCCCGTCGGCTTGTTTGATCGTGCTTTGGAGTTCATCCAGCCCTTTTAGAGATGCCGTCTCATAAGCGATCTCGGCTGCTCTCTGCTGGATGTTGGTCTCAAACCTTCGGTAGATATCCTCGATCGTGTCCTGAAAAGGGACTTCGACTCCGTTGACGATCAGGGAAACCTCGAAATGGGCTCCTGGTACGTGCTTCTCGATAATCTCTGGGTGCTTAGCCTTGGCGGCGACTAACGCCGCAAGAGCAAATCGACCGGCGGGCTTGTCTCGAACTTCCCTAAGCGAGATGTATTCAGGCATAAGGGGCCTCCAAAGAGTAGCAGGGGGTCACAGGGGAAGTGCCGTGACGCCCCTGGCCTTCAATCCGGTCAGGGTCGCCCACACCTTGGCGGGACGGCGTCCGGAACACCACTCCGCCAATCCTACACGCTCGATGACGGGGAGGTCTTCCAGGGCGTCTTCGTACCAGTTCAGGATTCGCTGCATGGCGATGACGTCCCATTCGGACGGGGTGCCGCCCAGGGATTCGCGGACGGCGTCGGCCTCGGCTCGAAGGGCTTCCGAGGCCCTCAGTGGATTCGCGTCGGGAATGTAGTCCAGCACCCAGACGGGCGAGGTGATCGTTCTCGTCGGCATGATGACCTCCCTGCTACTCTTTACTTCTGGGCGTCTTCCATCGCGGCCTGGTAAACAGTCTTACCAAACCGATCGATCGAATTTCGTTCCTCTAACTCCATCCTGAACCGCTTAGCCTGACACAGGGCACGAATAACGGCGTAACTGACGTCCTCGTATTCGGCCATCGCTTTCGAGTACAACGATCCGAATTTGTCACCGGGTTCTAGGTAACTGGCACTGGAGTAATCTCCGGCTATCACGATCCGGTCTCCGACCCAAGACCTGGTGACGGCATGATCGTGGATCGGCGTTTCGGTTGCCAGGAGAATGGTCAAGCCGAGCATGGTGCCGTTGCCCGAAGCACCGAACTCAAACAGTTTGAGACCATCGCCGAACTTGTGGGGGTCGAGGTACTGCTTCTTGTCAAGATTCACGACGTAGTAATACTGGCCCATGTCAACCCCTTCAGGACTTGTTGAGAGAAATCACGAACGACCAGCCCCGCCCCCTGCTCCTCTTCAGTTCTCCCACATGGCGGCGTCGTGCCAAGTTGAGTCCGGATAGGTCTTGGCGACCATCGACTTGAGAGGCTTGATGGTGAGGCGACGGACTTCGCGGGGGCGGTCATCCGGAGGACTCATCCACTCCAGGACGAACTTCCCGGCGTCGTCGGTCGACAGAGTCGCCACCGTCTGGAGGTCAGGGGTTTTGGCGTACTGAAGAACTCTCATGGGCGACTCCTGAAGATCATCTTGCGGCGATACATCTCGTCAAAGAGCTGGTCGAGGGCCGTGTACCAGCCGGGACAGACGAGCCGAAGCGTCGCCCAGTCGATGCCGTACTGGTCGCCGCCCTGGAAAGCCCGTCTCATGCGGCCGTGGGCCTTCCTGTAGATCCTTTCGAGCAGGTCGTCGGAGACGCTATCTATATAGGACAAGCACTCACTCCGTTCGTATGGAGCACGGAGGTCAGCCCTTGCCGGTGTCGATCGTCAGTTTGTCGAGATGGGGCTTGAACCGCTCGGAGGTAAGATCGGCCAAGGGGTAACAAGACAACTCCTCGTCGGCCCGCTCTTTGAATCGCGACCAGGCTTTGGCCTGAATCTCATCAGGGGTGCTGCTGAAGATGGGCATCCAGTTTCCGTCTTGGAGGGTCGACCGCCCTGTCTCATCGACGCACTGTTTCTGAACGACGAATTCGCGAGGTGTTCCGTTGGCGTCTCGTATCAGTGACAGGGTGATGCGGCGGGCCTGCATGCCATTGCCGGGGTTCACGAAAGGGCTCGTAGCCAGGAGATCTGCCATTCTGTCTTCCCCCTAGAATGTCTTAGTCGACCACGAGGACTTCGTCGCCTCTCGGCTCACCTTCGTTGACCCATCCGATGCCGACCCACTGATAGCGATTCCCATCCAGCTCGATCGTCCACGGAAGTTTGGTGCTATTGCAGAACGCCAGCCGGGCCAGTTCTTCGCGGCCGATAGTCCGACGATCGGTCACTTTTGAGATCGTCTTCTTGTGCTTGGGCATCACCCCTCCCTGCTCCACGAGCGGAGCGAGTCCTACTGAATGATGGTGGTCTTACAGCCCAGTTCATGCCTGACCGACCTGTAGCACTGGATGATCTCGGCGAACGACCATCCGAAGTGCTTGGCGATCTTCCTGACGGCTTCCTCGCGAGAGTCGGCCGAGGCGAATCCGACTTCAATCTCCCATCCCGGCTCCCCAGTCGTTGGGTTTCTCGTGTAGATCTCGAAGAAGTAGATTTCACTCTTCATTGGGGATATTCTCCAGAGTGCCGCGATGCGTCATTCGTTCACGTCGATGTTCCGCAAGGCGTTCTTCGACGACGGCTTTCTCTTCATCGGTGAGGCCCAGGAAATCTCCAGCATCCCCGAAGACGTAGCCGGCATCCTCCAGGGCTTTCTTCAAAGTCTCTTCCACTGCGTCGCTCCGCGTTAAGTCCCGGCCAAAACACCCTCGACCTTTCTGAGGATCAGCCGGTCGTAGTATTCGTTGTCCCAGCGATTCTTCCTCGCCATCCAGTAGCGAAGATCGTCCGGGGCGGGCTCATACCAACCGAGTTCATTCCGGGCGTCGTCGAAGAAGTAGACGTAGGTTTCGCCCGGGGCCTGGCCCATCCAGATGGCCCCACGTTCCTTCATTCGCTGGATGTGGCGGACGGGGACTTCAGTCAGGGCAATGGTCATGAGTCATTCTCTTCGTTGACGGCGGGAGACTTGATCTGACAGACGATGGCAATGGCTCGTTCGAGAGTGATTATCATGTCAGCCAGCCTCCTCATGGTGTGTTGGACGTGACGTTCTTCACTACTGCCCTGCGTGACTAAGGCTAATTCCTCCGTTTTTAGTTCTTCGTGCTGTTTCTCGTACTTGTGTTTCATAGTCGAGAGTTCGCAGATCGCTTCGTCGACGGTCATGGGATACTCCCTAAACTTTCAGCCTTCACCACAATCCGCTCGAACACGCTGGCGTCAGGATCTTCTAGATAGCGTTCGACAGCGTCGTCTCCGCCGTAAGCCCTTGCCCCCGCTTCGCTGTAAACAAGCACGTCGAAATGGACGTCCTTGCCGGTCAACAGTGCCAGGTCTAAAGCTCTACCGGCGGCCTGGTTGGCGTCTGAGAAGTCCGATTCACGCCCGTATGCGGACACGACGTATTCGACGTCTTTCACCGCTCATCCTCCTTCGCCGCTTCCCAGCCGTCGAACCACTCGTCCCACTCATGATTCTGTTGGTTGGGATGGAACGGATTGTCGTCGAGTTCGTCGCCGTCGTAGAAGCCGTAGTAGCCCCTCACGAAGGCGTTGTCGCACAGGGGGTGGTCTCGGCGGTAGTTGTCCATCCAGAGGCGTGTGATGCCGCTACGGCCCTCCTTGAAGGCCTCCAGGACGTAGTCGTAGCCGTGGGAAGTCAGAGGGTTGGCCAGGAATTTGCCGGCCTTGGAGCCGTCGGGTAGTTCGGTTGCTTCCAGGCAGTCGTCATGCGACCCGCAGTGCTGGGGCGTATCCGCCTCTTCGTTGTCGTAGGGGCCTTTAGGGTAGTCGTCTGAGTCGTAGGAGGCTTCGTCTTCCGGCGTGGATGGGGCCTTTCCTTCGGCCTCGATCCTTCGCTTGATGTCCTCTCCGCACGACTCGCACCACACGTCAGCCGCGTAGATGTAGAAACTCGACATGCGACCTCCGGTCGTGGGTTAGTCGTGGTTCGACTTCATTTTTCTCCGCCAGATTTGACTACGCAAACGTCTCTCTCGGACGAAGAATGGAAGCAAGGCCCAGTCGTCGACCCCGTCGGGGGTTTCGGAATCGTAAAATCGGCCCTTGTACTCCACAAAGGCGTGGTCGAATCCGTCTTCATTGGACTTCAACGACCAGAGTATGGTGTCACTTACGAGATTGGCGTCAGGAATGAGTTTGCAGATCTCCTTGGCGAACCACTCACAGTTTCCGTCGTTCGTCGCCTGGGGGTCGATGCCTTCCCGGATGATAAAATCGCGGATAACCACGCTGATCTCGGTCATTTAGTCTCTCAGGGTTAATTCGTAGACGCTCGAAAGGGCCAGGTGCTTGACGATCTCGTCCGTCGGGTTGATGTATCCGTGGCCGTGTTCTTCGATGAGTTCGGTCACAATCTCTTTGATCCGATTGACGCCCATGCCGGATTCCCAGCCGTCCTCGTACTCATCGCGAATCCAGATGAGTTGATCGGCATGGAAGATGGTAAGTCGTTTTCGGATCTCTTGGACGATGTAGAGGATCTGATGAGGTATCACCCTGACGTTCATCCAAGGCTTCAGGATGTACTGATTACGCCTCCATTCCGAGACAACGTCGGGTTTGTAACGGTCGGAAACGAAGAAGTCGAAGTGGGGCACGTCAGTCTCCCCCACCCAGTCATACCAGGCGATTAGGCAAGACCCCCGAGTCACCTTACCGTCGCCCCACTGCCATTCGTCGACCCGCTGTCCTCGGCAGTACAACTCCAGGGCTTTGATGATTCGATGCCCGCCACGACCACGCTGAGTCTCGATCAGCGACATTCCGATCATCTCATGTTCCTTTACTGTGATGGACGACATGCGGGATTCGACGTCCTCGCATCTTGCAGAGGGCGTAGAGGGCGATCAGGAGCCCCGTGGCGAGGCCCATGAGCCCGAAGGTGGCCGAGAACACGGCCAAGATCAGGTTGCCTTCCGTGCTGGAAACAGGCCCTATGAGGTGAGGGGCGATCAAAGCCCCCAGGCCGGTCCCCGTCGTCATGCCGAGGTTGTTCAGCAGGAACCTCTCTTCGTCATCCACCCCCTGCTCCTCCTAATGCCCAAGGCGTTCATCGCACGGCCACCGTTGATTGTAGGACAGCGAACTCGTCGTCATCGTGGAATGCCCGAAGAGTAGCAGGGAGGGGCCGACCTCACACCTCGGCCCCGACTCGATCACTTCCGGCGAAGGCCCAGGCCTGCGACACCGATCAGGCCGCCCGCCATCATGAGGGCCGACGTCGGTTCCGGCACGACGGGGTTGCCCCCTTGGGGAGCCGTCAAGATGAGGCTTCCCGAAAGGATGTCCGTGGTCGAGAGGCCGTAATTGAAGCTGGGGGCGTTGAAGCGGATCGAGATGTACCCGGTCGCCGCCTCCCCCGTCGCCCAGTTCCCGGCGATCTTCGTGGCCAGCATCAGGTAGTCGTCGCCCGCCTGGCGTGTCACGGTCACGCGGTCGATGAAAGCCCCCGAGAAAATGCTGTCGCCGGCCGCGTTCGCCAGGACGATGGATCCTCCGCTGTCGAAGATCCTCGCCCCCAGGGACGCGAGGAAGTCCCCGGTGGCGAAGTCGAGCGTGTAGGCCTCGGGGCCGCCGTCCACGTTGAAGTCGAGCCCGAACAAGGGTGATTCCGCCCCATCCCAGGCCAATCCGCCGTCGCTGGACCCGAGACTCAAGACGACGTCCCCGGCCCGGACCATGCCCGTGCAGAGAGCCGTCGCCACCAAGAATGCCGCAAACCTCATCATCGCCACCTCCTAGGTTTGAGAGAACCCTAAGAGCCTAGCGACGTGGACCCAGGGCCACAAGGATGTCCTCATGAATCAACGTCGGCTTCGTCGTCCTCATCCGCCAGTTCTTCGAGCTTCTGCACGACCAGGCCGAAGACCTCCTCATACTCGGTGGCCATGCCCATGAGCAGGGCGTCTAGGATTGGACGAACTTCAGATCCGTAGTCCTCGACAGCCCGGTCGACGTACCCGTACCGATCGACCCGGCTGTGTAGCCATCCCGTCCGCCGATGCGTGTAGATCTCATCGAAGTTCGACCTGGCTTCGTCCAAATCGCTCAGTTCGGCGATGTTGTCCACCACCATCTCGATGAACTCATACCTCCAGTCGTCTGGGAGCATGTCTCCGTGGGCGTGGTGGCAGACGTCCGTCATCCACTGCGGACTACCATCCTTCAGTGTGACGAATTCCTGATCGTCATTTCTCTTGCGACGCTCGAACGCCCGGCTCATCTCTTCGGCGAGACTCTTGACTGTCGACATGGCTAAGTCCTTGGTCGGCTTCGCCGACGGTAGCAGAGAGGACCTTACAGGTGGTTGATCAGCGTGCCCAGGGCTAACAATCCGCCGATCGCGGCGACCAGGATGATCAAGGCCTTGAGACAACCATCCAGGGCCGTTTCACGAACAGCCTCAACCTTAACCTTCCGGCCCTGCGGCTTGAAGTCATCATAACGGCCCGAGTGGTGGATGTCGTAGTGCCACGTCCGGTTCTTCTTGATCTTCTCGATGTCCAGGAAGACCCCGAAGTTCTCGCCGGGTCGCCCGCCCACGATGATGGCGTCCACCAAGAAACTCTGATCGGGAATACCGTCTCGATTCAGGAATTTGCGAAACTCGGCGGCCTCCTGTCTTGGGAAGTGGCCGACGTCCAAACCACAGATCATCACCTTGACCGCGTTCCTGTCGTGGGAATTGTCGTCTTCCAGGACGACTTCCGCCGTACACTTCTGACGATGGCCGCCGAACGCCCACCCGACGAGCTTGACGAAACTCTTGGTGTGGAAGGATTCGCCCACGACTTCAAAGTACACTCGCTGCTCCTGTCCTGTTCGGGCTGTTCATGAGGGCAGATCAATCTCTACGATTTCCCCCTTGAAGTAGCCGAGGTACTCGTCCAGGTATGCGTCTCGCCCGACCTTCTTATTGCTGGGCTTAGTAAAACTGTAAGTCCCCGTAAATCGGAAGAGTTTGCCGTCCTCAAGGTCAAGATTGTTGATGTACTCACACAGATGGTCGTAGTACCACGGATTGGACTCCATCCCCTCAAACTCGTCTTGAATGACTGTCCATCCTAGTCCCGAGTAGGGCGAGGTAGCAATCAGAATGAATCCCTTGTACTTCCTGCCGATCTTTGGGGCCAGATGGCCCCAGGTGTCCTGCCGGACTTCCATGAACTTGCGTTCGCCGTAAGCGTCAACCAATGGCATCGCTTATACCTCGATTGTTGGCTGGATGGTGCATCCTCGCAGCCCTCCTCGGTCGGCTTTGCCGACGGCAGCCGGGAGGGCCTTAAGGGCCGTTGATCAACACTCGTCCTTTGCCGGCGGTTGCTGATCTCGTAAGGTCATGGCCGCCAGCATACCTTCCAGTAGCGTACGGGACGACTGGTCAGCGGCCCGAACGTAGGAGGTTACTAGCTCCCCGTAGGCTTTGGCGTAGATCTCCTCGGCCGTCCCGATCAGTCCGGCGATCTTGGCCAACTCGTCAGCCAGTTCTCTCTGATAGACCCTCCGGCAGTTGTTAGACAAGAACTCCAGACATTGCTGGGCGTGCCCCAGCAGCTCTACGGCCCTCCTCGGTGAAGCCAACTCGCCAGGCGTTTCTTCGACAGTCGACATGATTCCTCCAAGGGTGTTGGGGATCGCCCTACCTGCTCCTCTTAGATGTCTTCCCACTCAGGTGCGTCGTCCGACGAGGATGAGATCGTTCTGATGGTGACGCCCTGCCCCATCTCCCCTTCAGGCGGTATGGCACCAATGGCGAAGTCCCGACACTCGCGTTCGGCCATCAATAGGGCTTTGTTGATCCGAACCAAGCCGTCCTTGGACGTCACCATTCCCGCGTTCTTGGGGTCGTTGTTTATCCTCTTCATGACCATGCGGTGGAGGGCGTGCTCGGCGACCCCTTCGACGCCCCTCATGATCATCTCGGTGTTCAGGCCGTAACGCCCCTCATCCCAATTTCGCAGGCTGTTCTCGAACTCGGCCGCGAACTCTTCATCAGGGACGGATCCCATATAGCCGTCGATAATGAAGGTGATCGTCAGTTCGCGTCTGTCGTAGTGGCGTTTGCCCATCCGTCAGCCCTTTTTCGACAGTGGAAACCCGCAGCCCACACAATCTTTGTCGGCGTGCTGAGTCAAGGAGTCGTATTCACGAGAAAACTGACCCGACTCGAAGGCCCCCGAGTAGAGGCTCATCGCATACATCCCGCAGGCCTCGCAGCAGAAAGGCCACACTTCCCCGGTGGCCTCGCCGTCTTCGTCCAGGAAGAAGACTACTGGGATCATTTCGTCCACGGCCGCCACCTCCGAAGTTCTAACTATCGTCCCTGATGATCGAAACCGTGACGTCGCCGTCTGTGTACTCCTGATCGACCATGAGGCGTTCCCTGAGTTCTTCACGACTTTCAAGGGCCGGGATGACCCCGTTGTCTTCGGCGTCGTCCAGGCAGCATTCGACGGCCTCCTCGATCGTCTCGGTCTTGGTCAGGATCCTCCGTTCGCCGTCTCGTTCCTCGATCACGATGTAGCCTAGCATGGTCGCCTTTCGGTCGGCTTCGCCGACGTAGCAGGGAGGGCTGTCTACAAACGCCGCCTAGATACTAACATCGACTTTGGCCGTCGGGTACTTCTCGCACGCCTCCAGGAGTCTTTTGAGCCACGGCAGGAAGTTCTTGTAGGTGTCCCATCCGTTTGGCGAATCGTGGCTCCGGAAGTGGTCGGGATTGGCTTCCATCGCGGCGATCCCGTCCCGCAGCGTGGAGATGAGTTGATCGGCCTGCGTGATGCCGAGTTCTTCGGGGTGCCAGAGCGGAGTGTAGAGGCCCGCTTCCTCGGCCATGCGTGTGAGGTTGTGGGTGATGTTGGCGTCGAAGACGATGGTCTCGAACCGCTCGCCGTCATCGTAGGTGCCGGAACGGATCAACGAGATGTCGAGGGACATAGGGGCTCCTTTTACTTCAAGGGGCGGGGCGAGACTCTAGGACTTCCCGGATAGAGGTTTCAGAATACCCGGACTCGATCAGGAATTGAATCTGGGACTGGAATCCGCCGTTGTTGATCTCGGACGCTTTGTGCTCGGCCCGACCGATGATCTCTTCTTGCTCGGCCTCATCGTCGGTGGAATTGAGGGCCTCTTCCACGTCCGATTGACAGGTGGTGTGAACCAGCTCGTCCAAGGCGTCCTCATCACACCCCTCGGCCCTCTTTAGAAGATGAACCACTCTCTCGTCTGACATACGATCAATCTCCAGCCAGTAGGATGATGCCCCCTGCCCTCCCTGCTACTCTCCACGCCGCAGGCGTGCTCAGTGGGTATAGGCCGGATGGTTCAGGGGACTGTCGGCGTCCATCCAGTGAGTACCACAATGGCCGCATCGCCACTCGAAGCCGCTACAGCATCCGATGTGGGCCACCATGCCCGGGGACGGCTTGTCGTCGTAGTCGTCGCAGTCATCCCAGGCGTAAGCCGAGAGTTCGCGGCACCCAGGGCAGATTTCGATGAAGCCCGAGAGGATCAGTCGGCGAACTTCGAACCCATTCCTCCGAATCAAATCACCATACTCGGACAACCAGTCGTCCGAACGCTGGCCCATAATGAGAGTCCTTAAGGCCCCACTTGAGAAGTAGTCGATACCTCACACGAAGTTGTCTGGGTGGTGGGAGCAGGAGGCCCCATGAATGGTATTGACGATCGACACATCGCCAGGGATCGTCGCCCCGCATTCGTCGCAGATAACCTCGCCATCCTCGATGTCGTCGAACACGTCCGCATCGTCTTGGAGTGGCTCATGAAAAGTCCTTAAGGCCCCATATGAAGAAGTAATGGGGCCGTAATCTCAAAGTATGAAGGGGTTAATCCCCAGGGAATGGCCGCGAAGTCCACGCGATTGTCGCATGGGGTTGGAGAATGGCCTGGGGGATGTTCGGTGACGTCTCACGCCCTACTAGATAGGACGAAGACCGTCAGGAGTGAGGGGAAAGGTGAGAGATCGCGAGAGGTTGGTATCGACGTAAGTCGTTTGCCTGTCAGGCGATTATAGAGAGGTCCTTTCTGGGGATGATAATAAAACCCAATAAACAACACAGTAACCATAGAAGGAGACAGCGAAAGGGGGCTTGAGAGGGTTGCACCTCGTCCCCCCTTCCTGCTCCACCTAGGATTTTAGGTGGTTGCCTAGGCATCTATCTCCTCTGTAGTCGCTTCCTCCAAAGTCCATGATATCCGCCGGAAGTCCATGCGTAATCTTGACTTACGAACGCTCCGCGAGTGATATCCCAGAACCCGACCTGGACGCAGGGCTTCGTGAAGCAGTAGATCCTGAGCCCATCATCGTTACGTCCCAGGATGGTGACGCCGTGCGAGATGAGGTTTTCTAGCTCGCGATCGGGGATGTAGGACACGTTCGGAGCCCTCGTTAAATGGGTTTTTGACCCTAGGGAAAACCTACGCCATCAAAACTGTACTATCGATCTAGCACACTCAGCGTAACATCATGAAATACAATGAGTTACGCCGAGATTTGTGGTTTGGAAGGGCTGGGAGTTCAGAACATTAAACTACCGAAAACAACATTAAACTACGTCCGATCAGCCTCCGACACCGATCTTGATGCCCGTTCTGGTGCTGGCACGGCGATGGTTGCGTCCCGAGGTTCCGAGACGATGCGTCCGCAGGGTTTTGCTCTTGTGGTTCTTGGTGTGACCTCCACGCCCGCCCCAGCGATCCGGCCTGACGCAGAACGGGCAGCAGACGAAGGCGTAGTACCAGCCAACCGACATCTTATCATCGCGGAGCGGGGCGTATCCGATCTTCATTTTAGTCGTCCTCGACCCTCTCTTGCTCCCAGTGTTCGGCGATCTCGCTCCAGTCCACCTTATTGTAGTCGGCCGCCCCGTCCATGTCCGGGGTGCCGTTGGGCATCAGCTCGCGGACGAACTCCTCGACGTCGTCGGCCGTGATCTCGTTGTACCGCCGACGCATCCAGCGTATCCGCTCGCGGTACATCGGCTCGTCGTTGTCGATCCAGAGGGCGACGTTCCAGGTCTCCCAGTTGGTCCAGCCGTTATACGACATGCGTCGTCACTCCTTCGGAGTGGGAGCAGGGAGGGTGATCTCGATGAAGACGGGCCAATCGTAGGTGATGACTTCGTCTTGGTACATGGAGAGGAAGGCGTTACCGATGGCTTCTTCTACGGTGCGGCCGAAGTGTCCGTCCCTGTAAGGAGGATCGTCGACCACGGCCCTCGCGTTGTATCCTCCCGGACACTCCTTGACCGTGATCTTGACGTTAGATGTGATCGCCATCTCACCCCTGCTACTCTTCAATCTTCTCCCTGATGGGAGACAGGCTTTCGTGGCTGACGCAGAACAGCTCGCCGGCCGGGTATCCATCTTCGGCGATCCTGACGTAGTAGTGCAAGTCGTCGCCGTCGACTTCGATCTCGACGCCTTCGTTGATGTCCAGGGCTTCGCGGATGTCGTCGTCGCTTAGTCCGTAGCCATAGACCGTCGTCGGGATCCCGTCGATCTCGCGGACGATCTCGGAGATGATCTCGGCGTCGAGTTCGATTTCCCCTTTGCCGTAGACGTCGTTCACGTCGTATCCGTCTTCGGCGTTCCCCCACACGTCGTAGGTGCGGACTTCCCATCGGGTCGTGATCTTCACCTTCACTCCTTCCAGTCGTGGAGAGTAGCAGGGGGTTACCTGATGGAATACCCGATTTGACGTAGTGCGTCGGAGTGGCTGAGTGTTCCTTTGGATCCTCCTATGGGGAAGTGATCTGTTTCTTGTCCTTTCTCATTGGCGGCAAAAATCAAGACTTCCGTGTCGCCACGCCTGAAGGCGGCGGAAACGACGACGTACTCATAACGAGAGCCGTCGCGTGCTTTCATCGGAGGCTTGAGTCGGTAGAGGACCGCGTCTCCCTTGTGGCAGCCGGCAGGTCTACAACCCATGACCTTGGCGATTCTCATTGTCTCTCCGCCTCATTTCATTGGTGTGTGGGAGGAGGTTTCCGTCTGGCATTTTGTAGGCGTGGGTACTCTCTTCCGTATTGATGTCCTGGAAGCGATCGGCCGGGACATCCATCGCCAGAATCCGCTTGCCGTCCAGGACATGCGTCCAGACCAGGCGGTTCTCCCAGATGTCGTACAGGACGTCGAGGATGCCCATGCACCGGCCGCGATAGTGAGCCGACATGGCCTTCCAGGGCGGGGAACTCATGATGGCCGAACGCTGTTCCAGGATCTCTTCTTGCGGCAAGCCCTCCTCGAAGGCCACCATGTAGAGGTTTCGGAGGCTGGACTTGACGCTACAGTACGCCTTGTAGTCCTTCTCCCATCGCAGTTCAGCCCGACGCTTCCTCTTCTCCTCGATTGTCATGGGCATGGTCGTTACGCTCCGGCTATCGGACAGTGGGATTGTAATGGGATCGCCCCTCCCTGCTACTCTTTGTCGATCAGATGGGGAAAGTAGACAGTCAGCGTCTCGTCCTCGTCGACGTTGAGCATATCTTCCCACCTGGGGATGAGACTGGGATCCCCCGCCGGAATGGGGGAGATCCCTCTAGCCGCGTCGCTCGCCTCACCCCCAAAGACCATGTCCACCCCGTCCCCCATCGGATGTTCTTCCCCGGTGGGGTTGTGGCGTACGGCGTAGAAGCTGGAATACTCGATCACGCTGAAAGTCTTCATGACGACTCACTCCGTTCGTCGGGAGCAGGGAGGGGTTCGAGCCAGATCTCATGGATCACGATTTGTGGCCCATCTTGGAGTTCGGCCAGGAAGATGTGCGGTTGTCGCGGGTGGTATCGGACGATGGCGTGGGCGTCCCCGGTGGGGCTGTAATTGAATCTCATCTTGAGGTATTCGAGATAGTGGGGATTGATCCTCACTCGGTCGCCGGCCTTGAACATCGCCCCTCCCTGCTCCTCTTCTCGTGGTATTCAGTGGGAGCGGGCCTGGATCATCTCCCGGACGCAGGCGGCCCGGAACAAATCTCCCATGTCGACGGACAGTTCGTGCTCCTGATAGAGTTCGTCGATGGTGGCGTCCTCCAGGAACCGGCGGATGTTGGTGCGGACCTGGAGGTGATAGGCGGTCATGAAATAGGGCACGGTCGTCTCCTAATGGGGAGGAGCAGGGAGGGGATCACTGGTAAATCGGCTTGATGATCAGGTCTCCGGTCGTCTTGGCGGTCTTGGTGGGTTGTCGTTCGGTGATGATGAAGGCCATGAGGTGATTGGGGAATGGCGTATGTCTGTAGGTGTCCGGATAGTGCGGGGGGACGTATCCCCCGGGGTTTCCGATATAGCCGGCCGGCTTGACGTCGAATGTCCGGTCTTCGCCGCGAATCGGGACGACCAGCGGCTTGACGTTCATGGTGCGGAGGGCTTCAGGCGAGGCGAACAGGTATCCTCGGCTGTAGTCGGGATCGCCCTTAGGCCCCTTCCAGACGACCGAGGCCCGAGCGTCCATCGGCGTCCCGGACGAATCGAAACCCGGACCAAGCTCGAAGACCGCCATTACGACGACGTCGTCAGGCAGGCCGTAAGTCTGGTTGTACCACACGATCGAATCTCCAATGGGGAGTAGCAGGGAGGGCCGCCCCTGAATATAGGACAGCCCCACCCCCTGCTCCGGTTTTTCAGGCTGCTTTGGCCCTGCGGACGATGGTCAGGGCTTCCCTTTCCCTTCGGTTCAGCGTCCAGTCGATCGGTCGGCCCGACACCATGACCCTGATGTCCGCGTCCATCCCCATCCTCTTGAGGGCCCGGCGGAGCCGCTTGACGTCCGCATGGTTCCGGTCGTGGTTCAGGGAGGAGTATCCGAGGGTTTCCAAATTCCATTGGTCGGATGTCGTCGTGCCGTACAGTCGTCCGCTTTCGTCTCGGGAAAGGCTTATCGTGATCATCGTCCGGCCCTCTCGTCGATCAGGTGAATTTCAAACGTCCCGACGCGGTCGCGGTCTTGAGCCGGGATCCCACCAGGCGGATCGGCTTCGCGTCCGGGTGGTCGCATGGGGGACGCGGGACGTCGAGCGAAGTGCCGAACACGGACGCCATCCTGACCAGCCGCCTTTGCACGTCTTGTCGGACCTTGTCGCGATAGTGCATGTTGGAGACTCCTAAAGAGGTTCCGAGGGGATCAGGCGAAGACCACGCCCACCCCGTCGCCTTCCCGCCAACGGATCCGCTCCACCATCTCGGACGCATCCGACGCATAGTGGAACGGCGTGGCGTTGTAGCTGCGATTCGTCCAGCGATAGAACCGGACGCCCGACCGCCTAATCTGGCGGAAATAGACCTTGCGACCGTTCCTCAAGAGCTTGACCAGGTACATGAGAGACCCTTAAACGAAATCAGCCGACGTCCCTTTCGAGAAGCCGGCCGCACCGCGTCGAATTGGCGAAACCCTATCCCGCCCGCTTGCCCTTGCCCTCCCGATAGTCGCGTTCCATCTCGGCCAGCTCGGCTTCCGTGGCGAGCCCCTTCCGCACGACGGTCAGGACGACGCGACACACGCCGCTATTGTTCTGGAACGGATTGAGCGGCCCCTTGACGTGGTCGATCCGGATGACATGCCCCCTATGGTTGAAGTGTCTCCCCCTGACTGCATTCTCACGGCCGACGAGGTCGATTTGCATGGTGGTACGCATCTCCGACGGTTTGCCCTCCCTGCTACTCTCACAACGCCCAGGACGGATGATCGGCCGCATCTTCGACGGTTCGGCATCGGGTCGACTTATGAATCGGAATCTTACGGCGGGTGAAACGCTCCCAGGCATAAACTTGATCATCGTCGTGTCCACACGGTTGTCCGACCCTGACGATCCGGCCGGACGCCACCCATTGGCCAAAGGCCCGATAGACCAGCTCCACTATCTGCCCGATCTCGGCCTCACCTACCGTCATCACGGACTTTCCCTTTCGCAAATTGAGAAGAGTAGCAGGGAGGTCAGGGGAGATCGGGGACCGCATCTCGGTTGCCGGTCAGGACGCCGTATCGCGTCCCTAGGCTGGCGTAGACGAGATCCCCGGGCTTGTCGCCAACCATCGGCTCGTATCCTCCCCGGCGTCGCCACGATGCGTAGCTCTGCATGGCGTTGATGAAACCCTCGAAATCGGCGTCATCCCCATGCAGGCCATCCATGAGGACGGACGCCCCCTCTAAACACACTTTCGGATCCAACGTCGTAACCCCCACAAGCGGATTTCCCAAGGGGAGGGACGAACGCCGCCCCTCCCTGCTACCGGCGAAGCCGACTCAATAGTCGGTGTCGGCCCGGACCCTTTCCCGGACGAGGTTCTCGGCCTTCTCGGGATCGGCCGAATCGTGGACGCGATGCCCCCATAGCACCATGACCAGGCCCGAATCGACGTGGTGGACGATCCCCTGGCATGATGGATACAGACCCCGGGCCAGGCACTCCGAATCCACCAATCGGACCACGTTTCCGACGCTCAACTTCCGACCGTACGGATCCCTTTGCATCCCACCAGACCTCCCACTAGACGGACCTTCCAAGTCAGATGGTAAGGCGGACGATCGCCCCTCCCTGCTACACGCCGAAGGCGTCAGACCTCTTGCGAGATGCGGTCTTTGCGGACGAGATTCGCGGTATTGACGCGGGACGGAATGTCGCCGTTCTTCCAATCGACGTCGGCAATGGTCATCGGGCCGACGTCCTTCAGGCTCAGGATCACGCCCCGGGCATGGGGGAGATCCCCCGAGTAGGCACCGATGGAACGCAGCCATCCGGCCGAGTAGGCGACCTGATCCCCAACCTCAAACCTACGCTTCGCCATCGTCGAAAACCCCCTAGGCAGAACACCAGACGGAATATCCCCACGCCGACCCGACGATCCGCCCCGTCCGTCAAGACTCCTCGATCAGTTCCCGGATGCAAGCCGCCCGGAAGGCGTCGCCTTTATCCAGGGAGATTTGCAACTCCCGCCGGAGTTCGTCCATCGTCGCGACCATCAGGAACGCACGAATGTCCCGACGAATGGCCTTTTCACGATCGGTCATCACAATCCCCCTTGTCTGTAGACGTACCTTCCAAGGGCCGGGATGGGACGTCCACCCAGGAACCCTCTCACACGGACGCAATGTCCCCACGCCGGAATCGAACCGGCCGGGCCGAACGTGCGGCCCTACCCGCAAGGGGACGGACGGATCATCCCTTCGGGAAGCCGCCCCCGCCGTAGGTGTGGACGAACAAGACCCAGTGCGAGCCGGGATCGTCCTCATTCTCCCGGGCCGCCAAAGCCTCGGCCTCGGCCTGCGTGTCGAAATCCGCGACGGGCCCGAATTCGTTATGCACTTGCCACATACCAACACCTCCACAAAAAACGGATCACCCCTACCACAATCCTAAACCACACCAGAACAAGAGTAGCAGGGAGGGACCATCTCCACCCCCTGCTACCCTACCGACGGACATTCCACGCGATCAGGCCGGAAGCTCGACGCCCAGCTTCGCCGCCATCAGCTTCATCAAAGCCTGCTGCTGGGCGATGGTGGCGAGAAGGGCCGCATTGGCACCGTTCCCGCCCTTGGATGCCTTCTCCGCCGAGGGAATGGGCGTACCGTCGAAATGTTCCGGCTTCAGGACGTCTTTCATCTCGCCGGTCAGGGCCGCCCAGTAGTCTTTCCCCTGTCGCGTCCGCTTGACCTTGATGGAACCGTCCTTGAAAAGACCGTACGTCTTCCCCTCATGATCGACCGTCTTCGACACCGTTTCGGCGTCGTCCTTGACGTCCGCGACCTCATGCAGAATGTCCAGGAATCGCGTGCAATTGTCGTCGCTCAGAGCCTCGATCAGCTTCCGAGCCTTCGCTCGGCCGAACGTGAAGGACTCCGGGCGGGCCGGATCGTCGTTTTCGATGATGACGACCGGAAAACCCTTGTACTCGCCCTTGCGAATGATGATGTTCGACATCGTGAAACCCCTTATGCTCGACGTTCGTGGTACTCATTCGGGCCCGTCCATCCGGGCCCATCCGCAAGGGTAGGAATCGAACCTACTAGGCTTTGGACTATGTCCGACGCCACCAAACCTGGCCTTGCGGCACTTTGTATCGTTCTGTTAAGACCAGTCTTATTGAGCCCCTATGCCACCGTGTACCTACCTAGCATCGGCCGGTTTCTAATGGCTCTGACTGGAATCCCTCATTTCGCAACGGGTGCGTCCTTGTTCGTGGCCGCCCACAATCACGCCGCACCCTGTCACGATGCGACACCCCATCGAACGCCGGGGGGACCAGGAATGGAGACCTGGATAAGCGGCGGCGGTTTGCGACCGGATGAACCCTTAGCGACGCTACGTACCCTTGCGGGCGGTTCTAATCATTCGCTGGGGATCGACACGGAATATCGTCGTCCCCCCGCTCTTACGTTCTCCCGCATCCCATCCCCTGCATAGGGTAGACGGGTCGCGGGCCGCATGTTCATACATGCTCTCACACCCATTTCTAAGGCGGGGTGCTGGTCCGACCGCCGAACGCTTGTTATCGCGTCCATCGCACGGCTTCCCCTCACTAATCGCACCGTCCCCCACCTGTCGTCGCCATGCTCCACTAGGAATGACATGGCAACTATCAAGGGTACTAGGCACGCATCGTTCGGCTTGGCTTGCGATCCTATGTTGTATGAGAGCCATCCCCTATGGGGTTAAGGCCCGTTGCGTGCCGTCCCATCCCGCACGCTGGACATTCCGCCGGCCCGTAGGCCACCCCCGGATGCCGCCGGGGCGGGATCTTTTGCGTCGGATTCTACCGACGTTCCCCGAAGGGATGACGCGGGCCGGTCTCGAAACCGGCCGGGGGCCCTATCCCTCGCGTCGCGTTCTCAGACCATGTACATGCCGCTAGGCCGGTCGTACCCGTTGGCGTCGGCGTAGGCGTTCGCCCGATCGAACGCGACTTCCCGCGTCTTGAACCGTCCGACGACGACGTCGCCGGCCTGGATCGTGAACACGTCGTCGAGCCCGAGGATCACCTTGACTTCTCGCATCGTCTCGTCTCCCTCTCGCACCCCTAGGCCGGGCCGATTCGCGAGGGTCCGTCCCCCGCGTCTCTCGTCTCGTCTCGGCCCGCCTTGCACACCTAGGCCGGGGCGAATCGGGACCGAATGCGTGCAAGCATTGTGCAAGCTTGCAGAGGCCGGAGGAGGGGGGGTTTTTATGATCGGCGGGGCGAAAAACGAGGAGGGGGGCGAACACGCACCTCGTCCCCTTAAAACCGGACCCCTCCCCAACCTTTTCGCATCAGCGTAGCCTTATGCGTCCTCGTCCCGCTCGCGTCTCCAGTCCGGCTTCGCCAGGTTCGAGAAGCCGAGCCTCGCGAGTCGGTTGCGGACGGCCCGTTCGTTGACGTCGAGGCCGATGGCGTCCCGCAGCATGTGGGAGATCTCGCGATGGGTGTGGCTCTGGGCCCAGAGCAGCAGCAGGCTATCGGCGTCGGGGTTGTCGCCCCAGGGGGTCTTGGGCACGGGCGTCTCATCCCTTTCGGTGTAATGGCGTATGTTGAGATGTCAAAGCGAGGATCCTGAGATGCCGCGACCGATTCCCGTCCTGCCCACCATCACCCGCACCATCGAAAGTGCGGAGGCCCGCCTGTCGGCCGTCGAGGACCTCAAGGTCCCGGACCCGTCGGTCGGCGAGGCCGTTGCCATCCTCTCGGGGAGATTAAAGAAGCTTAATCCGCCTAAGCCGGAAGACGATGACGCCGACATTCCTGACGAAATACGCCGCCAAGATGGCGGAGAGGGCCGGGGGCCCGGTGACGCTTGAGGAGGCGGAGCGGGAGGTCTACGCGATCATCGCGGAGGTGGCCCGTTCGATGTCCCTGACGCAGCCGTTCGGCTACCACACGCCCGACGACGTGTCCCAGATCGCGTTCGAGGAGTCGATCGACGTCCTCACGAACCGGGACAAGTACGACTTCGAGCGGCCCCTGGCCAACTTCCTCTGGATCAACGCCCGCAACCGCATCCAGAACCTCAAGCGTCGCCAGTTCCACCGCAGCGAGGCCCCCTGCAAGTGCTGCGACCCCTACAACCCGGGGCCGTCGCCCTGCAAGCGTTGGGAGTCCTGGGCCCGGAACAACCAGAGCAAGCAGCGGATCATGTGCCCGGCCAGCCTGACGAGCGACGCCAACCTCCCTGCTCCGACCCCCTCGCCCGACGAGGGGGTCCTCTTCGACGAGCTGGACTCCTACATCACGGCCCGCTTGCCGCAGGAACTCCTAACCGAATATAGGACGTTCGTCGCCGAGGGGGACATGCCCAGGGCCCGCCACGCCCACGTCAAGGCCGTCCTACGCCGCATCCTGGAGGGTTCCCCCTATGACCCGGCCCGCCAATGAGAAGGGGCCCCTCAAGCGGGGAGCCCTCAACAAGGACGAGAAGCACAAGATCGAGCTGGAGTTCCGCAAGCGGTCGCCCGAGGCCATCGCGATGGACCTCAACCGCTCGGTCGACCTGGTCCTCAAGTACATCGAGGAGATGGGGGACGCCAACCCCCACTCGCCGATCCTCCGCAACCTGCGGTCGACGACCTACTACCGGACCCTCCAGAACAAGTACACGGCCGAAGAACTGGAGATGTTCGAGGTCATCTACGTGGACCTGGCCATGCAGCTCGGGGTCGAGGACCTCAAGGCGACCGAACTCCGCCAGCTCTACGGCTACATCGACCTCGAAGTCCGCGAACACCGCCTGAGCCAGCAGGCCCGCCACCTCTTCGAGCAGATCGAGCGGGGCCAGCGGGAACTCGACGAGGCCCTGGGCCGGAAGAAGAACGCCGACGTGAACCGGAAGGTCGGCGACCTCAAGGCCGAACTCCAGGGGCTCCGGCAGCAGAACAAGCTGCTCGAAGGCCAGATGGACGCCATCGCGGTCAGCAAGCGGGCCGAGCTGAAGGCGTTGAAGGCCACCCGCGACCAGCGGATCGACAAGATCGACAACACCAAGATCAACTTCCCCGAGCTGCTCAAGAACCTCCAGAACGAGGAATACCGCCGCTCCGAGGCCGAGATGAACCAGATGGCGATCGTGTCCGCACAGAAGGAGAAGGACCGCCTCGCCAGGCCGATCAAGTATGCGGACGGGATCATCGACCGGCCGCTCCTCACCCCGGAGACGGTCCAGCGTGACGACTAACTTCACCATCATCCGCGACACGAGGGAGAAGGACGGCAAGGGCTGGAATTTCCGGGCCTCGACCGGGTGCGACGGCATGGAGACGACGGCCCTCAAGACGGGCGACTACGCCATCAGGGGGCTCGAAAACCTGGTCGTGATCGAACGCAAGGGGTCGATCGGTGAGGTCGTCACCAACGTCACCACCGACCTTCCCCGGTTCGAACGCGAACTGGTCCGGCTGGAGGCCGACGTCGCCCACCCGTTCATCCTGATCGAGGCGAACCTCGAAGACCTGGTCGGCTGGCCCCGCACGTCCGGGCTGTCGCAGCGTGTGCGATCCCGCATCAAGACGACGGGCTCCTACATCCTCAAGATCATCACCGGCCTCATGCTGAAGTATCCGCGTATCCGCTGGGTGTTCTGCGGGGCGGACGGGCAGAAGCTCGCACTCTCCATCTTCAAGAGGGCCTTCGAGGCGGCGACGCCTGCGGAGAAGGCGGTAGCAGGGGGCGAGGCCCCCGTCGGCAAGAAGTCGACGCGGAAGAAGGCGACGCCCGGGTCATGAAGAAGTTCGACGAGAGGTCGGTGACCAGGCTCATCGACCTGGAATACTTCGGCATCGAGGAGTCCGACCTGGAGGGGCGTGAGATCGCCCTCGACTGGTTCCGCGACGACGAGCCGTACGAGAAGACGCTCCTCCGGATGATGAGGGATCCGGCCAACTTCCACTTCACCTGCCGGCACCTGCTGGGGTGGAAACCCTTCCCCTACCAGGTCGTCGCCCTGGAGACGCTCTGGACCCACAAATTCCCGATGCTCCTGGGCAGTCGCGGATTCGGCAAGTCGACGATCCTCGGCGTCTTCGCCCTGCTCTATGCGATCTTCAAGCAGGGGTCGAAGGTGGTCGTGACCGGGGCCGGGTTCCGCCAGGCCAAGCTGATCATCGAGGGCGTCGAGCAGATCATCCAGAAGTCGCCCGTCTTCCAGAGCATGTTCGGCAGGCCCGGCGACATCATCAGCAAGGGGAACGACCGCTGGGTCTGCCGGGTCGGCGATTCCCGGATCACCGCACTCCCCATGGGCGACGGCTCGACCATCCGTGGCGAGCGGGCCCACCTCGTCATCGGCGACGAATTCGCGTCCATCAATCGCGACGTCTTCGAGCAGGTCGTACGCGGGTTCGGCGTCGTCATGCAGGACCCGGACCAGAACGTCCGCCGCAAGGCCAGGATCCGCGTGCTCAAGCGGCTGGGCCTGTGGTCGCCGCAGCTCGAAGAGATCGAGCAGAACTCGATGAAGGGCAATCAGCTCATCATCAGCGGGACCGCCTACTACCAGTTCAACCACTTCTACGACTACTGGAAGAAGTGGAAGCTGATCATCGAATCGCAGGGGGACGCCAAGGTCCTGCAAGACTCGGGGATCGACCCCGCCAAGACCAACTGGAAGGATTTCGCGATCATCCGGGCCCCGTGGGAGTCGCTGCCCGAGGGGTACTACGACGACGACCAGATCGAGCAGGCCCGGCACACCAACACGGCCAACAACTTCGCCATGGAGTACGACACCGTATTCCCCAGCGACACCCACGGCTTCTTCCCCCGAAGCCTCATCGAGTCCTGCACGACCAACAGCCCCATCATCCCCTTCGAATCCGACGCCCCGATCATGTTCACGGCCAGGTCGCGGGGCGACGGGGACCTCCAGTACGTCTACGGCGTCGACCCCGCCATGAACGAGGACAAGTTCGCGGTCGTCATCCTGGAGGTCCACCCGACGCATCGCCGCGTGGTCCACTGCTGGACGATCAACAAGAAGAACTACCGGGAACGCGAGAGGGCGGCCGGGGAGGAATTCGACGGGTACTTCGCCTTCTGTGCCCGCAAGATCCGCGACCTCATGAAGATCTTCCCCTGCTCCGTCATCTCCATCGACAGCCAGGGCGGCGGCGGGGCCCTGCTGGAGGCCCTCGGCGACAAGTCCAAACTCCAGGCCGGCGAACGCCCCCTGCTCCCGATCTCCCCCGGCCACCCCCTCCACAACGGCAAGAAGCACCCGGACGACGACAAGAGCGGCCTGCACATCGTCGAACTCGTCAACTTCCGCGACTCGGCCTACACCTCCGGTGCCAACAACGACCTCCGCAAGGACATGGAGGACAGGGCGATCCTGTTCCCGTTCTTCGACCAGGCCGGGGTGGCGATCGACGTCGCCAAGAACGAGCTGTTCAAGGCCTCGCGATTCGACACGTACGACGACGTCTGCCACGAGATCCTCGAACTCCAGGACGAACTCTCCACCATCCAACTGCTGCCGTCGGCCAACGGCCTGACCGAGAGGTGGGACACGCCCGAGATCAAGCTGCCGGGGGCGAAGAAAGGCCGCATGAGGAAGGACCGCTACTCCGCCCTCATCATGGCCAACTACGCGGCCCGTCGGATGCACCGGGCCCCCGAGGACGAGCCGATCCGCGTCTTCGGCGGGGCGGTGATCGAGGGCCACGACATCTTCACGAGCAAGGACGACGGCGTCGTGGTCTCCAACCCCGACTGGTGGAACTCCGACGTGCTGGCCAACCTCGACCTGTTCGGGGCCGTCTGAGGCACGACCGGCCGGTGTATCTTATTGCGTTGTGATCATATTACGATGCAATCAGGACGCCGGCCGATGAAGAAGAAGCTCGGGCCCAACCCCTACGCCGCCGACGACGCCCCGATGCTCGCCCAGGAGGCCCTCGCCGAGCTGGGGGTCGTCTCGGAGGCGAATGCGGCCCGGGTGCCCACGCCCTCGGGCCCCGGCGTGACGTTCCGGCCGATGTCGAAGTGGTTCGACGGCGGCACCCCGACGCCCTACGGCACCGACGGCCGGCGGGAGCCCTGGGACGACTCCGCGACCCGGCGACGCAACGAGAAGCTCCGCATCGTCGACGAGATCTTCGAGCACAACGGCGAGGTCTCCTTCGTCATCGACATGTTCGTGAGCTTCGTCTGCCAGGGGATCGACATCCACCACACGTCGACCTCCAAGCAGGACCGCTACCGCCACTGGTGGAACAAGGTGGGGGGCAAGCACGTCAGCGAGCGGCTCGTCAGCGAGTTCCTCCGCCACGGGTTCGGGGCCGTCGAGGTGGCCTACGGGGACCTCAAGAAGAAGGACGTGGCGGACCTCGACGCGACCGAGGCCGCCCGCCCGGCCCCCGACCTGGCCTACGTCCGCTCCCAGCCCTCGCCCAGGGGCCGCATCCCCCTCCTCTACGAGATCCAGAGCCCCTACGACGTCGAGATGATCGGCGGCGAGCTGAACCGCGTCTCGCGGCGTAAGCGGTACGGCATCCGGATGTCCGAGACGCTCCGGTCGATGATCCGGAGCCCCAACGAGTCGAACCGGGATCTCATCAAGGACCTGCCCAAGACCTGGATCGACGCGGCCGAGAGCAAGGACCCGGTCGTCCCGATGGACGCCGACCACCTGGTGGTCCTCCACTACAAGAAGGACGACTACAAGCCCTGGGCCGACCCGCTCATCTACTCGATCGTCGAAGACCTCCACATCTACCGCTGCATGAAGGCGGCCGACCTCGCCGCCCTCGAAGGGTCCATCTCCCGGCTCCGGCTCATCAAGCTCGGGATGATCTGGGACCAGCACAACAAGATCCTCCCCAGCCGCGACGACATCCAGTCGCTCCGCAACCAGCTCCTCGCCATCCGCAACGGGGCCTCCTCGGACCTCATCTGGCACCCGGCCATCTCGATCGAGGAGACCGGCAGCGACGTCGCCAACTTCCTGGGGCCCGACAAGTACCGCCAGATCATCTCGGCCATCTACGCCGGGCTCGGCATCCCCCAGACACTCGCCGGGGCGTCGAGCGAGGGCGGGATGACCAACAACGCCCTCAGCCTCAAGACCCTGATGGAGAGGCTCTCCTACGCCCGAGACCTCCTGGTCAAGTTCTGGAGGGGCGAGTTCGAGAAGCTCCGCAGGGCCTTCGGGGACCGCTACGCCGCCGAGCTGAAGTTCGACCTCATGAGCCTGGCCGACGAGGCCGCCGAGAAGAAGCTCTGGATCGACCTCTACGACCGCCACGTCATCTCCGAGGAGACGCTCCTGGGCCGGTTCGGCCAGCTCCCCCGGGTCGAGAACGCCCGGATCCGCCGCGAGGACGCCCAGCGTGCCGCCGGCACTCGGCCCGCCCGCCTCGGCGTCTTCACCGAGAACGAGACCCATCCCGACCAGATGAAGAAGGCCCTCCTCAACCAGGGCCACTTCGCCCCCTCGGAGGTCGGCGTCGAGGTCAAGCCCCGCAAGAAGGGCGAGAAGTCGCTGCTCGACCGCCAGGAGGAACTCGCCGCCAAGGCCGCCGCCGCGAAGCCCACGCCCGACTCGGGTTCGGGGAAGAAGGGAGTAGCAGGGGAGGGTCGACCCAAGGGCCGGACGGACGAGACCAAGCGGAAACGCCGCACCCCCAAGGTGAGGCAGGCCGCCGCCGGGCTGGTCGCCCTCCAGGCCAAGGCCCGCGAGGACCTGCGGGCGATCGACAGGGCCCTGACCCCCGCCTTCCTGGCCGCCGCCGGCAAGAAGAACCTCCGCCAGCTCACCTCGGCCGAGGCCTCCGCCCTCGAAGACGCCAAGTTCGCCGCCCTCATGGCCGTCCCGCCCGACGCCCGTGCGACCGCCGAATGGGCCGCGTCCGGCGAGGCCCCCTCCACCCCCCTGCTCCCGCATTCGGAATTGCTCAACTCCCTGATTGCTGATGCGTTCACCTCGCGAGGTGTAAATCCCACCATGGACGACGTCCGCGAGATGCAGGCGTCGGCCTACGCCCTCTTCCACACCGAGGACCCCACCGATGGCGATCCTGACCCTGACGGTCGACACGAAGGCTGAGACCTGCACCGCGACCGTCGACGGCCGCACGATCGAGAACTTCGAGAGTGCCCGCGTCTACAACTTCGGCGTCCAGTCCGAGCCCCGCTACACGTTCACGCTCGAAACGCTGGACATCCAGGACGACGTCTACTTCCGCACGTCGACCTCGGCATCCGACCGCTCGCCCGAGCACGCCCAGGCCTCCGAACTGGCCCCCGACCTCAAGAGCGTCAAGCGTCAGGCCGCCTCCCCCCTGGTGGAGATGCTGGCCCGGCGGTTCGCGGGGAAGGACTCCTGATGCGGACCATCCCCGTCTTCCGGGCCGAGGTCGAGGCCGGGGTCGCCGAGGCCGTCCAGGCGTCGGCTTCGGTGGCCTACCTGAGCCCCATCGTCCGGCTCCGCGACCCGGCCCCCTCGCACGTCCAGGCGGCCGAGGCGGCGGCCGGCGGCAAGGTCGAGGACGCCACCCTGATCTACTTCGAGGACGTCCTGGCCACCTCCGGGTGGAACCTGAACCGCGACGTCTTCACGGCCGAGGAACTCTGGTCGGCCCGCCACACCAGCGACCACAAGCCGATCAACATGCGGCACAAGTACGTCGAGATCGTCGGCCACGTCCTCGGCTCCCAGGCCGTCGACGCCGACTACGCCCCGATCGCCGACGACGCCGCCCTCGAAGACCTCCCCGGCCTCTTCCACGTCAAGAACCGGAGCGTCCTGTACCGCTACATCGGCGACCAGGACCGCGACGAGCTGATGGCGGCGGTCGAGCGGGAGATCGAGGAGGGCAAGTGGTTCGTCTCCATGGAGGCGTTCTTCAACGGCTTCGACTACGGCGTCTGGAGCGAGGACGACGGCAGCCGCACGATCGTCAAGCGGGACAGCACGACCGCCTTCCTCACCAAGCACCTCTGGCAGTACGGCGGCGACGGCTCCTACACCGACCCCGCCTCCGGCCGCGTCTTCAACCTCGGCCGCGTCCTCAAGGGCGTCCACTTCAAGGGCAAGGGCCTCGTCGAGAAGCCCGGCAACGCCCACTCCGTCATCTTCGCAAAAACGGAAGCATTTGATCATACCTACGCCTCTCTGGGGTATGTACATGCGACGGGGTCCGAGGAGGCCCCCCCGGACCACCAGCAGGAGACCGAACCCGTGACGGAACCCAGCACCGACGACAAGGCCGCCGAGATCGAGAAGCTCAGGGCCGAGGTCGAGGCCCTCAAGGGGGCCCAGGCCAGCCAGGCGATCGACGAACTCAAGGCCAAGGTCGCCGAACTCCAGGCGTCGCTCGACTCCGAGAAGGCCCGTGCCGAGAAGGCCGAGGCCGACCGCCTGGCCGCCAAGGCCCAGGCCGACACCTTCGAGTCGACCCTCAAGGAGCAGGGCGAGAAGCTCGCCGAGGCCGAGAAGCGGCTCGAAGAGAAGTCGACGGCCCTCGCCGGCTTCGAGGCCGAGAAGCGGAAGGCCGACCGGATCGCCTACATCCGCTCGCAGGGCGGCGGCGAGGCCCAGGCCGACAAGCTGGCCGCCGACCTCGCCGTGCTCGACGACGAGACCTTCCGGAGCACCATCGCGGCCGTCTCCCCGTCCTGGACGCCCAAGCCCGCCGCCGAGGCGAGCCGGGCCGAGGTCGAGAAGCAGGCCATCGACGAGGCCGAGATCGAGGCCGGCGGCGACGTCGCCAAGGCCTCCCAGGAGGCCCCGCCCGCCGCCGACCCGGCCGACCAGGCCAAGAAGGGCCTCATCGCCCTTTTCACCATCAATCGCTGAGACGCCCAGGAACCTAGGAGACATCGGAACATGGCACTCGCGGCCGACATCTGGATCGTGGAAGACCGGACGGGCTTCACCTGCAACACCGTCCTGGAGCGGGGCGGCGTCGTCTCGCAGACCTCCGGCGGCACCGGCGGCTATCCCGCCGACTCCGGCGTCGTGGACTACGTCGCCGACCCGGCCAACGCCGTCCCCATCGGCGTCCTCTTCCCCAACGTCACCAACTGGTCCGCCGTCAAGGGCGGGCACCCGAATCCGGAGCAGGGGGGGTTCGAACAGCACATCGGCGACAAGGTCCGGATCGTCAACCGGGGCGAGGTCGTCACCAACATGATCCCGGGCGGCGTGACCCCGACCGCCGGGGCCAAGGCCTACCTCGCGGCCAACGGGCTCATCAGCTCGACCCAGGCGAGCAACGCCCCGCAGGTCGGACGCTTCGTCACCGCCAAGAACGCGGCCGGCTACGCCCGCGTCAAGATCGAACTCTAATCCCGGAGATCTGAGACCATGAGCAAGCCGTTCGCGAACACCGACGCCTTCGCCGAGAAGGAGGCGACCGAGGCCCTGCTCCGGCAGGCCGGCTCCAAGGACGTCGAGCAGGCCATGGCCGCCCACCAGCAGGTGGCCGCCGCCATCGACATCCCCCTCCGCGAGGTCCTCCTGAACGGGGCCGTCGCCGAGGGCATCTTCTACTCGGACGAGCTGCCGATCGGCACCTCCCCCGAGTACCCGATCGACATCATCAAGCCCGGCGACGAGACCCAGTTCCTCGCCTACCACGTCCCGTCGAACGGCGACCTCCCCGAGCGTCTGGCCTTCGGCGACTTCTTCCAGATCCGGACCTTCGAGGTCGGCAACACCCAGCACTGGCCGCTCCGCATCCTCAAGACGGCCCGCTTCAACATCATGAAGCGGTACATGGAGCTGTACGAGCAGGGCTGGATCCAGAAGAACAACGACGACGCCTTCGCCGTCCTGCTGAAGGCGGCCAAGGATCGCAACCTGATCGTCTTCGACCCGGTCGCGGGCCAGGGCCAGTTCACCATCAAGCTGCTGACCAACCTCCAGCAGAAGATGAAGCGGGCCGGCGGCGGCAACTCCGCCACCCCGAATCGGTTCAAGCTCACCGACCTCTACATGAGCCCCGAGGGCCTCGCCGGCATGCGGTCCATGACCGTCGCCGAGCTGCCCGAGACGATCCGGAACCAGATCGCCGCCACCGCCAAGGGCTACATCGACACCCTCTGGGGCGTCACCTTCCACGAGCTGGAGGAGTTCGGCCCCGACGGCAAGTACCAGAAGTATTACACGGACACGCTGGGCGGGGCCCTGATCGACGACCAGGTCGCCGGCCACACGGCCCACGACGACGTCGAGCTGGTCCTGGGCCTCGACCTGACGAACCGCGAGAGCGTCTTCATCAACCCGGTCGTCAGCCCGGTCGTGACCTACCCCGAGGGCGAGGCCTACTTCCGCAAGGGGATGGGCGGCGTCTGGGGCAAGGGCGAGTGGGGCTGGGGCGTGCTGGACAACCGCAACCTCATCCTCGGCTCGTTCTAATTTCGAACCGTGGCTAAGGCTTCAAGTCTTGAATCGAGGGGGCTTCGGCCCCCTCGCTTCGTTCCCGGGCCACGCCCGGTGTAATTCACAGTGACCGATCTCTTCACCTGATCATTCAAGGGGGAATCCCATGGCTTTCCGGCTCGGCAACGGTTCGAACTCGGCCCGCAAGGCCTGCACCGACGCCCTGGTCGACGCGGTCGACGTCGGCTCGACCAACTCCAGCGGCCAGCTCAAGATCTACACCGGCACCCAGCCCGCCACGCCCGAGACCTCGGCGACCGGCACGCTGCTGGTGACCATCCCGTTCGCGAACCCCGCCTTCGGGGCCGCCGACGCCAACGCCTCCGCCGGCCTCGCGGGCGGCACGGCGATCTCGGCCACCGTCGCCGCCACCGGCACCGCCGGCTGGTTCCGCGTCGTCGACCGGGGCAACGTCGCGATCATGGACGGCACGGTGGGCACCTCGGACACCGACATGATCTTCGACAACGTCAGCTTCGTGACCGGCGGCGTCGCCACCGTCAACAGCTTCAACGTCAGCACGCCCATGTGAGCCCGGCCTTCGGCCGGGGCGATCGGACGGCGGAGGCGGGACGCGGGCGGCGACGGGCGGCCCGGCGTCTCCGGCCGGACACGGGGGACGAACCATGCCCGACCTGAACCCATTCCTGCTGACCCCGACGGCCGAGCCGCCGCCGCCGGTCCAGTTCGGATTCGACGTGATGCTCGCCGTGAGGATGATCGGGGACGGCGGGGCCGTCCTGCTGGACACGACCGACGACCCGGTCTCGGTGGTCGAACTGCTGTCCCACTGCGACGCGGCCGACCTCGCCCCCGTCATCGAGACCTGGGCCCTGCCGTGGCTCCTCAAGCAGCGGGGGGTGGGCGATGAGTGACTACTACGTCTCGGCGTCTCGCGGCAGCGACGCGACGGGGGACGGCTCCGCCGCGAGCCCCTGGAAGACGATCGGCAAGGCCGCCGGCCCGACCCCGGCCGCCACCCTCTCGGGCCCGACGACGATCTACGTCGAGCCCGGCGTCTACTACGAGGGCTTCACGCTGGGCCTCGCCCCGACCTCGACGAACACGCTCCGGATCGTCGGCGACTGCGACGGGGCCGGCTTCGCGGCCGGCGGCTACGCGACGCCGAGGGTCGGGATCGTGGAGTGGGCGGCCTGGTCGGACGACGCGAACGTCATGGCGGTCCCCTGCCTGTCGGCGACGTCCAAGGGCTTCGTGACGCTGGAGCGGATCAAGTTCATCGGCGGGATGGGCACGAGCACCTTCAAGGGCTCGTGCGTCTCCGTGGTCGGCGGGTCGGGCTGGACGGTCCGCGACTGCATCTTCCTCGCGAACGAGCGTAGCGGCAACGCCAACTCGGCCGTCTCCCTCGTCGGGGCGACGGGCGGCGGGGCGATGGACCACGTCGTCGAGCGTTGCGACCTGACCTCGGCCGCACCCTACCAGTCGTCCTGCCTCGACCTGGCGGCCTACGAGCAGGCGGCCGAGTACGACGCCAACGTCGCGGTCCGCAACTGCCGCTTCATCCCGACCTGCGGCAACCAGGGCGTCGGGGTCACCGTGAGGTCGGCCGGGGGCACGGGCGGGAAGCTGGCCCGGGGCTTCCTGGTCGAGCACTGCACGGTGTTCGGCAACGGCTTCGGGATCCGGTTCTACCCCGGCGTCGCGGGCAAGCCGCTCTCGGCCCCGAACGTGGTGCGGGGCTGCCTGATCCAGGGGGTCGGCACCGGGATCGAGGCGGGCGACTCGACGCACGTCGCCGAGGATTACAACGTCCTCAACGCGGCGACGGTGCGGACGAACGTGCCTGTCGGGGCCAATTCGGCCGCCAACGTCCGCCCGTCCCTGGACCTGGGCGACGGGAGGCTGGCCGGCGTCCCGTACCGGCCCTTCCTGGAGCCGATCGCGGGCCCGCTGGGCACCGGCCGCGTCCCCTCGGGCTTCCCGGCGGCCGACCTGACGGGCCGGGCCCGGCCCGAGGGGCTGGGGTCGACCTCGGCGGCGGCGGGGGCCCTGGAGCGGCACGACACCGGGACGCCCGACGCGACCTACGCCGACGGGGGCTCGGGCCTCTGCCTCAAGCTGACCGGCCCGGCCTCCTCCGAGGTCACGGTGCCGGTCCCCGCGACGTCGACCACCCTGTCCGTCAAGGTCCGCTGGGACGGCGACCACGGCGACGCGGCCAAGCCCCAGGCCGTCCTGCTCGCCGACGCGGCGGCGGGCGTGGCGACCGCCCAGGTCGTGACGGCCTCCTCGACCGGCGGGGCGGGCTCGACGCCCAACGCCTACGAGACCCTGACCTTCGCCCCCTTCACGCCGCCGGCCGCCGGGGTGGTCCGGCTCCGCCTGGTCTCCCGTTCGGCCACGGGGACGGGCGTCGCCTACTTCGATTCGGTCGCCGTCGGCTAAGGGGAGGAGCAGGGGATGGCGATCGTCCAGGATTTCTCACGCTGGTATCGCGGGGCCGTCGCCCCGTTCGGCGACGCGGCGGCCTTCGCCGTGCTGCCGGCACCGTCGGGGACGCCCGGCTACTCGGGCGGGGCCCAGGTCCAGGTGGCCTCGGCCCTCGCGTCGTCCGGCGGCTCGTCCGTGCCCGCCTACGCGGGGTCCGCCTCGCGATCCGTCCCCCGGTCGCTCTCGGCCTCGGGCGTCTCGGCGACCCCTCCGGGCGGCACGGCCTCCCTGGCGTCCTCCCACGCCCTCGCGGCGGCCGGCGGGTCCACGCCCCCGGCGTACTCCGGGTCCACGACCCTCGTCGTCGCCCGCTCCCTGGCCTCCTCGGGATCGAGGGGCCTCCCCGCGACCGGGTCGGCGGGCCTGGCCGTCGGGCGGGCCTTCGCGTCGGCCGGGGCCGCCACGCCCCCCGTCTTCACCGGGCACATCGACGTCGAATGCCACCCCGAGGTCATCCCCGGCTGCTTCGGCGGGGCGGGCCTGCTCGTCGAGGTCGCCTTCTCGTCCGGGGGGTCGTACACCCCGACCTTCGCCGGCACGGCCGCCCCCGAGGTCCGGCTGGCCGTCGCCTCCGAGGCCGGGCTCGCCAACCCGCCCGGCGGGACCGCCTCCCTGCTCCTCCCCGGCCGCGTCCTCGCGGCCTCCGGCTCCTCGACGGCCCCGATCTACGCCGGCACGGCCGCCGTCTCCCCGCCCCGCTCCGCCTCCTCGGGCGGCTCCTACGCCTTCACCCACCTCGCCGACGCGGCCGTCTCCGCGAGGCCCGCGATGGACGCCTCCGGGGCCCGGTCGCTCCCGGCCTCGGCCGGGGCCGAGCTGTCCGTCTCCGCCACGGCCGCCGCCTCCGGGTCCTGGTCGTCGCCCCCGTCCGGGTCCTCGACCCTCGCCGTCTCGGCCTCGATCCAGGCCTCGGGCTCGCTGTTCGGGGCCCCGGGGAACTACGCGGGCGTCCTGGTCGCCGCCCCGATCCGCCCCGTGCTCGCCGCCTCGGGCGGCAACAAGTTCGACCGATTCGTCTTCCGGGTCGTCGTCGACATGGTCCGGGGCGACGAGGTCACGCCCGCCATCGCCCTCCAGGTCGGCGACGTCGGCGTGCCCTTCCAGGCCCAGCTCCAGACGCCCGAGGGCCGCGTGATCGACGTCTCCGAGTCGACCGTCCGCACCTTCCGGTTCCAGAAGCCCGACGGCGTCCTGATCGAGCGGGAGGCCTCGCTCCTCACCGACGGCAGGGACGGGATCCTCACCTACGACTTCGCCGAGGGGGACCTCGACCTGGCCGGCACCTGGCGGTTCCAGCTCGTCGTCGGCTTCGGGGGCGACGTCAAGAGCGGCGAGATCAAGAAATTCAAGGTTTACGGCAACCTGCCGACGGGGGCGTGACATGGCCTGGGACGACGAAGCACCGATCATCGTGAGGGCCCTCCTCCAGGACAAGGGGGCCACCCTCGTCTACGCGGACGACGCCATCCTGGAGATGTTCCTGGTCGCCGGCCTGACCCTCCAGCTCAAGCGGCCCTTCGAGGTCCGCTACGCCATCAACCTCGACGCCGAGTCCATCGCCCCCGACCCGACCGCCACGCCCCGCGACGACGCCTTCCTCGTGGCCGCCGCCTACGCGGCCGTCATCGCCTTCGTGAAGGCCGAGATCCGGTCCAACGTCCGACAGGGCATCCGCATCAAGGACGGCGACAGCGAACTCGACCTCAAGCGAGACCCCGCCTCCCTGAACCTCATGCTCCAGTCCTTCGAGCGGGAGCTGGACGGCGTCCTGGACGGCGGCTCGATCCTCAACACCGGCGGCGAGGCCGTGGTCGGCACCGCCCCCCACCCCTGGCGAATCCCCATCCTCGACCGTCGCGGCGACACCTGGTGCTATTGATCATGGATAACCCCCTCTTCGTCCTCGGGCCCGACATCAAGGCGATCTTCCAGCAGGGGATCGACACGATCATCGACCAGCTCGGGACCATCTGCACGGTCGTCTCCCCCGGGCCCCTCCTCCCCTGCTCCAACTGCCTCTTCGACCCCACCAAGGGGGCGAGTTCGGGCAAGTGGAAGCCGACCGGCGTCCGCCCGTTCACCTCGGGCCCCTGCCCCGTCTGCCGGGGGTCCGGCCACGAGCAGAACGAAGTGCGGACCGACGTCAAGGTCTCGGTCCGCCGCAACGTCAAGCTCTACGCCCCGGTCGCCGACGGCAAGGTCGTCAAGGCCGCCACCGTGATCCGCGTGAAAGGGCTGGTCGCCGACGCCGCCCCCTTCCGGACCATGGAGTACGCCCTGATCGCCCCCGACGACGGCACCGGCCTGGTCGAACGCTACACCGCCTACTCCGCCCCCGAGAAGACCGGCTCGATCGTGCAGGGCCGCTACTTCATCATGTACTTGCAGAAGGCCTGAACCCTTGGGCGTCTCCCTCCGCCTCGCCAGCAGCCCCGACGAGATCCGCCGGCTGATCCTCCGCGAGGCCGCCGCCCGGCTCGCCCCCGCCTTCGACCGGGCCGCCCCCTCCATCCGGGGCCGCGTCGGGGCCCTGGCCCGCACCCTGATCGCCGCCACGCCCGAGTTCAAGTCCCTGGTCGACGGCGACCTCCGGGCCCACATGGGCCTCGCCGACCCCGAGTCGGCCCTCGCCCCCGTGCTCGACGCCGTCGCGGCGGCCGTCTTCGTCGAGGTGGAGCGGCCCAGGGCCTCGGGCGTCACGATCGCGGGCGGGATCTCCGTCGGGGTCCTCAAGTCGGGCTTCGACGACCTGATCGCCCTCTCCGGCTCCTCCTACGTCAGCCCGCCGTCCGGCAGCCGCATCCGCTGGCTCGAATGGCTCCTCAAGGCGGGCGACCGGATCGTCATCAAGAACTACGGGATCACCTTCCGACTCGACCCCGACGAGCGGCGACGTTCGCGGACCGGCGAGGCCCTGATGTTCGCCGGGGGTAAAGGATGGCGGGTGCCGCCGGAGCATTCCGGCACCGAGGACGACAACTTCCTGACGCGGGCGTTCGAGGCCCCCGACGTGGAGGACCGCCTCCTCCGCGTCTTCCGCGAAGAGATCGAGGCCCGACTGCGATGAAGCTCAAGAGGATCGCGAACTTCGACCGCCCGACCACGACCGAGCTGATCGAGGCCAACCTCCGCGACTACTTCGACTGGGGCTGCGTCCAGGCCGGCGGGTTCGTCGACGCCCCCGTCCTCGACCCCGGCCGCTCCGACCCCTACGCCGACTCCACCCTGACGGCCGTCGAGGCCCCCGGCTACGCCCCCTTCTCGGCCTGGCGGACGCGGCGGCCCAACTGGTGCCACGAGCGGAGGATGGCGGACGGCGTCGCCCCCGTCGTGCCCGACGGCGTCTACGTGGACGGCGTCTTCCACGAGACCGCCTCGACCACGGGCGTGTTCGCCCACCGCCTGGACTTCGTGCGGGGCATGGTCGTGTTCGAGAACCCCCTGCTCCCGTCCTCGATCGTCCAGGTCGCCCACTCGTGGAAGCGGGTCGGTTTCCACCGCTCGACCACGCCCTGGTTCCAGGAGGTCGTGCTCGACGGCTGGGCCTACGAGGAGGAGCAGGGAGGGTCGGGGGACTCGGCCGACGTCCTGGAGTTGAACCGCATCGCCGTCCCGGCCGTGGTCGTCGAGGTGGCCTCCTCCTCGGTGGACCGGGGCTACGAGGTCGGCGGGTCGGCCCTCTGGAAGCGTCCGATCGCCCTCCTCCACGTCCTCGCCGCCACGCCCGACGACCGCGACCGCGTCGCCGACCTGATCGTCGACCAGTTCGGGGCCTCGATCCCGATGTACGACCTCGCCGCCCGCCGCCAGGCCGACGAGTTCGAACTCGACGCCTCCGGCGGCCTCCGCCCCGGCTCGCGGACCTACCCCGAGGCCGTCGCCGACTTCCCCTCCTGGGCCTTCTGGATCTCCAAGTCCTCGTCGGTCCGCCAGCCCCCCAGGGCCTCGATCCAGATGGCGACCTGCCGGCTGACGCTGGAGGCGATCCACGCCTCGAACTGACGCATCCAAAGTTTCTCGCGTGTGGGTGTATTTAGACGTGGACCGTCGAGCGGCCCGGTCCGGGCCGTCGTCGACCGGGCGACGACACACCCCACGGAGTGCTTAGATGAACAAGCGTCTGTTTTACGCCGCCATGCAGCTCGCCTTCTCGAAGGACGGTGCGACCCAGCCGTTCATCGCGGCACACGGCGTCCAGTCGGTCGGCCTCACGACCACCTTCAACCTGGAGCCGATCTTCGAGATCGGCCAGCTCAACGTCTACGAGTACCTGGAGCAGATCCCGGAAGTCGAGATGACCTGCGAGAAGGTCCTCGACGGCTACCCGCTGCTCTACCACCTGGCCACCAACGGGGCGACGATCGGCACCCTGGTGGGCCGCCAGAACATCACGACCGAGCCGGCCATCGGCGTCTTCGACGACACCGGCCTCTCGGCGGGCGACCCGGATGCACCCAACGGCGGCGACCCCATCGCGGTGGTCCACTGCCCCCGGATGGTCCTCAACAGCTTCACCTACACGTTCAACGTCGACGGCCAGTTCACCGAGTCGATCACCCTCAGCGGCAATATCAAGCTCTGGAAGGACACCGAGGGGAGCGACACCCTCGCCACCTTCACCGGGGCGTTCACCGACGGCCTCGACAAGCCGAAGGTCAAGGTCCAGCAGCGTCAGGACCTCCTCTTCACCGACTACCCGGGCGAGACCTCGCCGTCGGGGGTCGACGAGAACGGGGCCACCAAGGCCTACACGACCGTCCTGCCGCTCGACATCTACGGCGTCTCGAACACGGGCCGCAACGTCGTCGCGGCCGACGGCACCTGGACGGTCCCGGTCCAGTCGATCACCGTCTCCTGCGACCTCAACCGCACCGACGTCAACCAGCTCGGCCGCAAGACCTACTACATCCGGTACATCAACTTCCCGGTCGAGATCCGGACCGAGATCGAGGTCCTGGCCACCAAGTGGGACGGCATCTCGGCCAGCGAGGCGGGCGGCCTGAACGGGGCCCCGGCCGGCTCCAACCTCAAGAACCAGACCATCCGGATCCAGACGGCCGAGGGCACCCGGATCGACCTCGGGAGCCGCAACAAGCTCCAGAGCGTCGCGATGTCGGGCGGCGACGCCACCTCCGGCGGCTCCAACGTCGTGAACCGCTACTCCTACGTCGGCCAGAACTACGTCCTCATCACCCACCCCGAGGACCCGTCGTTCCCGCCCGAGACCCCCTGACCCCCGCCTCGGACCGCGACGGCGGCGTATCTTCGGATGCGTCGCCGTTTTTTCATGCGAGGACATCAACGTGACCGAATTCGAGCGGGCCGCCCTGGTCTCGCGGCTCACCTCCGGGGTCACGCCCCTCAAGGTCGGCGGGGTCCGCCTCTACGCCGGCCGCCCCTCCCCGGAACACCGGACGATCGCCTTCGAGGTCCGCGACGAGGCCTACCGCCGAGCCTGCTTCGAGGGGGCCTGGACCGCCGAGGCCGCCCGCACCCACCTGGTGGACGTCCTCAAGGCCTGGTCCGACGACCTGGACGAGCGGGAGAAGACCCTCGCCGCCCACGAGGACGACCTCCTGGCCGAACTATACAAGTCGCTGGCCGAGCCGGCCAAGACCGGGGGGCTGCGACGCGGGCTCCTGGCGATCCGCGACGAGCTGGCGGGCCTGCGGGCGAGGCGGACCCTGCTCGACGCCCACACCGCCGAGACGGCCGCCCGCCTGGCGATGGTCCGCTTCCTCACGGGCTGCTCGCTCCGGCACGCCGACGGCACCCCCTACTGGCCCGACCCCGACGCCGGCTGGGAGGAGCCCGACGTCCTCCTGGAGGCCGCCATGACGCGGCTCGCCGAGTTGCAGCCCACCCAGGGCCAGATCCGCGAGGTCGCCCGCTCGCCCGAGTGGGGCCAGGTCTGGTCGCTCCGCGACGCGGCGGCGGGCCTGGTCGACGTGCCGGCCTCCGAGCTGATCGACGACCCCCTCGCCCCCCTGCTCCTCTGGACGTCCCTCTACCAGGAGGCCTCGCGTCGCCAGGACGGGCCGCCCCGGGCCGCGATCGAGGACGACGACCTGTTCGACGGCTGGCTCGTGATCGAGCGTCGGGGCCGCGAGATGGAGGACGACCCCACCGCCAGGCTCTACCGCAACATCATCGGCCGCAACCCCCGGATGAACGGGGCCCAGGAGGTCTTCGTCCTCATGGACACGGCCAGGGAGAAGGGCTACGCCGCCGAGGCCGCCTCTCTCATCGACAGGTACACGGATGAAGAAGCACGTCGCATCAAGGCGGAACGGGCGGCGTATCTTAGGTCCGACGAGGCCCGCAGGCTCCGCGAGGAGCACGGCGGCATCAACGACGTGTGCCTGCCCGACGTCAAGCGTCGGCTCCAGGCCGAATTCCTCAGCCAGAACAAGAGATGACAATGGCCAAGAAGAAGATCGCCTTCAAGACCATCGGCAGGGACCGCGACGGCGTCGAGGCCGAGGTCGAGCTGTGCGTCAAGGCCCCCAGTGCCGCCGTCCGCATCAACGCCGACCTCTACGGCAAGCGTCGCTACGCCGAGGCCGTCGAAAACAAGTGCCTCCTCATGGCCCACGTCGACGCCTACCTCCGCGAGCGTGAGATCTGGACCGACGCCGACCAGGAGGGCTTCGACGCCCTCTGCAAGGTGATCGCCGAGGGCGAGCTGAAGCTCAAGAAGGGGGGCGTCTCCAAGAAGGAGGCCCGCGACGTCGCCTTCGCCGTCCGTGCCGCCCGCCGGGCCTGCCACAACATGCTCATGGTCCGCCGCGACATCGAGAGCCGGACCGCCGAGGCGGTCGAGAACCAGGCCCGCTTCGAGTACCTGGTCGCCGGCTGCACCTTCTGGGACGGCGGCGACTGGCAGGGCTCCCCCTACTTCACGACCGACGGCCGCACCCCGTCCGTCGACCTCTACCTCGAACGGGGCGACGACGAGGACGCCCTGGCCGCCGCCGAGAAGGTCGCCGAGCTGCTCTACGGCGGGGACCGCGAGAAGACGCCCGAGGAGGCCTTCCTGCTCGAATACGGCTTCGTGGACGCCGACGGCCGCCCCGTCGACAAGCAGGGCCGCCTGGTCGACCTCGACGGCAACCGGGTCGACGACGAGGGGTATTTAATCGACGAGGAGGGGCGACGCCTCGGACGCGACGGCAGGCCCTTCGAAGAGGTCGTCTTCACGCCCTTCCTGGACGACGAGGGCGAGGACGAGGCCGACGCCGAGGCCCCTCCGGACGGGGAGGAGCAGGGGGTCGAGGGCTGACGGCGGGCGGGGCCGCAGCGGTTTCAAGAGGGCCGTGACCCGGGGTGCCGGCACGGCCCGCATCACATCGGCGGGGCGACATGGCCAAGGGCTTCCAGATCAACACGCGGCTCAACGTGGCCGGGGTCGACGGCATCGACGACGCCGTCCGCAAGATCCAGTCCCGCATCGGGGCGATCAAGGGCGGGCTCGACTTCCAGATCGACCCCTCGGCCCAGCGTCGGCTCCAGGGCCTCTCCAACCAGGTGACGGCCGTGGGCCGGTCGTCCCGGTCGGCCGCCCGCGAGATGTCCGGGCTCGGCGTCGCCGCCGGCTCGGTCTCCGTCCACGCCGACGTCGTCAACGTGGTCCAGAAGCTCGGCCGCGAGACCCGCAACGCGACCCGGGCGACCCGCGAATTGAAGTCCGAGGTCGACGCCCTCAAGAGCCAGAGCCGCCTGGCCGGCGAGGCGTTCGGCTCCACGGCCCGCCGCTACGGCACCTTCCTGGTCGTCGCCCGGGGCTTCCAGGCCGTCTCCTCGGCCATCGGCGACTCGATCTCCGAGGCCGTCAAGTTCCAGCACGAGATGGTCCGGCTCTCGCAGATCGGCGGCACGTCGGCCAGGGCCGTCGCCGACATCGGGGCCGAGGTCGGGCGACTCGCCACCACGCTGGGGGCCTCGTCCCGCGACCTCTCCCAGGTCTCCGTGACCCTCCGCCAGGCGGGCCTCTCCGCGACCGAGACCAAGACCGCCCTCGAAGCCCTCGCCAAGACCACCCTCGCCCCCACCTTCGAGTCGCTCAAGAGCACGACCGAGGGCGTGATCGCGATGCGGCAGCAGTTCGGCGTCACGGCCGACGAGATCGAGAAGCGGCTCGGGGCCATCAACACGGTGTCGGGCGAGTTCGCCGTCGAGTCCGAGGACCTCGTCACCGCCATCAAGAAGGCGGGCGGGGCCTTCAAGGCGGCGTCGGGCGACCTCGTCTCCTCGGAGCAGAGCTTCAACCAGCTCCTCGCCCTCTTCACCTCGGTCCGGAACACCACCCGCGAGTCGGCCGACGAGATCGCGACCGGCATGCGGACCATCTTCGCCCGCGTCCAGTCGAACGCGGTGGCCAACAGCCTCAAGGAGATGGGCGTCAACCTCCGGTACACCCGCGAGGAGGCCCAGGAGTTCGGCCGCGACGTCGAGGGCCGGTTCGTCGGGGCCTACGAGGCCGTCCGCCGCCTGGCCGCCGCCACCAGCAACCTCCCCACGACCGACCCGCGATTCTCCCAGATCGTCGAGCAGCTCGGCGGTTTCCGCCAGATCTCCCGCGTGATCCCCCTGCTCCAGCAGTTCGGGACCGCCCAGAAGGCCTACACGACCGCCCAGGCCGGTGCCAACTCCCTGACGGTCGACGCCGCGAAGGCCCAGGACTCGCTGATCGTCAAGACGTCCAAGCTCAAGGAAGAGTTGATGGACCTCGTCCGCACGTTCGCGGACAACAAGGGCGTCCAGGCGATGGCGACCACCTTCCTCGACGCCGCCACGGCCGCCGTCAAGCTCGCCAAGTCCATCGAGCCCCTGGTCCCGCTCATCGCCGTGATCGGCTCCGCCAGGGCCCTCGGGGCCGCCAAGCAGTTCGGCATCGGGGCGATCGACAAGTTCCGCGACCTCGGGGCCCCGGCGACGAAGTACCCGAAGGAGGTCCGGCGACGCGACGGCGGCGTCATCCCCGGCCACGGCAGCGGCGACAAGGTCCCCCTCTGGGCCGAGCCCGGCGAGTTCGTCCTCCGCAAGTCGGCCGCCCGCAGGATCGGCTACGCCGCCCTCCAGGAGTGGAACGCCGGCAAGTACCAGCAGGGGGGCAGCGTCCGCAAGAAGCCCAGGGGCCACAGCCTGCCGATCCTCACCGAGCCCGGCGAATTCTACTTCGACCGCCGCGAGGTCGACCGCATCGGCCGCTCCCGCCTGGAGTACGCCAACCGCACGGGGCGGCTCCCCGAGGACGTCCTCGTCAAGATGGAGGAGGCCGACCCCCGCAACAAGCTCGCCCGGAAGCTGGCCGAGATCGGCGGCATGGGGGCGACCGTCGTCGGCCGCTACGCCAAGGGCGGGATCGTCCAGACCCCGTCGGCCCGGACCCTCGACTTCGAGCGGATCAAGCGGCTCCGCAGCATCGTGATCCCGACGCCCGCCGACGACGGCGAGGGGGGCGTGGCCGGGAAGAAGCGGACCATGCAGGTCGACGGCGTCAGCCGCGTCCGCCGCCGGTTCGAGATCGACCCCGTCACCCGCCGGCCCACGGCCAGGGCCCGGTTCTACGCCAAGTCCCGCCAGATCCGCTACTCGGCCTCCAACATCGGCATGCCCGTCCCCGGCCACGTCCTCGGCGTCATCGGCCGGGGCGACGTGAAGCCGACCCCCGAGCAGCTCAAGAAGGTACTGGGATTCGCCAAGGGCGGGTCGATCAGCAAGGAGGAACTGGAGCGGCGGCTCAAACTCCTCAACGAGAAACTCCCGCCCGAACTCCAGTCGTATGCCGAGCAACTCGCCCCTTTCTACGACACGGGCCGCAACACCCTCGCCAAGGGCAGGGGCAGCAAGTCCGTCCAATTCCGGGGCGTCATCAACGCCATCATCGGTTCGTCGCTCGGCGGATCCGCAGCGGGGCGTACGGGCACCCTGATCCAGCACATCGCCGACTCCGTCTCGGACATCTCGGACCCCCAGGATCTCACCGCCAGCCGCATCGAGATGATGGGGCGTTCCAATCGCAACCAGTTCATGACGAAGGGCGGTCGCCAGGCCGGGCTGATCGACGCCTTCGACTTCGGCGAGCTGGAAAGGATGATCGCCGAGGAGGCGGCGGCGGCCGTCTACGAAGCCCGCCACAAGCAGCTCGCCGACGTCAAGCGAGACCTGTCGGACGAGGAAGGGGGGTCGTGGCGTCGTCGTCGCAGCGGGGCGAAGAACTCGTTCCAGGCCTCCAACCCCCGCGTGACCACGGCCGCCCAGGCCCGTGCGGAACGAGACGCCCTCGGGTTCACCGGCTTCAACGAGATGGTCGCCGCCCAGAGGGCCCGTCGCGAGGCCGAATCCCTCGTGCCCCCGGACCCGCGTCGCGTCGACGAGAGGGCCCGTCGCGGGCCGGCGTACCGCATCGGCGAGCAGGCGAACCAGGCCTCCGTCCGATCCGGGCTGGCGGGACGGGGACGCCTGCGGGGCCGGACGTCCGCGAGCGGAGGAGCAGGGATGGGGCCGTCTTCATCCCCTGCTCCCGCCTCCGCAGGAGGCGAACTGGCCCTCTATCGGCCGGGCGGGCGTGACCTGGTGCGGACTCCTCGCGGGCTGGCGACTTCCGGTGGCCGCGACCTGGCTTCGCGTGAGTTCCAGAAGACGGTCGAGCAGTTCGGCCGACACGTCGCGAAGTATGGACAATTCGGGGTCGAACTTTTCGACGGCCTGGAAGATGTCATCGACGTCGACTATCGCGTCGTCCGCCCCGCCGCCGCCCTGCCATCGCCGGGCATCCCGCTCGCCGACCGGGCCGACGCCTCGGTCGTCTTCGACGTCCCCGCGAATCGTGCGTCCGCCGGCTTCAAGCGGGTCGAGACGCCTCGCGGCACCACCTACGTCGCCGACGCCGACGGGTCCACGATCCCGCTGGCCTCGCAGGCGAGGATGGCGTCGCACCAGTTCTCGCCGTCGTCGCCCCCTCCCAAGCCGCCCGCGAAGCCGCCGATCCCCTTCGCCGGCCCCAAATCCCAGGGCATCGTGCCGCCGCGATTCGTCGACAGGCCCATCCCGGAGACCTACGCCCTCCTCGGCGAGGACCCGGCCGACTCGTACGCCCAGGGCGTGCGGACGAACCGGGCCCGGCTGATCGCGGGCATGGCCGTCGGGTCGCCGATGGACGCCGCACGCTACCAGGATCGTAACGCCGGCCGCATCCGCGAGGCCCTGGCCGACCGCTACTACCGAGCCCTCAAACCCCGGGTCGGCGTCGACATGTCCGACGAGGACGCCCGCAGTTATGCGGAGAGGGCCGTGGCCCGCCGCGAGCGGCGGGGCGGCATCTCCGGGGTCAACGACGCCCTCGTCAACTTCCTCTCGGCCGATCTCCGCCGCTCCGGCGTCGACGGCGGACGCTACGAAGAGGTCCTCGGCCGCCGCTACTCCCGGCTAACCGACATGGGCGGGGAGCGGCTCGGCCTGGAGAAGTACCATCGCGACCGCCTCCGGGCGTCCCGACCCGACGCGAATCCCGAGCGGATCGCACGGATCGCCCGCCGCCTGGCCGACCGCAACATCCGGCACGACGCCTACGTGTCCCGCGAAGGCGACGACGTCTACCACGTCGGCCGCAACCAGAAGAGGTCCGGCGGTGCGTCGAACGCCGCCGTGGGACGCCGCTGGACGGGCCTCCTGTACGAGCGGGCCGCCTCGCGACTCGCGGGCGAGGCCGGGGTCGACGGGTCCATGCCGAGCCTCTGGGCCGACCCGAACTACTCGCCGACCACGCCTCCGGCCCCGGCGAAGGGCGGCCGTTTCGGGCGTCTCGGCCGTGCGGGACGCGGCGTCGGTCGCCTGGCCCGGAAGGGGATCGGCCGGATCGGCCGCCGTGGCGGCCTGGGGCTGGGGGCTTCCGGGATCGCCGCCGCCGCCCTCTACGCGGACTACTTCGACCGCCAGGGCGGTGGCGACTACGACAGCGTCGAGGGGCTGGAGCGGAACCGGGGGTCGCGGACGACTCGCGGGGCCCTCACCTTCGGGGCCCTCGGCTTCCAGGCCGGGACGATGGCCGGCGGCCCCGTGGTCGGCGTCCTCGCGGGCCTGGCCGGGACGCTCTACGGCTTCGCGAACACCACCCGCGAGATCGACAAGGAGATCGCCGGGGTCAAGATCGGCGACTCGCTGGGCCGGCTTTCGAAGGCCATGGACGACGTGGCCGAGGGCCGCCGCTCGGTCGACGGCGTGGTGGGCGAGATCAACGCCCGGAGCAGGGAGGTCGGGAGGCTCTCCGCCGCCTCCGCCGTCGGGGCCGGGGACAACGCGGCCGACTCGATCTACAACGCCCTCGCCGACGTCCCGGTCCTGGGCCGCGTCGTCCAGTCGATCGACTCGGCGTCCTACGGGGGCCTGAGCTTCCTGGGCACGTCCGCCCTGGACAAGGAGAAGGCCGAGGCCGAGGCCCGGCTGACGAAGGAGAGGGAGACCCTCAACCCCCTGCTCCCGCAGATCCGCCAGACCTTCCAGGAGTCGCTGTCCCGGAACGTCAAGCTCGACCCCAGCCTGTACCGGCTCACGCCCGGCGTGGACCCCGAGGAGCAGCGTCGGCGTCGGCGTTCGCTCATCCTGGGCGGGGGCGGCGGCGAGCTGATCCGGACGATCGCCCGGGTCCAGAAATCCTCGTTCGACGACGTCCTCCGGGACTTCGACCGCGACTTCGTCCAGGCGATGCGGAACCGACAGGCGGAGCAGGGGGCGAGGTTCCTGGAGAGCGACGGCGACCTCCAGCTCCGCCGCTTCGAGCGGCTCGGAGACGCCCTGGACGCGGCCACGTCCTCGCTGAAGGGCCTGCGTGAGGAGGCCGACGCCATCGAGTCTCTGGCCACCGGGCGGGCCTCCTCGACCTCGATCTCCGGCATCTCCGACCGCGTCGACCTGATCGGCGGGCTCGACCCCTCGGCCGTCCGCGACACCACCCGGTTCGCCCGGGGTTCGCTCGGGTCCGTCGGGTCGGGCATCGTCGGCCGGTTCGGCGGCATGATCGAGGAGATGGACCAGGTCCGTCGCGAGCTGACGGGCCGGCTGGTCGACGCGGCGTCCGGTGGCGGCACGGGCGAGGGCGAGATCATCGGGACGCTCTCGAAGGCGTTCGAGGGCTTCTCGCCCGAGACCCAGAAGCGGCTCAACAGCAAGCTCGACACGATGGACCCGAAGACGGTCCTCCAGGAGTTGACGGCGAACCCGGAGAAGCTCGCCCAGCAGATCGGCGACAACGTCTTCAAGGAGACCGAGCAGGTCTGGAAGTCGGTCGTCAAGGGGCTGGAGGGGGCCTTCGCCGACTACGCGGGCGGCCGGAACCGGGGCCGCACCCTGCGGGGCCTGGCCGACGACACGTCCGACCGCCGCCAGGACCTCCTGCTCCAGGGCCGCGAACTCGCCGTCGAGAACCTCCGGAACCTGACGGGCCGCAACTTCCGCGTCGGCGTCGAGGACCGCCTCTCGCCCGTCAACGCCGTCCAGGCCCGGCTCGCGGGGGACATCGCCTTCGACCCCGAGGCCATCGGCCGCCGCCTGGAGCAGATCAGCCGCGAGACGCTGGAGCAGCAGCGGATCGTCCAGGACCCCGGGACCGCCCGCGACGCCCGCAAGGCCGCCCAGGACGCCTTCGGCCGCCTGACCGACGAGTCGGCCGACCTGGTCAAGGCCCTCGAACGCCTCTCCGACTCCTCGTCCCGGCTCTCCGCCATCCAGGCCGAGGCCGCCGAGGTCGAGAAGGTCCGCGACAGCCGGCTGGGCCTCACCGAGAGGCTCCTCACGGCCGACCCCCGGGCCCGCATGGACTTCGAACGGGGCCTCTACGGGGCCCGGGTCGCCGGCTCCCAGGGCAGCTTCGCCGGGTTCGGCCCCGAGGAGATCAAGCTTACGCTCGACGCCCTGCGGGCCTTCGGCGACGCGAACATCATGGAGGGGCCCCTCAAGGGCTTCACGGGCAAGGGGGCGGCCGACCGCCTGATCGCCCGGTCGGGCGGGCTCGTCGGCGTCGACAACGCCTCGCCGGTCGCCGAACTCGCCACGCTGCAACGCGGGATGATGCAGGTCCAGGCCGACGCCCTCAAGGCGAACGAGGCCCTCGGCAAGTTCCAGAAGGACCGGGCCGACGAGTTCTTCGCCAACCTCGACAAGGGCTTCGAGAAGTTCTTCCGGGAGGCCGACACGCGGCTGGCCAGGGCCGACGTCGACGACGTGACCAAGCGGGTCCAGGCGGGCCGGGCCGAACTCGCCCGCCGCACCGACGTGCTCCAGAGGGCGTCCGGGGTCGCCGGGGCGTTCGCGGCCTCTCCCGACGACGACGGCCTGATGCGGGCCCGCCGCCTCGCCGCCAACGCCGACCTCCCCAAGCTGGCCGACGCCCTCTCCAGCCAGCGTCGCCTCGACGCGGCCGTCCAGCGTCCCTGGAAGCTCGACGGGCTCGAACTCGGGCTCGGCGACGCGGGGGACCTCCGGACCAACGCCGGCCGCCAGAAGTTCCTGGACGCCTACAAGGAGCGGGTCGATCGCGGCCGGGGCGGGGTCGCGGCCCGGACCGGACTGCCCCAGGACGTGGTCGACGACGCCTTCACGCGATACTACGCGAAAGTCCGCCAGGAGGCAGGCTCCGGAGACCTCTCGGGATTCCAGACGAAAACGACCTTCAACCAGGTGCTCGCAAAGGCGGCCGAGGACGCCCAGATCCGGACGAACGGCGAGGTGGGCGGACTGACGGTCCGGATCGCCGAGGACGTCTACGGCTCCTACAACCAGGCCAACGGCGACCGGGTCGGCTACGGGGCCCTCAATCGCGGCCTGCTCGAAGACCGCCTGGGGGGCCTGGGCGGGGTCCGGAGCGTGAACGACGCCTCGGCCGCCGTGATCCTCCAGCAGCGGGACCTCACGAAGGCGAACGAGGACCTCAAGCAGGCCGTCGAGACCCTCAACAAGACCCTCGAACAAACCTCCCCTGCTCCTCCGGCCCAGTACCGGGCCGTCGGCGGGCCGATCTTCCGCCGTCGCGGCACCGACACCGTGCCGGCGATGCTCACGCCGAAGGAACACGTCATCAACGCCCGGTCGGCCGAGGCGAATCGCCCCCTCCTTAACTTCATCAATACCAAGACGGGCCCGATCACCCCCAACGATCTCGCCCGAATGTACGGGATCAAAGATGATCGGCCTATAGGCCCGAGCAAGTCTTTCCTGGACGGGCTCCGGAAGAGGACGGGGAAGGACATCGTCGGCCCTCCGAACCTCGGCCGCAGGCGTCGCCGCCGCTACGCCCGCCAGCCCTGGTCGACGGGGTGGAACGACCTGATGTGGGGAGGGCCGTTCGCCCCCCAGGCCGCGAGCTTCGACCCGCAGTTCTTCACGGGCCTGATGTGGGGGATGATCCCCGGCTTCTCGTCCGGCGGCGTGGTCCCGGGCGTCTCCTACCTCGCGGGCGGCGGCGTGGTCCCGACCCGCCCGGCGGGGGGCGGGGGCGTCGTCCCGGTCGGCGGCGACTTCCGCGACCGTCGGCTGGAGCAGATGTTCCCCCCGACGCAGTACCGTGCGGCGGGCGGCGTGATCCTCTCGCGGCCCCCGGCCGGCGGGATCGTCCCGGTGGTCGACTCCGACGGCGGCCCGGCCTCGTTCGCGTCGCCGCCCCGGGCGTCGGCCTCCTCCGCCCCGGCCCCGGACCTCCGGGCCTTCGCCTCCTCGGCCGCCTCGGTCGCGTCGAGCATGGAGCTGTTCGCCAAGCACGCCACGGCCTTCTCCGACGGGGCCGCCCGCCTCGCCGACGTGCTGGCCTCCAACCCGATCCCGAGCCAGATCAACGTCCAGACGAACCACCGGGTGGAGGTCCTGATCAACGGGGCCCAGCTCATCGCGGCGATCAAGGCGGACACGGCCGAGGTCGTCGCGGCCGAGGTCCTCGGGCGGCTCCAGTCCGAGATCACCCGCCATCTCCGCGACATGCCGATGCGATGAGGTAGACCTTGCCCACGCCCAAGTACGCCCGCCAATTCGACGTCTCCAGCCCCGAGTTCTACAAGACCGGGTCGTGGACCAACCCGACCCTCGACATGTCGGGGTACGCCTACTTCGGCCCCAACCAGTGGTACGCGAACGGGGCGGGGTCGGGCTCCAATTTCGCGAGCTGGACGCTCACCGACGCCCCCGTCGGGGTGCCCCTCAAGGTCTATCTGACCTGGAATTCGCGTGCCCCGGAGACCCTGGGCGACGGCACGGCCTCGACCGGCACCTACGTCAACGTCGACCCCGGGGACGGCGTCGGCTTCGGCTCGAACGTGAACCAGGCCCGCGTCCCGGTCCCGACGGCCGGCTATCCCGCCTACTACGACCACGTCGCGTCCGGGGTCGGCTGGAAGCTGATCCAGACGGTGTCGTCGGCCGACGGCTGGCTTACGGTCTCGGTCTCGGACTTCGGGGCGACCGGCAAGATCTGGGTGGACGGCCTCCGCGTCGTCGACGCGACCCTCGACCAGCCCTGCAAGACCCCGGCCCCGTTCGAGGACGACTTCCAGGACGGCGTCGCGTCGACCTCGTGGCAGGCCTTCGGAGGGACGTGGGGCGAGTCGGGGGGGATCTATCGCCAGACCGCCACGGGGTCGTCGTCGCGGAAGGCACGCCAGTATTACCAGGAATGGTCGAGGACGCACTGCGAGGTCCTGGCCAAGGTCCGCGTCGACTCCTGGACGGATTCCAACGCGAATTCGCGGGCCGGCGTCGCCCTCAACGTCAACGGCTCGGGGCAGGGATACGCCCTGACCTTCGACGGCCGGAGTGCGTCCCGGGACGCGATCGCCCTGGTCGACGACGCCTGGGGCTGGACCGCCGCCGCCCCCTTCGCCTGGTCGACCGCCACCTGGTACTGGTTCCGCCTGCGTCGCTCGGGCGGGCTGCTGCAAGGCCGCGTCTGGGCCGTCGGCGACGCGGAACCTTCGACGTGGGCCTGCGAGACGACGATCGGGTCGCCCTTCCTCGACCGCACCGACGGCTACCCAGCCCTCGTCGGCAACGCCCCCTCGTCGTTCGACGACGTCGCCATGTCGCAGTTCGACGGCGTGACGGCCTGCTCGGGCGTCCTGACGACCCAGAAGTCGCTGTCCGCGTCGGGGTCCGTGAGCATGGCCCCGAAGACGGGCACGGCCTCGCCCTCCCGCTCGAAGTCGACCCTCTCCGCGTCGGCGTCGTACTCGGGCCCGAAGTCCGGGTCCGCGACCAACTCCAAGCACCCCCTGCTCCAGTCCGGGGGGACGTTCGCCCCCAGCCGGCAAGGCGGCCTGACCCGCACCATCGGCCATCCCGCGATGGGAGGAGCAGGGAGTTGGGCGTCCCTCACCTCGGCCGGCACGCTGGCGAAGTCCCGCCACCCCGAGGTCGCGGCCTCCGGCACGAGGACGGCCCCCGTCTATTCGGGGGACCTCGACCGGGCGACGTCCCCCAAGGCCCTGGCGGGGGCGGCCCAGAACGACAACTACATGCGGCACGGGTCGGCCTCCCCCAAGGCGAAGAAGGCCCTGGCCGGCGTCGGCACCTACAAGTACACGCTCCAGACCACCGGCGTCGATCTCTCGCACTCGCCCGAGGTCCAGGCGTTCGGAACCGGCTTCATGCCCGCCTGGGCCCCCGTCTCGATCGTCGGGTCGGAGGGCTGGAACGACGTCGGGTCGATCGCCCTGGCCGTCTCCGGGCACGAGCCCGAGGAGGCGTCGATCCCCCTGGCCCTGCCGGCCGTCGCCTCGACCGCGAACGCGGCCTCGATCCCCCTGGTCGTCACGTCGGTGGGCGGCCTCTCCGCGTCCCTCGGCGTCGCCCTCAAGGGGGCCTCGTGGGAGTCCCTGTCGCACGCGGTGCCGCTCTGGACGTTCGGCGACGGGGCCGATTCCGCCTTCCGCCAGGTCCCGCTCTCGATCCGGGGCTCCCGGGCCCGCTCGTCGGCCGCCCTCGGCCTGGCGATCTTCGGCGTGGACGAGGGGGAGTCGCGGGCCGCCCTGAACCTCGCGATCGTCGGCGGGGGCACCCCCTGCTCCTCCTCCCTGCCGGTCTTCATCGCGTCGAGGCCCCCGGTCGGCCGGTCGCTCCCCATCTTCCTGGCGGCCCCTCCCGGCACCCCCGGGGCGATCCCCGTGGGACAGGCCCTCAACCTGTACTGCGAGTGGGGGCTCCAGGCCGTCGTGCCGCTCGTCTGCGGCGGCTTCGTCGCCGACGGCTCGGTCCCGCTGGCGATCCTCGGCTCGCAACCCCTGGAGTCCTCGGTCGACCTCCGGATCGTCGGCGAGGGCGGCGTAAGTTATGGCACGGCCGACCTCTGCCTGCCGCTGGTCGCGGACCTGACGGCCGCCGACGCCTCGCTCGACCTCGCCCTGCCCGGGGTCCTGGCCGCCCTCTCGGCCCGCACCAACCTCTTCATCAACGGCTGGAGGCCCTCCTGACATGCCGGTCTTCTACGGCGACTTCGAACTCAGGCCCGTCCAGGGCGTGGCCCTCACCCACGAGCCCCGCTACGCCGGGGACGGGCGGCGGATCGCCCGGACCGTGGTCGCCACCGCCAGCGGCACCATCGTCGCCGAGAACCCGGACGGCGTCTTCACCCCCGTCGACCTCGACTCCCGCCTGACGGTCATCCTGCAACGCCAGAAGGAGATCCGCGAGGCCCTCTCCCGCGACGGCGAGACCTTCCAGATCCAGGGCTGGGACGGCGGCGTCCCGGTCCGGTGGCCCGCCCGCGTCCGCGACGTCCAGTTCGCCGAGGGGGACTGGGTCAACGGCTGCCCCTACACGATCGTCTTCGAGGGCCCGGCCGTGGCCGGCGAGGAGGAGGACGCCCCCTTCGTCGAGAGCTTCTCGGAGTCCTGGCAGTTCGAGGAGGACGAGCAGACCTGGACGACCCGGGCCTCGCACTCGATCCAGGCCAAGGGCGTCACCGAGTACGACGGCGTGGGCGGGGTCGCCAAGCACGCCTGGCAGCACGCCCGGGACTTCGCCAGGAATCAGCTCGGCCTGGGCTGGACGACGGTGGGCGACGCCTCCTGGTCCCCGCAGTCGGGCCAGGTCGTAGCAGGGGGGTCGGCGGCCGTCCTCTCGGGCACCTCGGCCTGGAACCCGGTCCGGTCGGACTCGGTGGACGAGATCGAGGGGACGTATTCGGCCTCCGAATCCTTCGTCCTGAGCGACCAGCCCTGGTGGGAGGAGTACCAGGTCGTCTCGCGGGCCTCCGACGCCGAGCCGGCCGCCATCGTCACCGCCACCGTCTCGGGCGTGATCCACGGCCTCTTCGCGAACCCCGGCGACTTCCAGGCCAAGGCCGGCAACGCCCAGGCCGGATGGGACGCGATCAAGTCGCAGCTCCTCGCCAGGGCCCAGGCGACCGTGGCCGGGGCGACCCTGTCGGCCCCCAGCGTGAAGGAGCGGACCGTCGACCCCAAGGGGGGCACGATCAGCTACTCGGTCGAGTTCTCCAACCGGGCGATCGTCGACCAGACCTGGGAAGTCTGGGACGTCACCCCCCGCACCGCCCACGACGACTACAAGACGGCCGTCACGGTCGCGGGCGTCGTCCACGGCGTCACCAACCTCGACGAGGAGGTCGACCCGGCGATCCGGCTGACGCGGGCCAAGCTCCGCTGGGAGGCCGTCAAGGGCCTGGTCTACGCGAGGGCCGTCCAGGGCTCGGGCGTGAACGACCTCAAACTCTTCCCCGTCGGGGCCCAGACGTCGTCGAACGCCGAGGACGGATCGCTCTCGTACCAGTACGAGTTCGACAACCGCGAGCACGAGGGGGTCGACCACACCTTCACGGTCTCCAAGCGGACCTCCATCGAGGACGGGATCACCTCCATCTCGGTCGACGGGACGATCAAGGGGCTCCGCACCGCGTCGCCCACGGCCCCCTTCGCGGCGGCCGACCGCGAGGAACGCTACCGCAACGCCAAGGCGTACTGGGCCGGCGTCCAGCCCAACCTCCTGGGCGTCGCCGCCCTCTACGTCGCCTCGGCCGGAGTCAACCCGAAGCCCCGCACGGCCGTCGACTCGCACGCCCCGTCCGACGGCGTCGTCACCTACCAGGCCGAGTTCACCACCCAGCCCGACCCGACCGTCCCCGGGGCCCTCTCCGAGATGATCACCGTGGCCGACACCCGGGCCGTCCCCGTGGTGGTCCAGCAGGCGATCCCCGGACGGGCCGACGGCCCCATCCTCCAGGACCTCAACACCGTGACCGCCAAGGAACGCGAGGTCTCCCTGGAGGCCGTCTTCCCCGCCGGCACGACGACGGCCCCCTCCGTCTCGCTCGACGCCTGGGCACCCGCCGGGGACGTCGTCAAGAAGTCGCGTGACGTCGCCACCTGGTCGCCCACGACCCGCCGCCTGGTCCAAACCACCTCCTGGATCTACGTATGAGCATCCTGTCCAGCTTCACGTCGCCGATCAAGTTCCTCGGGGCCTCGGTCCGGTCGGCGACCCACGCGGGGGGCAACGGCGGATCCCACCTGACCCTGACGGTCGACCTCGTCGAGGACCCGAAGGCCGGCGACCACTTCTCGCCGCCGCCGGTGTGGCACCCCGTCACGTTCGAGGCCGGGGCGATGAAGTTCCGGGGGATCCTCCAGAACCACCTCCGGCAGGACGACTTCCAGGGCTACCCGGCCTACCGCGTCGTCGTCGCCGACCCCGCCCAGATCCTCGAAGGCGTGGCCGTCATCACCGCCGACGTCGCCGACCCCGTCGACACCCCCAACGTCCTCAACGTCTACGGCTACTGGGAGGACCGGCTGAACTTCGGCGGCTCGCTGGCCAACGACCTGGGCATGCTCTGGGACGGACGCTGGCCCGACCTGGGCCTGACGCCCGACGACGTCGTGGTCGAGGACCCCCTCCCCCTGGGCCTCAAGCCCGGCCTGGAGATCCTCGCCAACCAGGACTCGCCCTTCTCGGGCGGGATCAATTTCCGGGGGCGTCGCTACGGGCTCGACCTCTCGGGCCTCCCCCGGGTGCCGGAGCCGTTCCGCCTGGGGGGCGGGGCCCCGGTGATCGGCCTCATGCAGCTCGTCGCCGACCTCTGCGACGCCGCCGGGGCCGACGTCCAGATCATCCTGGGCGACGACGACGTCATCCGGTTCCAGAGCCTCTCCCGCAACCGCCCCATGGCCCCGGGCGTCCTGGCCCACTGGGCGGGCATGCAGCCCGACGTCCAGTCGAAGTCGATCGGCGTCGAGCTGGTCTCGGAGACGGCCAACGTCCTCCTGCGGGGCGGCCTCGTCCGGACGCTCAACCAGATCTACGGCTACGATTCCGAGGTGATCTGGCCCTACTGGGGGCTCGACGCCGACGGGAACACGATCTGGGGCGAGGGCGTCCCCGAGGAATCCCACACGTTCACGCTGCCATGCGACGCCGTGGCCGACGCGGTGGGCTCGACCTCCTACCCCTGCTCCATCGCCGAGCTGCGGGCCGCCGCCGTGGACATGGACAGTTGGGCCGCCTACCTGGTGCGACGCGAGCCCGAGAAGGCCGAACTGCTCAACGTCGCTTCGGCCATCGACCGCGACTCCGACATGGCCGCCCTCTTCGGCGACCTGGTCTTCCGCCGCGACCTCCTCTCGACCCGCAAGAAGGACGCCGAGCTTTTCGGGGCGATGAACGAGGGCGACTACTGGAGCCACAAGGTCCAGGGCCTCTACGACTTCGTCGCCTCCTACGCCCGCGAGTACATGGGCCGCAAATTCCTGGTCCGGATCCCGTTCTGGATCTACTGGAAGGTCGTCCCCGACCAGTTCGGCTACGTGGCCACCGACGAGATCGAGTCCGAGGGCGGCTACATGGCGGAGGACTCCTTCCCGCTCGGCCTGCCCTACGCCGAGGTCGACAAGTTCATGACCGGGGACGGCCGGTTCGGCTGCTTCGTCGCCTTCCCGCTCGACGAGCGGATGAACCTGGCGAGGCTCTCCCCCGAGAACTACACGGTCGTGGGCGACACCGTCTACATGAAGGCCGAGGCCGAGCCGGGCATCTTCTACGCCCCGGGCCGCGTCTTCCCCTACGCCGTCGTGACCCTCGCCGAGCCGATCTTCGCCGTGCCCCCCGACCCCCTGGGGGGGATCGAGGACGTGGCCGACATGCTGGGGATGACGCCCGAGCAGGTCCGGTCGATGGCCGGCTATCGCACGTCGTCCTTCCCGGTGAGGATCCACCCTCCCTGCTACCGCCCCGCCGCCGTCGCCCTCCCCACGAAGTCGAATCGCAAGCGATACGGCAGCGAACGCTGGCTGGCCGGGGACGGCACCGGCGGGCCCGCCCAGGTCTTGATCGACGAAGACTTGACGCCCTGGACGTGCGGCGACGTCGCCTCCATGCTGGCGGCCGGCGAGGCGTCCATCAAGTCGATGACCACGGGCCGGATGGAGATCGAGACCGCCGAGCTGACGATCGTCGACCTGCCCCGCTGCTCGATCCGCGAAGCTCTGGTAGAGGGCGGTCCGGCGGTCACCTCGATCGACCTCTCCATCTCGACGAACGGCGGCGTCCTGACGTCCTACTCGATGCGGACCTACACGCCCTCCCCCTGGTCGTTCAGCCGATACAACGCCGAGCGGATCAAGGTCATGGGCCGGAACGCCAGGATGATGAGGGCGAACGTCCGGAACCTCTACCAGCGGCGACGCGAACGCCAGATGGCCCAGCTCCGGGCCTACTCCGGCCTCATGGAGAACACGTCGCGGGCCGTAGCCCAGCGATCCCCCCACGAATGCCTCATGGGTTTCATGGTCAAGGGAGGCCCGGACGATCGCTACCGCACGGCGGTCGCCATGGGCTCGCCCGAGGAGCTGCTGGCCAACATGAGGGCCGACTCCCGCGAGTATCGCAACTTCGCCGGGATGGGCCTGGAGGGGCTGCTCCGCCCCATCAGCACCAACTTCCACCCCGAGACCCATCCGGAGACGCCGCCCGAGGGGGAGGAGCAGGGAGGGTACGGGGACGACTACGGCCTGCCCCACTTCGAGGAGCCCCACGAGGACGTCCGGTCCGACAGGAAGCTCCTGACGACGAAGGACATGAACCCCTTCAAGGACTCCGACGTCGACCTCATGGTCTCGGGGAGGGAGTACGCCGGCAACCTCCACCGCAAGAAGGGCGAGGTCGACCAGGACGACCTGCGGCCCCTCGTGCTCCGGGGCCCCCTCGCCGTCAACGGCTGGGGCCTGGAGATGACCGGCAAGCCCGTCCCCAACGCCGACCAGTTCGACGGCGAGGGGAACGAGCGGCCCGTCCACGAGTGGTCGGACGAGTTCCTCGAAGATCACACGCAGAGGCCGGAACGCTGGAAGGCCGGGGTCGTCGGCCTGGTCTGGAACAACTGGACCAAGTCCTGGATGTCGCCGGGATGCGTGATCGCCGGCAAGACCATCGACGAGATCGGTCCGAAAGGGGAGGGTGAGGCCTACATCGAGATCGCCCTCGACGAGTACAGCGAAGAGAAGATGCCGATCCGCAACAAAATGTCGATCACCATCCCGGCCGGATCCGGGGTCTTCATCTCCTACTTCCCCAACACGGGCGAGTGGGGGATCAGCGGCCTCGACTGCCCCGAGTCGTAACAGTCAGGTGTAAATAGAAGGGGATTCTCACATGACTTGACGACGAGGAGCGGAGCGACGTGGCCACGATCACCTTCCAGGCTGGCGAGAACTTCACGATCAACACGCTGGGCGACGGCCAGGGGATCGGCTTCTACGGGGCCGGCGGCTTCGGCACCTCGGTCCGCGTCGGCGAGTATGCGGAGACGGCCTACATCACCAACTCGACCGGGACCGTCGAGGGGGCCCGGATCGACTGTGCCGTCTACACCGGGATCTCCTCGGCCAAGATCGGCACGGTGAACTACGACGCCCTCACCAAGATCCCGAACTACCTGGCGACGCTCCGCATCCAGTTCGAGCACGACACCCCGGTCCGGGTCCAGAACGCCCAACTCCGTGCCTTCAACCGCGTCGACATCGACGTCCCGCCCGTCGGCGTCACCACCAAGGCGGCCGAGATCATCCACCCCGGGACCACGGCCGACGACACCGGGACGGGCGACACGACCTGGTCGAGCATCGGCGGGGCCGGGGGCGTGATCTCTGGAACCACGTTCGATCCGCCCCTCAGCCTCGCCCCTTCGCCCGGCGTCAACGGCGAGAGCCCGGACGGCTCCATGACCCAGAGCACCCAGCATCACTGGTTCGTGCTGATCTCGCAGTCGCCCGACGTCCTGGGGGCCCGCACCGCCAACGGCCTCTGGTTCTCGTGCGAATACCTCTGACCCCCTGCTCCTCCCCTCAGCCGTGCTCGTAGATCCCGGTCTGGAGTTTGACCATCACGACCTGGTGGGCCTTCTCGAACTCGGGCAGGACTTCCAGGCCGAGGATCTCGAAGACATCGAGCATGAAGCGATAGACGAACAGGCCGATTGAGGGGTCGGTGAGGTGGCTGTTGCCAGCCACATTAAGCGTAATTGTACCCTCCGCGAGGAGCCAATCGGCGATCTCCCGGGGGGTTTTCGATTTCGTGCGGACATCGACTTTCTCGTCGGGGCGGCGGTACTCTTTGATGAGGCGTCGCGTCAGGAGTTCGCCCTTCGATCTCCAGTCCGAGGCGAAGCACAGCGTCGCGTCCGAATTCTTGACGTTCTCCTCGGTCCTCGGCGGATAGCGGCCGTCTGAGTGTGCGATCATGCCGAACATCTCGGCATACTGCGGCTTCGGCCCGTCGAGCGTGATGAAATTACGCGGCATTGTGCCGCCCGTGGCCAAGCCGACCATCTTCGCGGCCAGAACGCCCGCGACGTCGGCCCCGGTTTGTCCGCCTGAGATTGTCTTTTTAAGCATTGTCTCGATATCTTAGAGTTTGACGTACTTGCCGATCAGGCCACACGTCTGTAGGCAGACGGCGTTGAATCCGCCATAGGCGATCAGCACGGAAGGTGCCCCTCCGTTATCCTTGGCCCGGTTCCCGTCCACATGATGGAATCGGATCCTACCCTTCAGGAAGAAGAGGGCGTCGGCCCGGCTCCAAACATGATCGTAGAACATCGACGTCTCGGTCCTGGCGAATACCAGGGCGATCCCATCGCCGTGGATCGACAGTTTCTCAAGCCATCGACTCGCTTCCGGCCCATAGGGCGGGTTGCACCAGACGCGACCTTCCCAGTGCTGCGAAAGCCCGTCGTCTTCGATCGTGTAGTGCTTCTTGGCGGTCGGCCATGGCCTGTCGATCGGACTGCACGGATCAAGGTCGAACTCGCCGAGTGCTTCCAGGATGTAAGGAGGCGTCAGCCATTCGTCGGTAAGCCCTCGATAACCCGGTTGATGACCGCCGATTGTTTTCGCCATACCGCCGCTCAAAAATCAAGTGGTTACAGTTCGACCAATTCCGCATCGATTCCTTCGATCATCTCTTCGATGTCGCCCTGAAGGTCTTCGATGTCTTCCATCAGGCAGTCGTGGTAGGCCGTCTCGCTGTCGTAGCGTCGCAGGTGGTCGCCCAGGCTTCTCAGGGCTTCGACGGCCAGGCGACATCTAAGATCGCGTTCTTCCAGGCAGACGCGATATTCATCCTCGTCGAGGTCGACGAGGGGGATCGCTCCGCTCGGGCAGCAGGGAGGGTCGCCCATGTCCACGAAGGGCATGTCGACGACCCGGTGGGCGTGGCGGTCGAGGAGTCGTGCCATGCGTTCTTCCGCGATGGTCTCGCAGGACCCCCGGAACAGCAGCCAGTAGCACGGGTCGGGGACGACGTCCTCGCGATGCCGGAAGTGCCGCCAGCCGTCGCCGACCTTGACGTAGAAGTGGGGCGTCCAGGCGTCGAAGAACCAGATCGCCCGGACCTTGAGGCTCCGGTGGGCCGCCATGAGGGCGAGGGCCGCCAGGAAGCAGTTGCCCACCCGGAGGGTCTTGTCATTCATCGAGGGGGGCTTCCTCCTCGGATTCGATCGCCTCGTAGAGGGATTGGGCCTCCTTCGACAGCACGTCAATCATGCCGTTGAGTTCATCCTCGCCGTTAGACAGCATGTGCAGCAGCATTCGAGCGTCATCGGATTTCACGCAGTCGAGCGACATGAGACAAGTCCTGTCCACTCGCTCCAAGAAGCTGCCGATTTCAAAAGCGAGATTGTCCATGCCGCCGATGATCAGACTGATACGATCGGCCTTCTCTTCCATTTCGTCGCGATTCATGGGTGCCTCATTCTGAAGTGAGCCAGTCGAACAGGTCGGCGAACAATTCGGGGTTCGGGCTGTTGGTGCTGAAGGTGAAGGGCTTGCTCGTACGCCGGTGCCACATCCAGACGTCGATATCCCCCTGGGGACCGACGTCGATCTCCAGGACGCGATCCTTGCGGGGCCACGAGAACCGGATCTCGCCCATCACCGTGGGGATGATCGCGGGAACGCCGCACTCGACGAACGACATGAAGCGGAGCAGGTCGAAGGCGTAGTCGCAGGAGGACTTGGGCACGATGCTGTTGGTGCGAAAGTCCACGCCGGGCGATCCGTCCGCCCACTGGTAGATCCGCTCCTTGAGGCTCTGGGTCATGGAGATTCCAAAAAAGGAGCCGCACCAACCGGCGGGATGATGCGGCGTCTCGGTTGCTCAGGCTGCGACCTTGGGCGTCACTCGGCGTTCTTCTGCCCGGGGACGTACTTGACGAAGCCGTTATTCGGCAGCCAGTTGCCGTCCTTGTCCTTCCGCTTCGGGAAGAGGCCGCCACCCTTCTTGTTCTGGCCGTACGCCAAAACGGACCGGCACTTCGGATTGGTACAACAAATTTCGTGGTACGCGTTATCTTCGACCACGCGGACTCGCGGGAAGACTTCGCTCTTGCAGGCCCCGCACTCGGTCACGCCGAAGACTTCGTGGATGGCCGAGATCACCTTGAAGGCCTCGGCCTGGGTGTCGGCTTCCTCGGTGATGGTGATGTGCTCGTTGATCTTGTAGGCGATTTCCAAGGGTCGAACTCCCTGCTCCCCCGGCCGCAGGCCGGGCACTGATTCGGCCGGGGGAATGGGCCGTGTCGCTACCCTCAGTCAACATACGCCGGTCAGGGCGTGGAGATGGGGGCCTCGTTGAGCACGCTCGGGTCGATCAGGTCACGCTTCTGGAACCAGTCGTTGAGGAGCTTGAGGGCCTTGGCCGCCTCCTCCTTCGTGAGCTGGGAGAGGTCCTGGGCCCCACGCCGGCTGTACTTGGCGAGGAAGGCGTCGGGGTTGATGTTGAGGTCCCGGAAGTTCTTCTCCAGCGAATTCTTCTGGACCGGCGTGATGGAACCCTCGGGAAGGGCCTTGGGAGGCCGCTGGCGGGGCTGATATGGCTTGCCCGCCATTTCCTCGGCCGCGACGCGATTGATGCCCAGGAGCTTACGCAGGACCCTTCCTGCCGCCCTGGTTGAGGCCGTCTGGGGACCGAACCGGGCGAACTCCGGGTTGTCGCGTTCCTCGTCCACGTCCGCCACGTCCGAGTAGTCGTAGATCACGTTCGCATCGCGATGGGAGCGGACCTTGATCCGATAGACGACCCTCGTGACGTATCCGTTGAGGTCCGATCCGTACTCGATCTGCTCAGGATTGCTGTAGATCACGTCCCCGATGAGCTTCATGACCAGGCGGCGGAGCCCCGGGACTCGCGGGTAACGCTTGCCGTCGTCCTCCGTGTACTCGCCGTCGCCCAGGAGGGACATGCAGTAGTCGGTCCACTCGGGATCGGTCGGGGAGGGCGTCGTCGCGGCGTCGGGCGGGACCTCCGTCTTGGCAGTCTTAGCGGGCGGCATGCTCATCCTTCGGGCTGAAAAACTCGTTGTGATCGCGATAGTACCAGGAGACCCCTTCGACCTCGGACGCCTCGCGGGCCTTCTGGTAGATGGGCTCGGCGATGTTGCCCCGGACGCGGGGGTTGAGGTGGAAGGCCCGATAGGCCACGAAGCCGTTCCCGTCGCCGTCGGGGCCGATCGCGAAGATCCGGTCCATCTCGACGTTCACAGCCTCGTCGACCCGGGAGAAGAAGTCCTCGGGCCACTCGTAGCCGGCCTGGGCCCCCGTGTAGAACAGGGTCCGGGAATGCCGGAGGGCCTCGTCGCAGCCCCGCAGCAGCGGGTCGCCGCCGTACTCACGCTCGGCCTCCTCGGAGATCGGCAGGAGGTTCACCACCTCCCAGGACTTGAAACCGTGCTCGGCCAGCCGACGCGAGATCGGGCCGGCGGAACGCTCGTCGTCCTCCAGGACCACCGCGACGTGGACGACATAGTCTTTCTGGCGTGCCAGCGACTTCAGCGAGGCGTAGAGCTTGCGGATCGGGCCGCCGGTCTTGTGGCGGACGACGGCCGCGAACGTGGCCCGATTGATGGCCCGGACCGTCTTCGACAGGGCCTTGAAGGACGGGTCGGGCTGTTCGGCCGCCCACTTGTCGGACCGGATCGCGTTGCAGAAGCGATTGGCGATCTCGAAGTGGACGCCGTCCTCCTCGCGGGAGACCTCGTGCCCACGCTCGCGGAACTTGTCGATCCGCCCGAACCGGCAGCCGACCTGGAGCCCGTCCTCGACGACCTTGAAATGGCAGGTCTTGCAGGAGGTCGCCATGTATCCGACGGCCTTGCCGTTGGGCTCGACGATCGAAAGGGCGACGTAGTCTTTGTTGGTTTCAGACATCATACTTCTTCCAGCGGTAATCCAATTCTTCCCGCGTCTCCCGGCGGAGCCGATCCATCACCTCGTCGATGGGGCGGCCTCCCAGCAGCTCGCGGACGTTGCGACAATGACGCTCGATGACCGGCACGAGGTCCGGCTGGCCCGTGGCGTGGGCCCTGGCGATGCAGATCTCGGCCGGGACGTCGAACAGCACGGGTACGGCGTTGACGTCGACCTCCAGGAGTTGCTTGATGCTCCGGGCCGTCGTGTGCGTCCCGTCCACGAAGACGACGTGGCCCATGTCGAGGTGGGCCTTGAGGATCGCCGGCTTCAGGCCGTGGACGAGGGGTTCGAGGTGCTTGTTGTAGCGGCGGCCGTGGAGGCCGATCCGGAGGCTGTCCTGGCTCCACCGGACGCGATGGCCGAGGACCTCGGGCATCTCGAAGCCCTCCTCCCACCGGCGGGCGTAGGTCGACTTGCCGCAGCGGGCCGGGCCGACGGAGAAGAAAAGGCGGGGAGGAGCAGGGAGGGGCGAGCGGGGCGAGTCGGCCGCCGAGGGGAACGGCCAGTCGTTGGCGGGCTTGAAGCCGTTCGGGGTGAGTTCCCCGGACCAATCGCGGCTGAAGTAGAAGCCGCAGACGTCGTCAGTCAACCAAACCTCCCTTCGAGAAGCACCAATCGCAAAACGCTGCGTCGATCGCCCACAACTCCTCGTCCGACTGGACCTCCTGGACTTTCTTAAGCCAGTCCTCCAGGACGTCTCGTTCTTCGGGGTGTTTCTCCAGGGCCGCCACGAGGTCGTCCATAAGGTCTTCCTGCGTGTAGAACTCCTCGTCGGGGTCCACGATCGTGGTGCCGTAGACCTCCGAGAAGAGTTCCGCGTCTTCCAGGTCGTCGTCGTCTTCGAACATGATCCGCCTCCCGTGGGGTCGGCCCCCGCTTCCCTGCGGAGGCCCGTTTCCCTTGTCAGAAGCCCATGGGGTTCGACGGATCTTCCTCGTCCTCGAAGGGCGGGTCGGGGGCCTTGCGGGAGGACGCCGGCTTGCGGGCTTCGCCCCCGCCCCCCTGCTCCTCCCCGGCCTGCTCGCGATCCCAGGACTTCAGTTTGAGGCCCTGATACTCGAACGACAGGAGGCGGAAATAGGCCTTCTTCCGCTTCTCGCCGGTCTTCTTGTCCTCCCACTGGTCGGTCTTGTACTCGCCAGTGAGGCCGACCTTGTCGCCCTTGGCCCAGTTCTCGACGATGAACTCGGCGTCCTTGTCCCACGCGGTGAAGTCGATGTACTCGACCTCGCCCTTCTTGCGGCCGTTGACGGCCACGGAGAAGTCGGTCACGGCCGTCCCCTGGGGGGTCCGCCGGATCTCGGGGTCTCGGGTCAGATTGCCGACACAGCGGAAGTTGTTGTTGAAAGCCATCTCAGATCTCCTTGGCGATGGTGAGGCAGGATTCGAAGCCCTCGACGACGTCGAATTCGATCGCGAGTCGTTCCAGGTCTTCCTCGGTGAGGTCGCGGCAGTTTCGGAAAAGGTGGGACAGTTTGTCGGCCTTGAGCCGACGGTCGGGTTCGAGCTTCGGGAACAGGCCCTCGGCGTCCTCGACCTCCTCGCCCGCCTCGTCCCGGAAGAAGGCGTAGGCGGAGTCATAGGGCGGGTCGACGGCCTGGCAGGCCGCCTCGACGATCAGCTCGACGGCCGTCGGCAGGGCGTAGTCGGGCACCCCGAGGAACTCCTTGCCGCCGGGTGTCCCGACGTCGTAGGAGCCCTCGGGGCCCCCGTAATACTGCGTGTACCAGGCCAGCTCGCCGCCGTCCGGCAGGACGAGCTTGAAACCCCCTTGGATCTTCCGGACGACGACGCGATAGCCGCCGTCCTCCAGGATCTTCCTGACGGCTCGATTCACGAAAGGCTCCAGGCTTTGTTGATGAAGAACGTCCGGCCGTCGCGGTAGCTCCGCTTGCCTTCGACGGCGACGACGGCCTTGGGACGCATGAGGACGCTGGCGTACTGCTCCCAGGCGTCCGGGAAGGCGACGGCCCCTTCGATGACTTGATCGCCGTCTCCCAGGTCGAGGGTCGCCATCTTGCGGCCCCGGTTGTCGCCGTTCTTGACCTCGCGAACCATGAAGTCCAGGACCTCGCAGGCGATGGTCATCGAATCGTCGTCCTTCCCCTCTATATATTCTAGGACGGTCGTGTCGGCGATCGAGTCGTCGACCTCGTCCATCTGGCTCGCCGTGATCGCCACGCCCAGGAGGTTCTCCTCGTCGTTCGCGATCATGTAGGCGGTGTCTTCGAGGGGATAGGGGGGATTCCGGAGCAGGGAGAGGTGGCTCTCGACCTTCACGCGGCGACTCTTCAGGACGGCACCCGGCCTCGCCAGGAGGTTCTCCAGGGCCGTTTCGAGGTCGTGGCAGGGCCGGGCCGGGTCGACCAGGATCCGCTCCTCGCCGTCCTCGACCTTGACCTTCTTGAGCTTGATCTTGGTCCCGATGGGCGTCGGCGGCGTCGGCTCGGGAGGATAGTCCGGGGCGTCGGCGTAGGCCTCGTCGTCGCACCCGAGGAGGCCCTCGTAGACCATGTCGACCTCATGACAATGATGCCGCCAGGCCTTCAGCTCCTCGTCGTAACGCTTCTTGGCCCCCTTCTCGAAGACCGGGACCTTCACCTCCTGCTCCTCCTCCCTGTACGTCTTCTCGCCCTTGTAGACCGGGTCGCCGAGGGCCATGACCGCCCCCTGCTCCTTCTCCGTGAGGCCGTTCCAGGCGTCCAGCTCGGCCAGCATCCGCAGGCGGGGCAGGTCGTACTCGTCCATCCCGCCGGCCTTGATGATGTTCCGGAGGTGGGAGGCCCCGCAGAGGGCCGATCCGAGGGTCAGGAACTTCCACCAGTCCCAGGTCATCAGGGCCTCGCGTTGCAGGCCTTGCCGCATCTTGTCGACGGCCTTCTCGCCCACGCCCTTGATGTTGGCCAGGCCGAATCGGACTTTGACGTTGTCGGTCGAGAACCGAGGCTCCAGGTCGACGAATCGCGGGGTCAGCACCTTGATGCCGAAACGACGGGCGTCCCGGATCAACTTGCGGACCTCCTTGATGGGGTCCATCTTCTCGTTCGCATATTCCAGGTAGGACGCGAAGAAGTAGACGGGGAAGTGGACTTTGAGATATGCGGTTTCAAACGCATTTAAGCCATATGCGACCGAGTGAGCTAAATTAAAGATGTATTTTCCTGACTTTTTGATGTTTTCGTACAAGGCGATTGCTTGTTCACGAGTGATCCTTCCAACCTCCTCGCAACGATCAACGAACAGAACGCCAAGCTCATTGACCAAATCAACCTTTTTCTTGCTAACGGCCGACCGCAATGAGTCCGCTTCGACCTTGTCAAATCTGGCAAGCCTAGCCGCTATTTTACATAACTGTTCCTGATACAACATGATCTGATAGGTTGGGCCCAGAATATCCTCGATATCCGGGATGTCGACGACCACCGGCTCGACTCCATTCTTTCGATAGCAGAACAGGTCGGCCATGTTGACGCCCTTCTCGTCCTTGGCCTTGAGGACGCCGGGCCGGAGCAACGCCACGAGGGCCGCCAGGTGTTCGACCGACTCGGGCTTCAGCTTCTCGCTGTAACGCTTCCCGAGCGGCGATTCGAGCTGGAACACCCCGGTGGTCAGGCCCTCGGCGAAGAGGTCCCAGACCAGGGGGCAGGACTCGTCGTAGGCGTCCCGGTCGATCTCGATGGCGTGGTGGCCGTTGACGTCGGGCAGTTCGTCTCGGACCTTGAAGCGGCAGCCGCAGGGGAATTCGTAGAGGCGATTCTCGGCGTCGTAGACCGGCTCGATCACTCGGGCCTTGTCCCCTTCGATGACTTTCAAGAGGCACTCCAGATGGTTTGTCGGACGACGTCGGCCATGACGAGGAAGCAGACCAGGGCCAGCACGGACTGGCAGACGACCAGCGGGATCTTCTGATAGTCGGGCCGGATGCCGAACATGGAGTCGACGGCGAGCCAGAACATGAAGGACAGGGGCAGGACGAAGAGGCAGAGGCAGGACACGTAGAACTCGATTTCGTTTCTCAACGCCGCGAAAACTCCTTCTTCTTGACGGCCTTCCGACGCTCGACCTCGGCCTGGGCCTTCTCGTGGTCGAAGGCGTCCTTCCAGACGATGTTCTTGCCGACGCGACGTGACAGCTTCAGGAGCCGCTGCAAGATCCAGAAGGTGTCCTTGACGTCCTGCATCGCGTCGTGGCCCTTCTCCAGCGACTCCTTGGGCATGCCCAGGTGCTTCCGCCAGTAGTCGAGGCTCAGCTTGTTCCCGTCGGGCAGGTCCTCCATCCAGTAGTTCAGGAGGTTGAGGGTGTCGTAGCAGCCCATGGGGCTGAACAGGTTGGGGCGGACTTCACCGTTCGACTCGGTCCGGACCGTGCCGTACTTGCGGCAGTACCTCTCCATGATCGGGAGGTCGAAGTTGATGATGTTGTGGCCGGCGGCGTCGGGCAGAACGTACTTCGAGGTCGAGGCCCCCAGCTTCCAGAACCGCGTCCAGGTCAGGAATCGATCCCAGACCTCCTCCGGGTGGGGGGCGTCGGCCAGCTCCTCCCGAGTCTTCTTGTTGACGGCGAGGGCCTGGTCCTCGACCTTGTCCCAGTCGAGGGGCCGCATCAGGGATTCGAACCTGGCGTTCGGGATGGGCTCCAGGGTGGCCGGGTTCATCGCCATCGCGGCGATCTGGACGATCTCGGTCTCGGCGACCTTGTTGCTGGACGTCTCCAGGTCGAAGACGATGATGGTGTTGTTACGCATGGAGTTCGGCCTCGATCACCTCGGCCGACCTGGGGTCGCCCAATTCCGATTCCGAAGCGACGATCTTGGCCCTGGTCTCGTCCATGTAGACTCCGATGACCTCGCCGTTCCAACTGTTGTAGATATGACCGTCGAACCCGTTGTCGATCGTTGCACATCGCATGACGACGTAGACGCGACGGCCCGGCTCGGCCGTCAGATCGTAATTCTCCCGCAAATACATGTCCTTCAATCCTCCAGATGTTCTTCGATGATGGAAACGGCCTCGGAGATCCCCTCCAGGGGCCCCTTGAGGAGTTTGTCGAGGCCGTACATGGGGACGACGACCGTCTCGCCGCCGGGCAGGTAGGGCTGGGGTGAGGGCTTCCCGACGACCTCGGCCAGGTCCGGCTTCGCCCGGAGGAGCAGGGAGGTCGGGCCCATCCCGAACGCGAACACGACTTTGGGCCTGACGAGGGTGAGTTCCCGCCACAGCCATTTCTTGCACTGTTGGAGGTCGGCCTTGGTGGGAATCTTCCCCCTGGTGGGGCAGTGGAACAGGAACGTGGCCCACACCCTTTCATAGGACAGTCCCGCCGACCGGAGGAGTTTCCGGAGGAAGTCCCCCTTGAGTCCCCCTCCCTGCTCCGCGTCCGCCAGGACGCACATGACGTCCGCGTGGACCTCACCGATCGGCGGGGTCGGGCTCGGACAGTTCGCCGCGAGGGGGCAGGCTCGGCAGGACGCCAGGGCCTCGTCCAGCGACTCTCTCGTCCACGATGAAGAACTGGAAGACGGCGGGGTCATACTTGTGCCGCTCGTAGTAGCAGAAGGCCGAGGCGAGGGCCGCAACGGCCAGGATGAAGTGGCGGAAATCCCAAACGCTGACGACGAAATTGGCGAACGGACGACGCTCCACGTCCTCGGTGCCGGCCCTCGACGTCTTAAAGCCTCCCGGTGAGGGCAAGGTTCCGCACTCCTTCGCACTTGTCGAGCATGGCCACGCCCAGGACGTCCAACTTCATCAGGCCCATGGATTCGAGCTGGGGATATTCCATGTCGGCGATCCAGCAGTCGTCGGCCTCGTCGTAACGCAGGGGGGCGATGTCGCAGAGGGGGCCGTCCGAGATGACCACGCCGGCCGCGTGCGTGCCCCGCGTCCGCTTGACGCCCTCCAGGCGGATCGCCTGCTCGAAGTAGGGGGCGAACTCCCCCTCGATCGAGCCGTCGTCGTTCATCGTCGCCCACTCGGACAGGTCGTCGCGGAAGTTGTCGAGGGTCCAGCGGATGATGGAGGCGTTCTCGCCCATCTCCTCCAACTCCTCGCTGATCCGGGCCTTGTCCGGGAAGAACTGGGTGATCTGCTTGCGGACGTCGAAGCCGACCTCGTGGGCCGCGAACACCTCGTCGATCGCCGACTTGCCCTGCATCGTCCCGAACGTCGCGATCTTGCCCACCCGGTCGTGCCCATACTTCCCCTGCAAGTAGCGGACGCAGGGCTTGCGGGCGTGCTGGGGCACGTCGCAGTCGATGTCGGGCATGGAGATGTGGCCCGGGGTATTCCGGCCCTCGTTGTAGAACCGCTCGATCATCAGGTCGTAGTAAATCGGGTCGATCTCGGTGATGTTCGTGAGCCAGGCGACCAGCGAACCGCCGGCCGAACCACGGGCCCTGCCACACCACCAGCCTTGCGACTTGCACCAGTTCATGAAGTCCGAGACGATCAGGAAGTAGCTGGACAGGCCGGCTTCCTCGAAGATCTTGAGTTCCTGTTCGAGCCGGGCCTCGTACGTCTCGATCGGGTGCGACAGGTCGGCGTCGGCGATCAGGCGGTCCCAACCCTTGCGGCACAATTCGCGGAGGTAGCCCTCCTGGGTCCAGCCGTCGATCCCGGGGAACTTGGGGATCTTCGGATTCGACAAGATGTCGTAGTCCTCGATCATCTCGGCGATGACCATGCTCTGGCGAATCTCGTCGTCCGTGTGGTGCAGCCGCATCTCCTCGACCGAGGGCAGATGGAAGCTGTCGCCCTTGAAGAACCCTCCGAGGTCCACCTCCTCGTCCTGGTCGAGCTTGCGTCGGACTTGGTTGAGGGTCGTCCTGAGCTTGGAGCACAGCAGGATCCGCTGGTCGGCCGCATCCTCACGCCGGATGTAGTGGGTGTCGGCCGTCGCCACGCAGGGGATGCCCGTCTTCTTGGAGGCCCACCGGACGGCCTTGGCGATGGCCCTGGCGGCGGGGAAGGCGTCCGGGTCGAGGACCTGGACCTCCAGGAAGAAGTTCTCCCGGCCGAAAACGCTGACGTACTGCTCGATCATGCGGAGCATCCGCTCGGGGGCGTCGGCGTGGATGTGGTTGTCGCGGATCTCCTCATAGGACGTGCTTTTGTAAGCCGCCCGATAGTCCTTGAAGATGACGTTGCCGAGGTCGCTGCCGGGGTGGCCGCTGAAGGCGATCAGGTTGCCGCCGGCCGTGAAGTCGCGAAGTTCATCGAGTGATTGGCGGGGCGAGTAGTAGAAGTGGTCCTTGTCGTTCGACCGGCTGACCAGGCGGAGTAGGTCCTTCCACCCGGCCAGGTTTTTCGAGAGGACGACGAGGTGGGAAAGGGGCCGATTCTCTGCGTTCTTGATCGTCGAGTGCTGCCGAGACAGGTAGATTTCGCAGCCGAGCGGTGCCTTCAGGCCGTGCTTGCCCATCTCCTTGCGGAAGCCGGCGGCCCCGGAAACCGACCCGTGATCCGTGATGGCACATCCCGGCAAGCCCAATTCAAGACAGCGTTTAGCGGCGTCTTTCGGATTGGCGATCGAGTCTAATAAGGAAAAAGCGTCGTGCCGGTGAAGCGGAAACCATTGCAGATCAGACACTTAGAGAAGCCTCAAATTTGTTGTCGGCGAGTTTTGCGAAGCACACGCACCAGTACCGAGACCCGTCCGGACCGGCCTCCATGCCCACGCCGATCGAGTCGAAATCGACGCTCAGGATGTTCGAGGCGTGTCTTGAACTGCCAAGCCAACGATCCATCATGTCGCCGACCCGGCCGTCGACGCCGATGTTCTCGGCCGCCGTCCCGAGGCCGTTCCGCCGGGCCCGAGAGGCGAAGCTCCCGCCCGTCGGCCCGTCGTGCGACAGGGTCTCGTGAGAGGCCATGTCCTCAGCGTGGGACGCGGCCATCCGGGCCAGGACGGGATCGTAGGCCAGGGGCTTCAACCCCCTCCCCTCGCGGACGTCGTTGTGTCCGTCGATCATCCGCCCGATCGGATTGTCAAGAATTCCCCACCTCCTTCTGTCGTTCGGAGACCCTATGGCAGAGCCACACGAACTTCTCCGGCGAATAACTTTGCTTCATCATGTTGACGTCCATGTGACACCAAACGACGTTTCCCGGGGTGTAGTCCCCGTCGGAGTCGAGGCGGTCCAGCGACGCCGTCAGCCCAGGCCCACGGCGGGCGGCTTCGAGGCCGAGCCCGCTGTAGTGGCATCGCCCTCCCTGCTCCTCCCACAGGACCACAACATCTTCATAGGACAGGGCCCAGGCGATCCGGCGACGTTCGGCGTTCCGCCGGAACCTCTCGAACAGCCATCGGCCCACGGGCCCGTCGTCGGGCCTGGACTTACGCCTGCGAGACCTCTTGCGACACCGGCATTCGTCCAGAACGACCCGGGAGAGGCTCCCGACCGAGACGTCGACGGAACGACCGCAGACGCAACGGCAGCGATACCGGCCGTCTTCCAGGGGCCTCTCGACCGTCCAGGGGCCGTACACGTCATGAACTTCGATCGACAAGGAGAGAGTCCCGGGCGACGGGGCTTCTCCCCTCGAAACGGACGCCGTTCACGACGCCCTAGTAGCCGACTTGCCGATAAATCCACCGGCCCTTCTCGTCCTTCTCGATGGCGACTTCGAGCTTCCAGTCCTTCGGGCTGAGTTCATGGGACGACTGGTAGAAGTCCTCGTAGTTCACGTAGAGGGGCTGGCCGTTCTGGTCGAGGACGGGCCTGAGTCGATATCCATCCGAGGTGAAACCCCTCATGCTGGAGGCCCCGCTCTCGATGGCCCACTGCTTGAAACTTTGGCCCGTGTCCTTCCGAGTCAGCCTGAACTTAATCGGAAACGCCAAGGGTCACCTCCGACTGCCGCCCGCCGCCCGATCCATATTGCCCAAACGCCCCAGGTATCCCATGTTTCGCCATGGTGGCATCCATACCGATCGTGTAGATGGAGTCGCGAATGATTTCGCATCGAGTCTTGCCGTCGACGATGGGACCTTTTTGGCCGTGGGCACAGGTATACTTGCACTTGAAGGCCATGTTCGAGGGGACTCGGCCCGGCCGTTCATTCGCCCTGATCTCGTCGAAGGCCTTCTTCAGCATCGCCTCGGCCTCGGCGTACTGTTCGTCCCCGAACATCATGCGGAACGGCCCGTCGAACTTGACGAACAGGATCGTCATCATGATCGCCTTATCCGGGAACAGTCGGCGGAGGGCGTAGTAGTACAGCAAGAGCTGCTTGTCGTGCCAGAGGCTCCAGTAGTCCTTTTCTATGCCGGTATTGAAGTCCGACTGCCTACCCGTCTTGTAGTCCACACATTCCAGAAGATTTGTGTCCATCTTGTCGGCAACGACCAGGTCCGTCGTGCCCTTGATGCCGAGGAAGCCCTCGATCGGCCCCTGGGGCGTCTCGTACGTGTACCTGGCCCAATCCTCTTCGATGACGAAGTCGAACTTGACCTCGGGCTCGACGACGATCTGGTTCATGGGGTCGAAGTAGCCGCCCCAGTCATTCAGGGCCTTGTACGTCCACTCCCGGCACTCCTTGAAGTGCGTGGCGTTCCAGTCGAGGTGGTCTTCGATCTTGACGTAGTAGTCGTAGGCGGCCTGAATGGCCCACTCGGGGGTGATGTCGGCGACCACGAGGGGGCCGAACGTCTCGTCCTCGTACTCGAAGACCCCCTCTCTCGTCATCTTGGACTTCCAGGCGAGGGTCTCCATCGCCTTGTGTACTGCGTTGCCTTTAGCAGCGGCAAGTCCGCTTTTGCCGCGATGACCGAGGACGTACGTGATGAAGTAATCGGTCTCGCAGCCATAGAAGCAGTTCAGGGACGATGACCTGAGATAGGTGACAATCAAGAGTCACGTTCCTTCAAATCGAGAAACCGAATCTCTTCCGGCCAATAGCCAAGACTCCCATTGGAATGATCCACGTCGAACGTCCGGACGATGAGATAGTCGTTCAACGTCCTTTTGATGAGCGACCCTCTCGTGCCGCCCCACTGAACAAGCCGGTTGTTCGAATAAACGGCCGACTCGCCCATGGCATCATCAACGACCAGGACGGCCGCTGGCCGGGAGCAGGGAGGGGCGTACTCTTCGTCGACCCAGACGTTTTCCAGCCGCTTGGGCCAGTAGATCTCTCCTTGGCACTCCTTCGTCATGGACCCAATGATGCGACGGCACTTCTCGTCGATGTGCTCGGATTCCTTGTGGGTGGGCCAACTGTTGACGTAGTCGCCGTCCAGATAGTAGGCCGTCTCGCCCCTACCCAGGTCATCGACGCAAACTCTCTGCGGGGGCGGCGTCCCGACGGCGATGTCGGAAGAGACATGCTTCGTCTCAAGATCATCATCGGCGACGAAGAATCGAACGAGGACTTCGATGCCTCGCTGTTCGTGACGCCTGACGGCCGTGATCTCCTGGACCTCCTCGACCCTCTCCCCTGCTTCGTTCTCGATGAACGGCATGTTGCCGTCGAGCCTGTAGAACAACTTCATGGCTTCGCCCTCTTCACTTTTTCAATCGCCAGCGGCAGTCTGCCTACCTGGTGAATCCAGTCCTCGTCGCACCAGAGGATCTCGCCGTCGATGTCCAGGTGCTTGAACAGGTCGTAGTATTGGATGTCGTGACCTTCCTCGACCAACACCCCATCGATGTACAGGCCGGTCCAGTTGTCGGCTCTCACGAGGTGAACCTTCTTCGTGGTCATCCCTTCTCCTCGGGCTTCGCTAGGCTATAGCCCCAGTACGCCAGCAAGGCCTCGAATTCGCCGAAGTCGCCTGGAACCTCGATCGGTTCACCCCGAAATCCAGACGGATCGGATTTGGATACATAGGTGTGAAGCCAGGCGTCGAACCCACAGCCTGTCGTCACATAAATGTACTCGGACCCGTTGAGAGGCGGCTCCATGTGATAGACGTCGTAACGCCAGCTAAAGTCGATGCCCCTCGCTCGCCTGACGTTCATCATGTGCGTGGCCACACCATGGTGGTCATCGGGGTCGGCGAGATCGAACATTTGCAGCCCGCCGCGAGCGTAGTTTTCGTACAGCCTGAGTTTATAGGACCTGGTCGACGTTGTCATTCGCCCGATCCATTCACGAGCCTCCTGGTATGATTTGAACCGAAGGCCGTTGTATTCATACGGGTTTTCGGTGCCACACCCCACAACCTGGTAGTAGAAATAAGGCTTTAGGCCAAGATCCCCAAGGATGTTTTGGACCTCATTTTTGACCGCTTCGACTTCGGCATCCGTCCAGCCTTTGGACGAGAAGTCAAAGTTCGGGAGATGTTGCTTGACGAGGCGTCGTATCACCCCGACCGCCTCCCAATAGGGGTAGTGGACCATGTTACTCACTTGGGACATCTCCCAAGACAGGCGGATACTCGCAGCCGCGTTCGGCCAACCACTTCTCGTCCACCGAGGATTCCTCGAACTTGAAGCCGAGGGCCTTGAACAGCTCGTCGTAGTCGAATGAGGAGTTCTGGAGCTTCAGGACGCCGTCCACGTAGAGCCCATGCCATTCGGCGTCGCCGCCGTTCACGAAGGTGACCGTCTTCAAAGGACGCCGATCTCCCGGAGCCACGGGGCCAGACCACGCATCTGGGCCTCCGCGTCCTCCTGACTGTTGTCGTACACTTTGTCGAATCGAGCCCAATTGAACTTATCAGGGTCGAGTGCCGTCTCGCACTCATGGGTCGACTCGGGATAGGGGTTCCGCGTCAGCCGCAGCACATACCCTCCCTGCTCCTGGATTCCCTTCACTTCGTTCGGGAATCGGACGTCGGGGATGATGGCAATCAGCCGGCGTTCAATGCCGGGAAGCTCGCGTATTTGGCGTTCGCGATCCAGGATGTCAGCAAGGGATTTCCTCAGCCAAATATCGGGGTCGGACCTGCGGAAAATTTGAGTGCCCCACGCCTCCATGACCTGGCGTCCCGTCATGGGGCCTGATCTTCCGTTAGCAACCCCTGGGACCGGGAAGTTCTCCCATAGCAGGTGAGGTACGACGGAATTCTTCTGTTCATTGGTGCCGTCGACCTGTTCGGGCTTCAAGCCAAGCACGTCGACACAGAACCTCTTCAGGTGCTTGGCCATCGAGAACTCTTCCACAGCCACGATCGGAAGAGACTTGTGGGCATGGAAGTGGTTGTCCCAGGCCGACGCGATGCCGAGGTAGGTCGTCGTCTTCCCGCTTTGCATCCTTCCGCTGACGCCCAGGATGATCAATTTAGACATCGTCCCTCACAGACAGCCTTTCCATCAGGGCGTTGTGTTCACACTCGATGATCTCGTAGGCGACGCCCCGGATCCGTTTCCGTTCCAGGGCGTCCTCGGCCGAACGCCGGTCGTCATAGGGCCCGTAAAAGCCCGCCCACCCGATCGGCGGCGGCCCGAAGGCGATATACCATTTCATTTCATGTAGCCCTCGATGATTCGACGGTAGTTGTTCTTGACGTCGGCGGTCGTCATGTCGCCCAGGTCGCCCCCTTCAGGCTTGATCCGGTGGACCTTGGCCAGGCGTCGCCACTTGGCCTCGATCTGCTCGGCCGCCGCGTTGCCGGCGTCATCGTCGTCGGTCATGATCACGACGTGGGAGGGGCTGCACTCTTCGATCATGACGTCCTGGAGGCCGCTAAGCTTGCTGCCCATGAGGGCCACGGCGTTCTGGACGCCGGCCTCGTCGAGCCGCCACACGTCGCCGGCCCCCTCCACCAGGACGATGCAGCGGGACGTCACGATCCGCTTGCGGGCCCGCCAGAGGTTGTAGAGGTGGTGCTTGTCGTTGAAGCCGTCGGGCTGGACGACCCACCGCAGGTGCTTCTTGACCGAGGAGAACGGGGCGTCGCCCCGGGAGCAGGGAGGGCACTCCCCGAGGTGGCAGAACGAGCACTTCGGGCATCGGGGGTGGGGGGACCGGCAGAGGACTCCGATGATGACGGTGCCGTCTTCGTTGTAGATGGGCACGCTGGTCCGGCCGAAGTTGGGGCTCTGCTCGCAGATGTTCTCCCCGACCTCGAACTTGGCGAGAGTCCGCTCCTCGTAGCCCCTACTCAGATAATAGGACGACGGGATCCGGTGCCAGCGGTGGAAGACCTCCCTGCTGCACAATTCCCCGGCCGGACGCCCCTCGGGCGACATCACCTCGACCCCGTGGATGAACGAACGGCGGGCGACCTTCTTGCCGTCGACCTTCACGTCGCCCAGGCTGACGCCCAGGAACTTGCAGATCTCGTCGACGGCGGCCTTCGTCGTGACCGTCCTGTCGCCCTCGCGGCCCCATCCGTAGTGCTCGTGGGACATGATGCCCTTGGTGAAGCCGATCAGCGTCCTGGTGAAGGCCTTCTCGCACTTGTTGCTGTGGCACTCCCAGTTGCCCCGGACGGCGTAACCGTCGGGGTAGAGGTTGACGCCGCTGGACGAGCTTCCGCCGTGGACCGGGCACCTCCCGATGTAGCGTTTGCCGTACCGTCTCAGGTCGAGCGAGAAGTAATCCAGGTAGCTTTCCAGCTTGTCGCAGGCCAAATTGCAGAGTTCGTTCAGTATCGCGTTGTCGCCGTACCTGTCAGAGGGATTGCGGCTCGACTTCGAGGGCATCGGGGAATTGCTCCACTTTCGGCTTCTTCAACTTTCGGGTCGATTTCTTCGAGGCGAACGTCTTCTCTTCCGAAGTCCTACTACCCCGCTCCTTGTAGATCTCGAACTTCGTCTTGGTCTCCTTCATCCGGCAGGTGGCCCCGTCGAAATCGAGGCTGATGTAGTTGCCGTCGGCCCCGGGGCCGTGGCGGGCGATGAGGCAGAGGAGCTTGCGATTCCCGTTCTCGGGCCCGTCGTGCTCGATCTCCTCCTCGGTCTTCTTCTTGAGGATCGTGAACGAGGAGCACTTCCAGATGATCCGGTCCGAGCCGGCCGCCACCGTGGTGGACTCCTTCTCGTCGCCCTCCCGGTTGAGCTGGAGCAGCGACAGGACCGCGACCTGATACTTCGAGGCCAGCCTGATGAGGGCCATCATCTGGAACCCGAGCATCTGGTACTCCTTGAAGTCCCCCTTGAACTCCGAGGCGTCGCTGACCTGGAGGTAGTCGTACACGATGAGGGCCTTCTCTCGTCGTCCGACCTCGCCGATCGGGACGTTCTTCACGATCCAGCGTCGCATCATCGCGAGCTGTTCCTCGAACGAGAGGTCCACCACCGACTTGTAGTGGTAGGGGAGTCGCTCCAGATCGTCCATGGCTCGACGTAGATCGGCCTTCTCCTCTTCGTTGACGCACCCCTTCTCGATATCATTGATCTTGATGCCCGTTTCATGAGCCAGGATGCGTGCCTGCTGTTCTTCGGGTGACATCTCAGTGTCAACATTCAGCACAAACGTGCCTGATTTGGCCACAAACATACAAACTTCGTTACTTAAGCTACTTTTGCCCTGCTTCGGTCTGGCCGCAAAGACCGTCACGCCGCCGACCCTGCAACCTCCGCCTACCTGCTCGTTCCATTTGGCAAACGGCAGAGGGATGCCGACGTGCTCGCGGGGATTGGCGAGAATCTCTTCGAGCCACTCTTTGCCGCCCGCCGCGATGTGGGTCGATGAATTGAGCCGGTCGTCGCTGACGCTCTGGGCGTACTCCAGGATCGGCTTCTCGGCGATCGAGAGGATGAGGGCCAGGGCCTCGTCGCCCGTGATCTTCTGGAGGTCGATCCGGGACTGGCGGAGCTTGTCGTCCAGCTCGCGGCCGACGTGGAGCTTCAGGAGTTTGGCGGCGGCGGGCCGGACGCTCTGGATGTCGACGTTCTTCGCATAGTTGTAGAGGCCCCTGATGTACTTGCGTTCGTCCTCCTGGCAGAGGATGTGGTCGATCTTCTTGGTGCGGGCCAGGGACATGAGGGTGGCGTGGTCGAGCGGCCTCTCCTCCCCTGCTCCGAAATGGTCGGCGGCACAGGCGTAGATCAGCCTGTTGGTGTCGTCCGTCATGGCGTCGGCGAAGACCAGCTCGTCGGCGTCGATGAAGGCGTCGCGTCCGTGTCGGAGGATCCCGGAAATGATGATGCGTTCGGCTTCGATGTCTTCGAAAGGCATACCGTCTCAGCGTCGTGAAAAGATCAGGTTGTTGATGGATTTCGCGATCTCGGCGAGCCGGAACGACTGGCTCTCCAGGCGTGCGGCGGCCGTGTTGGCGTTCTGCATGGCTTGCCAGTAGTCCCAGGCTTTCTTGTTGGGGCTGTCTCTCGCGGCTTTCATCCACTTGTCCTCCCGGTTGTAGACTTCGGAACTGAGGGAACGGCCGACCAGGTGGGCGAGGGCCGCCTGGCAGCGGGCCGCGACCGACTTCTGGCGGTTGAATTCGTCCTGCACCGCGAACGCGGCGACGTTCAACTCGTAGGCGACCTCGCCGAGTTCATCCGTCGTCATCCGGCGGAGGTCTTCGCGGTCGTAGTTGAGGTGGGCGTCGACGTCACGCGGGCAGGGCTGGGGGTAGCCGACCTCCCTGATCTGCTCCCAGAGCATCTCGCCGTAGGCGGCGATGGCCTCTTCAGCCGTCAAGGAGGAGGTCTCGCCACTGCTCGTCTGTTTGGTCATGTCGGAATTCGATGAGGGTGATGCCGTTGGCCTCGCAGAACGACGCCTTCCGGCGGTCCCGGGCCCGCGACTTGTGGAAGCCACGGAGCCCGCCGTGCATGTAGGACGAGGGCTCGTAGTGCTGACGCCCCTGGACCTCGACGGCGAGCTTCCGGGCGGGCACGAGGAAGTCGAACCGCTGGCGGGAGTTCGGCAGGGGGACCTCCTCGTAGACCAGGTCGGTCGCGAAGAGGCCCTTGATCACGGCCCTGGCCCGGAGGTGGAGGCCGGACCTGGGCGTCGCGTCGTCGGCCCTCACCTCGAAGCCCTTGAGACGCCAGACGACCTCTCGGCCGTTGGAGTCAAGCACCCTCATCGCCGGGCTCCTCGTCGAAGGACATGCGGCGGACCTCGGCGTGGAGCTTCCGGCAGACGTCGGGGTTCTCCACGAGGAAGGTGCAGGCCTTGTCCATGCCGTTGGCCTTGGGCGGGTCGTCCCCCAGGAAGTCGAATGACAGCCAGGTCGAACCGTTGACGAGCCCGAGTTCCTTGGCCTGTTCGAGCAGTTCGAACTCCTTGTCGATCCCGTGGTCGTACCGCAGGATGGAGGTGAACTTGGTCCCGGGCGGGCCCAGGGGCGTCCGCTCGACCTTCCAGTGGATCTTCTGGCCCCAGGCCCGGGTCTCGTCGCCCTTGGTGAGGTACTCGACCCACTCGCAGACCATGCCGGTGGACCGGGCGTACTCGACCTTCTTGGGGAGCGAGACGGCCCACTTCTTCTTGCCGCCGATGTTCGTGTACCAGTGGGCGATCCCGATGACCACGTTGTCGTTGATCGGGATGATGGGGGCCATCTTGCGGCAGAACCGCCCGACGAGCCGGGGCGAGCCGCCGACCGGGGGCGACTTGTCGTAGTCCCCCATCTCCATCTCGGAGCTGTCGCTGAGGATCGAGAAGCTGTCGATGATGATCATCGCGTGCTCCTCGGTCTTGATGATCTTCTCGGCGATCTCCAGGTACTTCTCGGCCGTGAGGATCTGGCCCTTGGTCGAGTGGACGATCTCCATCCGGTCGGGGTCGAGCCCCTTGATGCCGGCGAGGTTCATCCGGTAGATGCGGGCCTCGGCGGCGATGTAGAAGAGGCGGCGTCCCATGGCCTGCCAGGCGGCCCCGGCCTGCAAGGCGGTCGAGGTCTTGCCGCAGCCGGCGTCGCCGGCCAGGGTCGCCAGGGTGCCGGTCACGAGCCCGCCGCCGAGGGCGGCGTCGATGGCCGGGCTGATGCTGATGACTTCACGCTTCTTGTCGTAGACGTCGCGTCCGCTGACGATGACGCCTTCGCCGAAGGTCTTGCTGATGAGGGCCGCCGCTCGGGACGGCTTGGACGGGTCGTCTTGTACGACCGCCGCTTCGGGCTGTTTGTTCTTGGCGGGTCGGGCCACTACACTCCTTCGAGTCGGGAACGGATGCTGCGACGGGCTCGGGGCGGGGGCGGGGCCGTCTCGGCGGCGTCGCCGGGGGGAGTAGCAGGGGGTGGGGTCCTCGCCTCGTCGACCTGCTCGCGGGACGCCTCGATCGTGCGGTCGATTCGGCGTTGTTCTTCGGAGGCGAGTTCGCCGAGCTTGGGGTAGGCGAGGGAGCGGATCCAGGCGTTCTTGGTCAGGGCCGCCGAGATCGCCTCGACGTCGTACACCCGGAGGAGGGCCCTGGCGTTGCGGAGCTGGGCCTTGAAGACCTTCTCCCAGCCCGGATCCCTCCAGAACTTGAAGAACAGCGAACGCCCCTGGGCCTGGGCGATCCTCAAGCACATCACCTCGGCGAGTTTCTGCTCCGCCGTGATCTTGCCGTCGGCCCCGTAGTCCGAGTCGTAGCAGGCTTTTCCCATGAGGTTTAATTAAGAATGAGCATTTCGGATTCGGTGTCGATCGGCCGTTCGTCCCGGTCGATCACGGTCAGCTCGGGCACCTTGAAGTGGACGGTCTGGACGGAGTCGCCCTCGACCCAGCCGACCCGGAAGCCGGCGACCTGGAAGGTGCCGGCCCCGACCACCCCGCCGGCCGTCCGGGCGAAGAAGTAGCCGGGCATGTCGGGCGGGAGTTCCTCGATGTGGGAGCGGAACTGGACGCGGAGCCCCTTGATCGACCTCCCCTGCTCCCGACAATGCCGGCCGAGACGGATCCAGGCCGAAGGGGGCTCGACGCCGGGCCGATCGTCGTCGCCGAAGACCGTGGTCCCGTCGTCGAGGACGGCCACCCAGCGGGCCCGGTCGCGGACGTAGTGGTCGTCGACCGTGCAGATCACTTCGGCTTCCTCCGGCGGGCCAACTCCTCGATCGAGCAGGAGTCGACGCCGGGGCGGGCCGACGCCGAGACGCCGATGAGGGACTTGCTGAGGGCGTCCATCTCGCTCGACATCGCCCCGCTGCTCGTGACGGCCGTCGGGCGGGCCGGGGGCGGGGGCAGCGAGGCCAGGACCTCCTCGACCTGCACCTCGGTCAGGCCCGTGTCCTCCGCCAGCTTCGACGTGGCTTCCTCGCGGTTCTGCTCGATGTACTTGACCATGGCCGGGGGGACGGCCGCCTTACGCTTAGCCATTGATGAGGTTCCTGACGAGCTTCTCGTAGATGGTCTTGTGCCGGGGGTTCTGGAGGTAGCTGAGGTAGAGATGGAACTGGTCGAGCGTGACCTGCTTGAACTTGAAGGTCCGCTTCCGCTCCTCGTCCATGTGCTTGAGGAACGTGTGCATGTTGAAGTCGACGCCGAACGGGTCCATCGGGGCCGGGTCCAGCCCGACCGAGTCGAGGAACCGGATGGAGAACACCGTCTCGCCCCCGAAGGTGACGGCCTTGGCCGCCATGTACCGCTCGTCGTCCATCGGCCGCCCCTTGTGGTCGTATCCCTCGACCGAGGCCTCGCCGACGCCCTCGCCGCCCTCCCTGCTCCCGTCTTCTTCCCTGCGGGGCACCCGGTAGAACCCGTCCCCGCTGCCGCTGCGGACGCGATCGTTCATCGCTTCACTTTCTGGAGTTTGAACATCTGGAGGTTGCCGCTCGTCTCGACGTCGACGATCTCGTAGGCCGGGACGTCGCCGGGCACGCCGACCACCGTCTCGCCCTTCACCTCGACGACCTGGGAACGGTCGCCGCACGGGCAGTCGGACCGGAATCGCTTCACCCGCTCCGACTTCTTGACCACCATGACGTCGACGAGCTTCGCGTCGCACGCCTCGCAGACGAGGGTGTAGTGGCCGAGTTCCGACCAGCCCTTCGGGTGCTCAGACCTTTGGTCGATCTGCCTTGCCGACAATCTTGCCAAGGGAGGGGTCTCCGGTTGCGTTCTTGAGGAATTGTTGGACCTTGGCGACGCACGCCTGCCGGTCGTCGGCCTCGATCGCCGCCGCCTCGACGCCGGTCGACTTGGGCCACGGCTGGATCCGGCCCTCGCCGTCCACCTCGTGGAGTTCCCAGCGGATCGAGACCAGGGCGACGTGGCGGGCCGAGTCGTCCTCGGGTGGCTTCTTGGGGAGTCCGGCCATCTCAGCCCCCCGTCGTGATCGAGGGGGTCAGGCCTTCGGTCGTCCGGCCCGTCATGATGTAACGCTCCTTCTGGGCGTCCGTGAGGTTCGCGAGGCCCTTGTTCGGCTCGCCGTCACGCCACCAGGGCTTGTAGGGCTCGGGGACGTCGCCACGCAGGTCTTCCCGCTGGCCCTTGAGCTTCGAGGTGTTGCGGTCGGCCAGGGCCCCCAGGGTCCTCGGCGTGGCGTCGAAGATGGTGGGGGGATGGAGGACTCGTCGGTAGTCCCCACTCTTACACTTAGGACAGGAGGTCAGGGCGTCGTCTCGAATCGACTGCACAACCTCGTCGACGGACTCGCAATCATGACACTTGTAGACGTAAAGGGGCATGGCTCGCCTTCGGCGGGAGCAGGGAGGGCGTTCTGCGTGAATCCTTCGACGACCTCTTCGTAGACGTCGAAATCCATGTAGGAGTTGAAATCGGGGAACGTCGGCACGTTGGTGACCAGGCCGCGAACGCCGTCCGCCCACCTCGGGACCATGTCGAACTCGAACGACATCGGCACGCCCTTGATGAGCTTCCCCTGCGGAGCCCCACCCCCTGCTACCGCCGCCTTGGCGGCGAACGGCAGTGCCAGGAGCGAGGTCAGGAAGCCACGACGGTCTTCCATGATCACTCGTCCTTCAAGATCGCGGCGTACAAGGCCTGAGCGGCCAAGAATCCCATGGTGATGGGACCGCCGAGGACACTTGCGACGAGAATCAGGATTACCAGCACGGTGGCGACGGAGTCCGCCCATCGGCCGAGTCGATTCCGGAAAGAGTCGGCAAGGATGCGTCGGGCAAGTCGCAACTTCGCCGTTTCACTGGCCTCCCACCCAGTCAGAATGATCCAAATCCAAAGACCGATGCAGCCGACGTGGAAGATCGAATAAAGGATCAAGAACAAATTCAGTTCTCCGAGAAGGGCGAATGGGGATCGATGCGGCACCCGACGTCGCCGGGCCAACGCTCCATGAGGCGACGCAGGAACTCTTCGCGGACGATGTCGGCGGCGGTCATGGCCACGGTGGCGACGCCGTCGACGCTGTTGTGCCCGGTCCACCAGCGGGCGAACATCTCGAAGGCCCCTCGGCGGTCGGGGTGGAGGTCGGACTGGCTCTCGTCGCCGTTGATGACGAGCTTGGAGCCCTTGCCGAGCCGCGTGATGATCATCTTGAGCTGCTCGTGGGTGCAGTTCTGGGCCTCGTCCACGATGATGAAGGACCGCTTGAACGTGAGGCCACGCATGAAATCGACCGGCTCGACGATGATGCTCGGCTGGTCGCCGCCGCGACGCCGCTTGAGGTCTTCGGGGGTGAAGTAGCGGCCGAGTTCGATCAGGATGGGCCGCAGGAAGGGGGCGTTCTTCTCCTCGGCGGTCCCGGGCAGGTAGCCCTGGTGGTCGCCGGCCCCGACGCCCGGACGCACGCAGATGATCCGCTCGAACCCTCCCTGCTCCTGGGCCTTGATCGCCTCGGCGGCGGCCCCGCAGGCAAGGTGAGTCTTGCCGGTGCCGGCCGGCCCCATGCAGAAGACGAGCTGATTCCTCGGATTTCGGATGGTCTCCAGGTAGGCCTGCTGGCCCGCCGTCTTGGGCATCACCCTTCGGATGACGTTGGTTTCCTTGCCGCCGCTGACCGTCTTCACCGCGTCAACGCCATCGAGATCGTCGAACAGATTCATGGGACCATCCCTCTGAGGGGGGATTCGGGGACTGCGACGCCACCCTTGTTTACACCCGATCAATTAAGCGACCAGACCTCGACGACGACGTCTCGGCCCGCCATGCAGGAGCTTAGGATGGACAGGATTTCCGGCCATTCGCCGCCGCCCAGGCCCGCCCCGATTCGCGGCATCGCGATGCCGATCTTCTCTTCATTGCCGCTGTTGTAGTTGCCCAGGAAGTCCAGCAGACAGGTGAAGGAGTGCCGGACGGCTTCGTAGTCGACGTATCGGACGCCGGGCTTGCGGCCGTAGCCCTGCTGGGTCGCCATGTTGACGACGGCCTTGATGTGCTCGCCGGGATTCCGAAGGCTGACGAGCTGAATCTGGCCTAGACGCCAGCCTTCGGCCCCATGCTGTTCCAGATAGGCCTTGCGGACCTCGGGGAAGATCCTGGCGATCTGGCCGGCGATACCGCTGCCGAATCCTCCCGAGCAGTTGACGCCGTGGGCGATGATCGCCTGGGTCGTGGAGAAGAGGTCGCCCTTCTTTATGATGATGGGCATCAGGACTCGCCGCCCGACACATTCTTGAACAAGGCTTCCTTGCCGATCCGCTTCTTCAGAACAGCCTCGATAGAGGAGTTGATCTCGTCAACAAGAGTCTCATGAATGGCGTTGATCACCACTCCCACCTCGGCGATCAAATCTTCTTTAAGAGATCGAATCACCTCACTTCCGCACAAGGAGATCTTGATTGGATCAGCCTTCTTGCCGGCGTCGGACGCGGGAACTCCACAGAAGGCCTTGCCCTTCAGTGTGTCGGACGAATACTCGACCTCGAAACCCAACTCGCCCATGTACTGAGTCTCGGCCTGCATGTAGTCCGAGTAGGCCTTCTTGACGACTTCGACGAGCTTCTGGCCGTCGTGGGCGACCCCGGTCAAGGCAAGGGTGCGGGCGGCCAGGGACAGGTTCTCGAACTTCTCTCGCAGGTCGTTGATGTGCTGGGCACGATTCATCGTTGATCCATGTCCTCGACGGTTTTGATGATGTCCATCAGGTGGTGGGTCTGGAGCAGGGAGAGGAAGTCCCGGACCTGGGCCAGCCGTTCGTCCTTGGGGTCTTCGAGCGTGGCCAGGTAGGCGTCGACGAAGGGCCCGACGTAGGCCTTGAGGTGCCGCTGGTAGAGGCTGAGGAGGAACTCGATCACCACGCGGGTCATGATCGGCACGTTGACCCCCATGATGAGGGGCCAGAGGGGCCTGACGACGATCCGCTTGACCATCGGGTACTGGCCCAGCACGTCCTCCTTGCAGACTTCCATGGCCGCCCGGACCTTGGGGGCGATCCGCTCGGCGAGATCTCGCGATGTCATGGGTCGGTCCTGAAATGAGGAGGGGGCGGGAACCTCCCACCCCCTGCTACTCTCCTATTCACATTATAGGATATCAAGCTTCGCAACTCTGACAGGCCAGCAGGCTCGCCCCCAACTCCTGGGCGGCGTTCACGCTGTACTGGTAGTAGAAAGACTTGATCCCCATCCGCCACCCCTCGATGTAGAGGGCGTTCACGTCCTTCACGGGCACCTTGGGATGGATCATGAGGTTGAGGGACTGGCCCTGGTCGATGAACTTCTGACGCTGGGCGGCCTGGACGACCACCTCACGCTGCGAGATCTCGGCGTACGTCTTGAAGACGGCCTTCTCCCGGTCGTCGAGGAAGTCGAGGTGCTGGACCCCGCCGAAGTTCTTGAGGATCGAATCCCAGACCTCGTCGGTGTTCCTGCCCTTCGACTCCAGGAGGGCTTCGAGCTGGCGGTTCTTGAGGGTGAACTTGCCCTTGGCCCGGTCCTGGACCTCGTAGTTGGTCCGATACGGCTCGACGCCCTGGGAGACCTGCCCCAGGATGAACGAGGAGGACTTCGTCGGGGCGACGGCCATCAGGGTCGTGTTGCGTCGGCCGTAGCCCTTCAGGACCTCGGGCTCCCCGAACATCTCCGCCAGCCTCGCCGAGGCGGCGTAGGCGTCGTCGCGGATGGCCCGGAACAGCTCGACGTTGAGGTACTTGGCCTCCATCGACTCGAAGGGGATCATGCGGAGTTGGAGCAGCGTGTGCCAGCCCATGACGCCGATGCCGAGGGCCCTGTGGCGTTCCGCGAAGCGGACGGCCCGTTCCATGTAGGGCAGGCCGCCGGCCTTCTCGATGAACTCCGACATCACGGCTTCGAGGACGAAAGTGGCCGTCTCGACGGCGTCCGTCCCCTTCCACTCGTCGTAGGTGGCGGCGTTCATGCTGAGGAGGTCGCAGACGAACGACTCATCGGGGCCGTCCGGCAGGAAGATCTCGGTGCAGAGGTTCGAGTGGGTGATCTTGAGTCCGGCGTCCTTGTAGGCGTCGACCGTGGCGTTGTTGGCGTTGTCCGTGAAGAACAGGTACGGATAGCCGACGTTGGCCCGGCTCGCCAGGACCTTGGCCCAGACCTTCCGCTTGTCAAGGTCCCCGGCGATCATGGACTCCATCCAGGCGTCGGAGATGGTGACGCCGAACGAGATGTCCTGGATCGGCGAACCTTCGGACTTGATCGCCAGGAACTCTTCGATGTCTCCATGATCGATCGGAAGGTAGGCGGCGAAACTGCCACGCCGCGTGCTCCCCTGCGAGATGACGCCGACGAGGGTCTGGAACATCTGCATGAAGTGGACCGACCCGGACGATTTGCCGTTATCCCGGATGTCGCTCCCGCGTGGACGAACCTCGCCGAAGTAAGCCGACGTGCCGCCGCCGTACTTCGACATCATGCCCACCTCGGCGTGGGTCGACAGGATCGAGGAGACGGTGTCCTCGATATGGGAGCCGAAGCACGAGATCGGGAGGCCGCGATCCGTGCCGAAGTTCGACCAGATCGGCGACGAGAGCGAGAACCACCCCCGGGCGACGGCGTGCTCGACCCTGCCGGCCAGTCCGGGGACGCCGATCCGACGCTCGACCTCGCTGGCGATCACCCGCACGCGATCGGGCACGGTCGCCCCTTCCAGCAGGGCGAACGATTCGAGGAATTTACGCGACAGGTCGTTCAGCCAGACATACTCGGGCGGCGTCATGCGAAGAGGTCCTCGGCGGTGTAGGATTGGACTTTCTTGGAGTAGGAGACGGGCCGTTTGTGGAAGAAGTCCGTGTCCACCGTGGCGAGGATCTCGACGTTGAACCACTCCAGTTCCTTGAGGGCCTCGCGATCGACTTCGAACGCGGGACGTCCCCCGATCATCTCCAAACTCTCGTTGAAGCGGTGCTTGATGAATTCCTTGAGCGTGGCCTTCGAGAGGCACTCCAGCTCGCCCTTCTCGAAGATCCAGTCGATGATGGCACACTCGGCGTCGTAGGCCTTCTTGCAGGCCCGCTGGAGCTTCTCGTAGAAGCCCTCGTGGAACCACTCGGGGCACTCGGCCTTGATCTGCTTGATCAGCCACACGCCGAACAGGGCGTGGATCTGCTCCTCCTTGAGGGTGGCCTGGACGACGTTGTCCACGTCCTTGAGGAGGTTGTAGTATTTGTTGAAGCTCTTGATGACGGCGAACTGGCTGAAGAGGCTGACGTTCTCGATGAAGATGCTGAAGAGGGTCAGCGAGAGCGTGTAGTTCTCGTTCGAGTTGTCGGCCGCCCCCTTGAGATACTTCGTCAGGTAGTCGACCCTGTCCTGGATCACCGGGTTCTGGAGGAGCTGCTCGAACTCCCCGTTGAAGCCCAGGACCTCCAGGAGGTGGGAATAGGCGTCGGCGTGGCGGACCTCGCTCTCGCCGTAGCTGATGCCGACCTGTTCGATCTCGGCCTTTGGGAATCGGTCGCCGATCTTGGTCCAGAAACGCTTGACGCTGACCTCGATCTGCGAGATGGCGAGAAGGGTGTTCTTGATCGCGTTACGCTGGACGTCGTCGAGCTTGACGTGGAAGTCCTGCACGTCGCTGATGAAGTTCCACTCGCTGACGAGCCAATAGCTGTGGTTGATCGCGTTCTTGAACTCCACGGCCTCCGGATACTCGAAAGGCTTGAACGCGACCCGACGGTCGAAGATCCCCAACGCTCCACCCCGTAGACGAAAAAAGCCAGGACGGAGCCCGGCTGCTGACGAATGAACCTATGAACTTATTGTAGGACGACTAGGCGAGGAACCCGTGCCGCTTCAGGTCGCTGATGAAGTTTCGGTCGACAATCCAGCCGAGATCCGGCCTCGTCCGCCTAATAGTTACCCCGTACTTCGCGACGATCTCGGCGAATCGAGCGTCCTCGTTCATGGCCGCGTCGGAGAAGCCGCGACGGTCCGCCATCACCCAGTCCAGGACGCCGTGCTCGGCCAGATAGAGGGCACAGTCCGAGCAGCACTGGCCCGTCACGTACGCCCTCGCCGTGCCCAGCGAACGCAGGTCCACCGTGCTGTTGTCCACGGCGTTGCGTTCCGAATGGGATATCAGCGAATAGAGCTTGGGTTTGGTCGTCGCCAGGGCGAGGTCGTCGGACCCCGGAGCGAACCCGTTGTAGCCCGTCCCGAGGACGTGGTGCGTCGCCTTGTCCACGATGACGCAGCCGTGCTTGGTCGACAGGTCGGGGCTGCGACGCGAGGCCAGGAAGGCCAGGCCCATGAAGTAATCGTCCCAACTAGGCCGGGAGAGAGTAGCAGGGAGGGCGGGACCAAGGCGGAAGCCGAAACGCCGGCCGAGGGACGCCAGGACGGCACGGAGATTACGCAGGATCGTCACGGAAGTTATTTCCCATAGGAGAACATTCGGCGGTATTCTTCTTCCTCGGCGGCCGTCGGCTCGTAGGGGATCTTGTCGGGGTCGAGGTGGATGATCGAGTCGACTGGCGGCTCGTCATCTGGCTGGGGCGGACATGAAGATCCGCCGTAGATCGACCCACCCATCGAAAGCCAGTCTCGTAGAGAGACGACGGAAACGAACGGCAACGGCTCAAGCAGCATGGCTTTACCCTTCGGACTTGAGTTCTTCGACGCATGCCATGACGTCGCCCACCGTGAGGCTCCTCCCGAGGCCCAGGACGGCCGCGTAGACCTCCTGGACGCTCAGGCCGCTGCCGGAGTCGGCCACGGCGTGCTTGACGATCCTGCGGACCTTCCAGCGGGCCAGGAGGCCGGGGTCGCGGCACTGCTCGACGGCCGACGCCGGGTACAACTGCCAGCACTCATAGGCCAGCAGGATGAGCTTCAGGATGGCGACCACCAGGACGACGTCGACCTGCTTGGGGGAATTCGAACCGCTGTCGGACGGAATCGACGCCAGGACTTGCGAGGCCAATCTTGTGATTGTCATTCAATCGCCACCTTAGTGCCCGGAATACACCAGGACACATTGTCAGGAAAGAAACCACGGCTCAAATCTTTGCGTCTCAACCTAGCCTTGATATCAGGTGCATCTCCAACATCATTGAAAAACGCCATAATGTCATCACGCCACGGTTGATGAACATCGATTCCGTTCTCTCGCGATCTCCTGAGCATCCCGTAGTAAGCGTGCCACTCCTTGGTATTCACTTTGTTGTGATCGGGCTTCAACAACAACGGCGTCGTCAGTGCCTCCTCGTCCGTCCAGCCATTCTTATGGCGGTTCCAGAGCACCTGATACGACACGCCGATTTCTTCCGCCCATTCCGACGCCGGCAGAGTCCTCCCGTTGTATGAGATGAACCAGGTGAGTTCTCTGTTGTTGGTGTTATCTCTCGGTGTTGACCAGGAGAGATTGTTCGGCATGCGGTTGGTCCGGCACCACTCGCAATCTCCGCAAGTATAAGATCCCGTATTGTCCCTCCGATCGATCTGATGCCGAGAGTCAGGTCTCGGACCTACGACCTCAAGGAACTTGGCGAAGTCGTTTTTAATGCCGTCGCAAACCACCACGGGGATGGGAAGCCTTCCCCCATATCGATGGTAGGCATGGTGGTTGGGATTGCCACATCGTTCAAGGATCCCGTACCAAACTCCCCACTCCGGAGATTTTTCCTTACGTGTGGCATGTCCGTGTTTGGTATTTCGTCTGATCATCCTTTCCGACGTCAGGCACCCGCACGATCGAACATTTCCACGACGTAATTCACCGCCGGCCGACACATGCCAGGATTGCTTGGGGCAGGTACATCGACACAGCCAAACTCGATCGCCGTTCGACGCCCTGCCCCATTCTCTGACAACTTTCAGGCGGCCAAATTCGCGGCCGACCATCTCAATCATCAAGTTGCCTCACCAAAGATCGAAATGCGATCTGTCCAACTTCTGAGCCGGAAACCCATCAAACATACTGTAGACGAAGCTATCGCCCTGCTTGAGCATGGCGTCGATCGTCTCGGGACGTACCCGCAAGGTGCCCTTCGGCCAGAGGATCGTAGGATCGCGTAGGTCACGCAATTGTCCGTGAACGTCTCCCCAACTATTGAAGACGCACGCATGCGGAGGAATGCCGTCGCCTCCGGTGTCGACGCCCAGGATGGCCATCTGATGGTTCCAGGTGCCCTGTGCCCTCATGAAGCCGGAAGAATCGGCGTTCATTTGAAATCCGTAGTTGGATGCTACGGAAACGCCGTATCCATTCTTCACGGCGTCACAGCAGGCGTCCCATCCTGGAACAAGCGAAGAACTCTTGACAAGATGCTTCTTACCCTCGGTGATGAAATTTGCCGGCGGACCACTGCCTCGGCCCCAGGACCTAGCCAAGGATCCGCTGTAAGGGGGCACGCCCTCACCATCGGCGGCCAAGGCTCCATACTGCAAGACGCCTCGACTCCCCCAGACGCCGAGCGACCCGTCCGTCAGTCCCAGACGAGTTCCTCCGATCTGGACGCGAGAAATGCCGTAGAAGTATGGGGGAAAGGTGTCATGCCATTCGTAAAACTCGCCATTGAGGATCGGCAAGCACTGAGTCGCATTGATGGCGTTACGAATACCCCAACTTACGCAGTCACCTATAGCTTGTGCAATGTTCGGCCAGTCTTTGCCACCACTGATCTTTCTGTAGAGTTCCCAGAGCATGACACGGGCGGGCTTCTCACCCTGATCGCCCACGATACGGAACGTCGGAAACTCGTCACCCCAGAGATCGAAGGCCTGACGCAGCAGGTCCGGACGCTCCTGGCCGACGTATCCGCACAACTCCTGGACCGGGAACGACCCGTGCTCATTGACGATGACGTCGGACATGGAAACGGCTCCCCTGTGCATAAAGGCGTGATTAGACCATCACACATAAATACGCCGGGGAGCCGATCTTCACTTCTTGGGGATCGCGGCGAATCCCTTCGCGGCCTCGTCGGCGGCGGCCTTGAAATCCTCGGCCGTCCGACAGGTGCCGTTCTGGTAAAGGGTATAGAGATACCCGCTCATCGTCGACTTGAGGGTCTCGATCTTGGAGGTCGGCACCCCGCTGGAGGCCAGGTTGTCGTTCGCGAGGGTCTTGGCCGTCTGCAAGATCGTGTTCACGTCCCGCATCTGCGAGAGGGCCGCGATCTGAGACGAGACGGTCTCGTAGGTGACCTTCAACGCCTGCGAGACCTTGTATTTCTCCTCGCCGGTCAGGCCCTCATAGGTTTTCATGTAGTCGTAGAGCATCTTGGAGATGCCGTACTTGCCCGGATCGAAGGTCGGCTCGGGATCCGGCTTGGGGGTCGGAGGGTCCGGATTCGGCGGCGTCGGCGGGGGCGGATTCGGGACGTCCGGCTCGGGCTTCGCCCCGCCCCCCACCTTGATCGTCTTGACGGAGATCTCGGGGCTGTCGATCTCGGGGTTGACGAGGGCCGACTTCCCTTCGACGGTCTGCTGGGTGCCGAAAAGGCAGTCGACGTCGAGGAAGACGTTGTAGGTGGCCGGCTTCATCCCGGCCGCGAAGAACAGCTTGGAGCCGTCCGGCCAGACGATGACGTTGTCCTTGGGCTTGCCGTCCTGGACCACGGTCCACTGGAACTTGACCTGGACGAGGCCCTCGGGGAACTTCGTCCGGTCGAGGTTGGCCGACACGACGATCATCTCGCCGGGGTCAACCTCCTCCTGGCTGACGATGTCGACGGTGGGCAGCACGTAGGTGGAGCCGCGAAGTTCGACGGCGTCGATGCCCTGGGCCTTGAGGATCCGGGCGGCCTCGGCCTTGGAGCCCTTGACCTCCAGGATGGTCTTGGGGGCGTCCTGGAAGCCGACGACGCCGAGGCAGAGGACGAGGCTGAAGATCGAGTTCATGGGGTCCTTTCGGAATTATTCGTCGGGAGTTTCGCCGTCTTCGCCCACCCCCTGCTCCTCTTCGGCCTCGGCCGTCTGGGGAGCAGCAGGGAGGGCGGGTTCGTCGACGGCCGTTTCGGCGGAGGCGGGGTCTTCGGTCGACTCAAGCTTGTCGATGTCGGCCTGGATGTCGGCGAGAGAAGGCCCGGGGACGATATCGGTCAGGTCGACCTCCTCGGCGGGGACCTCGACCGTCTCGACCAGTAGTTCGTCGGCGTCGGTTTCGGGCGAGGGCACCAGGTTCTCGAAGAAGGTCGGCGGCAGGACGAGGTTGACCTGGCCGGTGTAGACGGGGGGCGTGTCGAGGACGTTCTCGGGCTTGGCGGGGTCGATGGGCTGGCTGGACATCAGCAGAACTCCTGGAATTGTCGGTCGGCTTTCTTCTTCATCTTGGCCATCGCGGCGTGGTAGACGCCTGCGGCCTCCTCGGGACTCATGGACAGGGCCTCGCCGATCCGCTTGAAGGTCATGTCGTCCCGGAATCGCATGTCGACGACGGCACGTTCGCGGTCGTCCAGATGGGCCAGGAGCCGGCCCGCCACCTCCTGGGCGTCGAGCCGGGCCTCCAGGTCCTCGAACGGCCGGGATTCGACCGGCCCCGGCGGGGCCTCCCTGACCTTCCGCATGAGCCGACGCTTCCGGAACTCGGTCCGCTGATGCGTGATCATCATGCGGCGGACGCTGAAGTACAGCGACGTGACGAATTTCCGGCGGCTGTCGGGCTTGTGGCCGATCAGGGTCTTCATGAGGGCGATGCGTCGGATCTGCTCGCCCTCCTCATGGGTGATATAGGGCACGAAGGGCAGGCACGCCCTCGCCATCATCTTGACGTTGTTGGGATTCTTCCAAGCGGCCTCGAAAGCCTCGTCCGTGATTCGGGCCTCAGAGGTCGTAGTAGACCTCCCCGCCCACGGCCGTCTTGGCGTTCACGTAGTCGGCCAGGCGTCGCACGACGGCCCGGTCGTCGCCGCTCCGGACGAAGTCGACGGAGCCGTTGGGCAGGGCCAGGAGGGCCCAGAACTGCCCCTTCTCCCTCGCCTCGGACTCCACCTCGACGATGGCCCGGTCGACGTCCGGCCTCCCGTCCCGCGAGGAAGGGTCGGCCCCGAGGAGCCGCTCGATCCCACGCCGGATGCGGCTCGTGTTCCAGCCGCCGGCCGCGAACGCCTTGCCGAACCCCACCTTGAACCGATACCGGGTCAGGACGTCCAGGGTCTCCACCCCGGGGAACTCCTCGATCTCTTCGAGGACCTCCTCCGAGATGTTGAAGTTGGCGTGGCCCGTCCAGAAGTCGAAGGCCTTGGTCGTGTCGGCGGCGATCTTGGTGGGCACCAGGCCCGCCGAAGTCGGGATCAGGACCGGGAGGGCGGCCAGGCGATCGGGCCGGACGAACCCGTCCTCCACCTCGTCGCCGTCGTCGTCCTCGTGGTCGGCCCCCATGTACTCGGACGGCCGGGCCTCGTCCTCGGGCACCCACTCCCTGCTCCCGCCCAGCGGATGCTGCCAGTATTCCCAGCGGATCTTACGAACCGGCTCCATGAATCAGTTCCATGATCTGTCGTCCTTCGAGGGCGGCGTTCATGTCCAGCCCGAAAGTCTTTTCCGGAAATCCCCGCAGTTTTGCGAAGAACTCTCCCTGCTCCCGCTTGTTGTCGACCCCCTCGGCGATCAGGGCGTGTCGAAGGTCTTCCTCGTCGTATCCGTCCAGGAAGTCGCGAAGGACCGCCATCTCCATCCGCGTGAACGAGACGGCGTCGAACCGATAGTCCAGGAAGGCCTCGAAGCAGATCGGGGCCACCTTGTGGACGATGCCGGCGATCACGTCGGCGAACGACCGGGTCTGGGCCTGGGCGTCGGGCTTGCACCTCAGCGACAGGAAGTGGAACAGGTTGTGGAGGTCCATCTTCCAGTTGAAGTAGGTGTAGGTCGACAGCGGCAGGTCGATCCGGGCCATCTCCCGGGCGATCCCATCCGCCAGGTTCTCTTTGTAGGACGAGAACGCTTGGCGGGCCAGGAAGTCGTGCAGCTCGACGAAATCCTCGTACTGGGCCGGCGAGACCGGGCCTCCGCTCCCCTGCTTGTTGTCGGACGACTGGAAGCAGACCTCGGAGGAGCAGGGGGTGTAGACGACGTCCGGCAGTTCGACGTATCGGCCGGAGATCTCATTGGCGTTGCTCGTGCGATGTCTCATCCACTGCCGGGCCACGAAGATTGGCATTCCGATGTGGAAGCTCAGCTCGGTGGACTCGAACGGCGAGGTGTGGCGATGCCGCATGAGGTAGCGGAGAAGGCGTCGGGTGTCGGCGATGCTGCGGGCCTGCGGGGCGATCTCGTAGGAACCTCGGGCGAACCGTTCCACGGCCAGGTCCCCGCCCATGTAGTCGGTCAGGGCGACGAAGCCGTGGTCGAGTACGGGGAAGTACCTATCGAGGATCTCGTCGGCCGCCGGGATGGCGAGTCTCGGCACGTCAGTCCTCCGACGGCCGGTAGCCGTGCATGATCCGGGCGACGGCCTCGGTCGGGGGGACGACGGGGTCGTCACGCCGGGCCCGCATCTTCTCGTTCATGAAGCCGGCCATGTGACGCTTGATCTCCCGGGCGTCGCCCTGGGCGTCCATGACCTCGGCGAACCCGTCGACGGCCTCGACGATCTGGGGGATGCAGGACCCGATCTGGAGGTGGGTGATCAGGCCGGCGAAGGCCTTCAGGTCGGTGTCGGGGCCCCACTCGGCCAGGAAGGTGGGCTCGTCGCCGGCCAGCTCGACCACGATCCGGGCCAGGATCTCGTCGTCCGCCTCCACCTCGATCTCGATCTCTTCGCTCATGAGAATCCTTTCAGGACGAGACGACCAGGCCGAGGGTCTTGAGGGCGGCCAGGATGTCCTGGAAGGCCCCGAGCTGGTCGGCCGGGGTGAGGACGAGGCGGCTGTAGGCACGGGCGACGAGTCCGCTGGCTTCGAGGTAGTCGGCGGCCGTCGCGTCCTTGAGGCCCCCCTTGACGCTCGTGCCGAGGCCGAAGAGGGACGCCGCCGCCAGCAGGTCGGTCACGCCCCCCTGGATGTCGCGGGGGTCGAGGACGAACTTGCTGTAGGCACGGGCCACGAGGCCGGTCCCCTGCAACACGTCGGTCGGGGCGAAGGAGGTAGAGGGATCGGAGATGAAGTCGAGGAACGTCACGGGCTTGGACATGGGTTTCACACCAATGTGGGGTTTTGGATTTTGGGATACTGTCGGTTGTAGATCCGGACCGTCGGCTTGCCGCCGAAGCCCTTGTGGGTGCCGTACTCGCCGTACCGCAGGATCCGGTCGATCCCGTGGCGGTCGAGCAGCATGAACCAGGTTCCCCTGGGGAGGGACATCTCGACCTCGACGTCGGGGTCGCCGTTGCCGCCCACCATGTACGAGGGCGTCGCCACGACGAGGAGCCGGGCGTCCTTGGTGTCCAGGTAGTTGACCAGGTCGGCGACCTTGAAGGTCAGGAAGGCCTGGGAGGGGGCGTACTTGACCTCGACCGGGTAGGAGCCGGACGGCCCCGTCACCTTGAAGTCGAGCAGCCGATTCCGCCAGCCGCCGTCGACGACCAGGCGGCCCTCGTTGTCGAGTCCGAGGTCTTCGAAGGCCTCCCCTGCTCCTCCGAAATGCGGCCAGCAGGCCTCGAAGAGGAGGCGTTCCCGGACGGTGTTGTCGTAGAGGCCCAGGGCGAATCGGCCGAGGCTCCGCTCGTCGCGGCGGTGGCGGAACTTGGCGAGGGCGTGGGGCGGGAGGGAGGCGGCGATCGAGTTGATCTGGTCGAAATAATCCCGGCGGGAGATTTCGCTTCGCTTCAGCCTGTCGAAAATATCATCGAGGGTTTTCTGGACGTCCAACAGCGGGGCCGCCGTGCCTCACGCATTCCGCGTTCGCCTCCGCCGGATTCTGCGGCGGGTTCGAAAGGGACGGCCGGGCGAGGAGCGTGTCCAGGCCCGGCCGCGTGCGTCACGGGAGGAAGGTGCCCTGGTTGGGGCCGTGGCCGTTGGGGGCCAGCTCGACCTGGGCGGGCCGATTGCTGCGGGCCTGCTCATAGGCGGCGAAGTCGGCGAGGACGCCGTTCAGCGTGGCCAGCGTCATGCCGGTGTCGCGGAGGATGCCGTCCTTGTCGAACAGCCCGGCGGTCCGCTTGAAGAACCAGAGCAACTGGTTGATCACGAGCTTGGCGGCGGCGGTCTCGGCCTCGGCGGCGTCGATCAGGTCTTGCATTTCTTCTTCAGTCACTTCGGATCTCCAGGCTGTTTTCGTCTCGGGGTGGCGGGTTGAATTTGACCATGCGTGGGGCCGGAGCCCTGAATTTCGTCATCTTTTCGGGGGTGCGGACGATCGGCTCGGGCTTTTGCCATCCATCCTCTTGGAGGATCTCCTCGACCAGGGCCCACACATCCAGGATTCTAGGACATGAGGAAAAGTTCTTGGCGGCCCTCTTGGCTTCGAAGCGGCGGAGACGCTCGGCGTCGCGGTCGCTGTAGATGTGGTCGGACGTGGCGACGTGGGGATCACGAGACGGACGGTGGCTCATGACGGGCGGCTCCTGGATGTTCGGCGTCGAATCCTTCGTCGGACCCTGCGGTCTGGCTGATCGTGAGATGGCATCCTCCTCATGGATGTGCCGCCACTTTATGCGAGAGCGTCCTTGCACGCAAGCAAAATGCGGCTTCGACGACCGTTTTCGAAAAGAAACGGGAGGGGGTTCCATCCTGCACCCCCTCCAGTTATATTATAGGATACGAACTCTCGCCTGTCAGCGAGGATCGACTCCGACATAGAACCGCTCATACCCCTTGGGGATCATGGCGGACGGGATCACCTCGCCGGTCTTCCAGTTCTTGGAGTACGGCATGGTGGTCGGAGTGCCCATCACCATGTTGGGGATGCCACGCGGACCCGACTGGTCCGGCCTGAACGTCGGGCCGCCGATCTTCGGTGCCCTTCCCTCCTGCACGGCCGACATGGGGGTCCGCTTCTCTCTCGGGCGTCCCGCCGAGGCGTCGACGGCGGCCTTGTAGGCCTCGACCCGCCGCATGGACTCCATCTCGGCCATCATCTGGCGGGCCATGGCCTCGTCGCGGGCCTGCTGGTTGTGGCGGGCGTAGGCGGCCCGCTTGCGGGCCATCCGCTCCTTCACACTCTGGGGCTGGGACTGGGCCCGGACGTCGGCCCCGACCAGGACGGCCGAGGCGGCGACGACCAGGGCGAGGATGCGATGCTTCATCAGGACTCCTCCGTTTCGGATTCGGGTTTCCGGGGCTTGCGGGGACGGCCCGGCTTCTTGGCCGGCACGCCGTCCTTCTGCTGCTTATAAGCCTTCCAGCGGCCCTTGTCCACTCCCAGCGTGCTCGCACTCAGGATCTCGATGAGTTCCGCCGGGACTCCGTCGACTTTCTCGAAAAATTCGCCGTCGGGCTTTTTGAGGGGTTGGTCCTTGCGGAACATGTCCGAGAAATAAGATTTGGCGAACTTGTACATGTCGCGACGCTTGTCCTCGGCCGACGTCCCCTCCAACTCCCGGTCGAAGACCAGGGAGGCGTGCTCGACCATCCGCTGGAGTTCCTCGTCGATCGGGTCGTCGTCCATGCCGATGGCGGCCAGCCTCCAGGCGAAGCAGTTGGCGATGCCGCAGATCATGTGGGAGCCGTACCGGGTGCCCCCCTTCGAGGTCGGCGACAGGGCCGAGCCCGGCATGAAGAGACGCTTCTCGGAGTTGGGGTTGGCGGGGTCGGACGGCTCGCCGCGTTCCTCCAGCAGTTGGTAGGCCTGGACGTAACGCTCGGCCAGCCATTCGGGCGACCTCTCGAAGTGCATCGCGATCAGGCTGCCGCCGTACACCGTGGTCGCCAGCGACGACGAATTGTCGGCGATGAGGGAGGCGTACTGCACCTTGTTCATGGCGGCCTCGTCGAACGTGACGAAGTTGCCCAGGTGGCTCCGCGTGTCCTTGGCCAGGAGGTGGACGGTCTCGGTGGCGTGCTTCACGACGGGCAGCTTCTCGTCGTCGTAGTCGCCCGACGCGATCGACATCGACTTGACGAGGTTCCGGCTGGCCGCCTTGCCCTTCTGGAAGTTCAGGAAGTCCTGGGGGAGGTGCTTGGGCGACAGCGACAGCTTGATGTTGATCGGCAGGGCGTCGATGCGACGCATCAGGTCCTCGTCGCCCTGGGCCTCGGCGAAGAAGAGTTCGAGGGCTTGGCGGCGATGATTGGCGTCGGGCAGGGGCAGTTTGCGGTCGGTCGTCGCCGTCACCTTGACCCAACGGGGCCCGCCCTCCTCGGTCGGCTCGGAATACTTCAGCCTATTGAGGTGCCAGTCCTCGATCGCCACCTCCCAGGTCGTGGGCGTGTAGGTGTCGTCCTTGATGGCTTCGAGCAGGGCACGGACGTGGGCCTTGGTCGTCTTCCGCTGCCACCCGCCGAGTTTCTCGTAGTCGTACTCGCGGACGTAGATCAGACGCTTGAGGTAGCCGAACGGCACGACCATCGAGCTGAAGGGCCGGTCCTTCTCGGGGTCGTCGGTGACGTTCCAGACGTAGACGGGCCCGTCGAGTTCGAACGTCTCGACCTTGGGGACCTCGGCCTTCGGCTTCGTCTTCGGCTTGGCGGGGGTCTTCGCGGCGGCCATGCGGCCCTCCTCGTGGATGATCGTGGGTGCGGCGGGCCGCGTCGAGCGGACGCCCTACACAATCAATCTACGCGGAGCGGCGAAAAATACAAATTGGATTTCGAGTTTTTCTTCAGTCCTGGATCTTGGACTCGATCTCGGCCTTCAGGTCGCCGACCTCGGGAGGGGCCATGCCGATCGCCACGGGCCCGTCGATGACCTTGTAGGCCTTGAGCGTGAGCGACTTCCACTCGGCGGATTCCTTGACGGCCCGCTCGTACTCCGCCCCCGTCACGATGTAGCCGGCACCCCAGGCCAGGACGACGGCCACGAGGACCGCGATGGCCCCGCCCTTGTTGACCCAGTCGTACAGCCCGTTCGCCACCGTCTGATTCACGTCAGGCATGGACAGTCCTCTTCCCTCGGCATTCCCGGCAGACCTTCGCGTAGCGGCAACGCCGACACCCCGACGTGCCCCCGCATCCCGAACATACGCCGGTGCCCTCGCACTCGGGGCATTCGAAGGGGGAAGCCGCCACGGGGATCGCCGCCAGGGCCTCGGCCAGGGACGAACAGGACGGGCAATGGCAGCGGGCCTCATTCGCCACGGCGGGCCCCCTCGATCTTGTGGGCCAGGTCCTTCACCTCGTTGGCCACCAGGGCCAGGCCCGACGTCATCTCGTGGACCTGGTCCCGCGTGTCCTTCGCAAGGCTCTCGATCTGGTGCTGGAAATTCTGCGACACGTTGGTGATCTGGGCCTGGAAGCTGTTCGTGAGGGCCTGGACCTGGGCCTGATGGTTGGCGATCACCGTATCCATGCGGGCGTTGTTCTTGTCGACCGCAGCCTGGTCCTTCGCGTCGCGTTCGTTGAGGTAATACCGGAAACCCCAGAGCATCAGGAGGACGACGCCGACGGTGCCCCCCTGCTGCCAGACGTGGACCATGTCGCCGAAACCGCCGGTCACGTTCGCCAGGATGTACATCGTCTCGCCCTTCGCACTGGAGGAAAATGTATTCCCGCCGACGCGGCGGCGACTCCCCTATTGAATACCCCTGGCGTCAACGCCTAATAAAACCTAGCACTTCGTCGGGATACAGCTTCTCGACGTCGAAGCACATCCAGCGTTTGTGGTGGTTGAACGAGGCGGAGAAGGCGATCTCGTCGAGGTATCCGAGGACCCCGTCCATGTCGTCGAAGAAGAGTTCGTGGGGCAATTTCCCGAACAGCCAGTCGGGGATCGCCGCCTTGCCCTGCTTGCACCAGACCAGGACGGGCTTCTTCTGGTCGTTGGCCCGGGAGATCTCGTCGTAGGTGCCGCAGGCGTGGACGTCAAGGTCGACGAGGGCCACCAGGAAGTCGGAGACGTTGACCATCCGCAGGTCGATGGCGTGGATCTTCTTCATGATCGAGGCGAAGTCGTCGTAACCGGCCGGGCCCTTGAAGGCGTGGCGGGCCTTTCGGCTCTCGTCGTCCTCGTGGGCCTCGTCGATCGGCTTGTCCATCGGGTCGAGCACGACGATCCCGCGACGGTGGAGTTCCGGGGTGATGCGTCGCCGCCATTCGCGGCCGGAATTCGGGCATCGGTCGATGGGGCCGGCGAGGTAGGCTCTCTGGCCCAACAAACGCGAAACGGTTTTCAATTTCCTGGACATGATTTCTCCAACGAGGGCGATCCGGTCAAGCCACAACCTGTACGTAGGACGGGATCGGCCGCCTGCGGCGGCGGAGCAGGGAGGGCTGGGCCTGTGCGTTGCGGCGACGTCGTCATGTCCCCCACTCCCTGCTACTCTTCTCCGTCCGGGCTGATCAGGATGGGGGCGACGATCTCTCACGAGGGTCGCGGAGCCGATCCCCGGGGCGGCCTTCCGGGGGAGGAGCAGGGAGTTCGGGGGAGGGGAAGATTTTCCACGCGGCTTGGCACGAGAGAACGGCACCGTTTTTGCTATTAATACTTCTTGGAAGCTTTATTGCCCGAAGGGCATAAAGCTCCAAGAAGAAGAAAGGTATGCCTCCCTCTCCCCTCCGAGCTTCTTTCCGGAATTCCCAAAGTTTTTTCCGAGATCGCCGCCCTGCCCTCCCGGCCCGTCCCGCCGCCGGTCTTGATGCGAGGCGTCCTAGAATAGTTATACCGGGGCACTGGGTCATGATGCCGCCGTCGGGATGTGGGTCCAGCCGAGACGAGTCGACCGTCGAGGCCGTTCCTGGGGTGCCCGAAACCAGTTCCGCGTCCCAGACGCCGGGTTGATCGAGAGATCGCCACGCCGTCCGGTCGCGACGTTCGAGGATCCGAGCCTGTCAACGCGGCGTCCGACTGAGACGCCCGGCTCGGCCCGTCCGTCGCGTCGGCCCGGCGGGGTAGTCTCCCTCGGTCGGCCCGACGGATGGAGACGCGGTTGACCATCAAGACGACTCTTCAACGTGATGACAAGTGGATTTTTAGAAGGAATTTCTCGTGGCCGATTGTCAGACCTGGATGTTCAACCCCGGCAAGCCATGCTGCGGCGACGACGGACTCAAGTGCGGCGTCCCCCTCTTCCCGGGTGACACGCCGAACACCTGGATATACTCGCCCGTCGCCTCGGCTTCCGTAGCGGGCCGTGGGAACGTGTCCCTGGCCTTCAGGTACGCCCCTGACGGGAATCGGGGCTACTGGCGATCGTCCGTCGTCCGGTTCGACAGCGACCATGTCGTGAAGGTCGATCGTGATGGGAACCCCGTCTCGATCGGCCCCGGCGTCTCCGGCTTCCGGATCTTCTTCCGTGGGTCGTCTCGCAACCCCCTCGGGTACGAGGCCCAGCTCGTCTACATGACGGCCTTCAGCCCCCTCGACCCAGCGACCGGCGAGCCGTGGCCGAATCCCACGTCGATCAGCCAGGGGTTCCTTGACGTCGGCAGCAGGTATTTCCGGATCGACGGGCCCGTCGTCGACGGCGGTGATCCCTTCTCGTTCTTCGGCATGAAGCGTGAGTATGAACCGGGTGCCGATGGGCCTTCGTTCGGCGTCTCCGCGTCCGGCCTCTTCGTCGGCACCTCCTTCGGATCGATCGCATTCAACTCCGCTTTGACGAGACCCGTCGGATCGTCGATCAATTACGGCGGCACGCCGAGGTTCTTGGCGTCCTCTCCTCCGACCGTCGCTTCAAGTTTCGGAGTCTCAACCCAGACGGCCGACGCGAGCGAATGCTGCCGTCCATGGTGCCAGACCTGCCAATGCTTCCTGGATTACTTCGCCACGGTGGACGACGGCAACGGAGTCTGGTGGCTCAATCGGACGAACACGCAGTCTGGCATCGCCGGGGGTAGGAACGTCTACACGGGGAGTGGATGGAAGCACACCGGGCTGTTCTACCCGGACTATCCTGGTTCGACCAAGTTGTTCGAGCGTTTCAGTAATTACGACTTCAACGTCTACTGCTGCGGTGATTCCATCAAGCTCGCCGTGCAGTACAACCTCTACGAATACGGCGTTGGGCTTGGCGGGCAGACCATCATCTACACGCGGAACATGGTGCCCTTGTATAAGCAGTTCGTCCTAACGGGCGACCCCGGTTCCGGTCAGATGTCGCTCGAACCGATGGATGGCGTCTACACACAGAACACCTACTCGCCGCCGAGCGTCCGGGACGCCTGCACGAACCTCGTCAAACTCGACGTCGATGCCTACAACGCCCTCTACTCGAACAACCAGACCTTCCCTCACACGATGTTCGTGCTGGACCATGACGGCGGTCCGAACATGCCGGTCACCGGCGGCACGGTCGCCATCCGGACGATGGACCAGCGTCGTGTCGTGTGCTGTCGCTATCCCTTGCCGAAGAAGAACCTCGTCCTGAGCTGGACCCACCCCGAGATCGGCGACGGATCCGTGAGGTTGATCTACAACGGCGGCGACCAGATATTCACGGCCGGGTGGGTCGCCGAGTCCGTCGTGCAGACGAGCGTGCCGTTCCCGGCCGGGACTTCGTGTGCGGGTCGTCCGGCGGGATTGAAGTTCATCCTCGGATGCGGAGGCCTCGGCTACCAGCCTCATTCCACGGACGGATGCTTCAGCACGGACACGTCATCCCTGCTCGAATTCCACCCCTATCCGGTCGCCACGACGTCGGAAGACCTCCTCTTCTGGATCAGCAGCCGCCCCCTCGTCATCGAATGGCAGAAGTATTGGCGTCCCGAACTGGGTACTCCCGTGCCCTCGTTCTTCTCTCAGCTCGGCTTCACCAGCCTGACGATCACGGAGTGAACATGAAGTGCGATCACTGTCCGGTCGCCCGAGGAGGATCGTGCCGTGGAGAACGGATCAAACGATATTGCGAGTTGTCCGACCCGGCCCGCAAGGACTACGACCCCACCTACGTCGACTTCTTGATCGGGGATGCGAAGCAGGGAGGGGTTGGGCCCGGCCCCTCGTTCCTCAAGAAGGCCGCCAACTTCGCCAGGGCCGCCGTCAAGCACGCGGCCGACGGGTTCGGCGTCGTCCCGGACGAGGTCCGCGAGGCGAGGCTGGCCAGATGCCGCCCATGTCGCTTCTACGACGACGGGACGTGCCGGCACGAGGAATGCGGCTGCCACCTGGAGACGAAGGCGTCCTGGGCCTCCCAGGCCTGCCCGATCGACGAGTGGGGCCCTCATGAGGTCGACGGCCCCGGGCATGGCTGTTCCTCGTGCGGGGGTGGGCGATGAAGATCTGCTGCGTTTCCGATCTCCACGGCCATCTGCCCGAGATCCCCGACTGCGACCTCCTGCTCCTCGGCGGCGACCTGGTCCCGAGGTGGGCCCACGAGCCTCTCATCGGCCGATCCTGGCTCGACACGAACTTCCGGCGATGGCTTGACGGTCTAACGAGTCGGTGTCGCGTCGTCGGCGTGGCGGGCAATCACGACTTCGTCTTCGAGGCCGGGATGGGCGATCTCGCACGCCCCCTGCCCTGGACCTACCTCCAGGACTCGGACTACACAGTCGGTGGCCTCAAGGTCTACGGGAGCCCTTGGCAGCCCTACTTCGGCGGATGGGCGTTCAACCTCGAAGAGGACGACCTGGCCGCCAGGTGGGAGATGGTCCCGGGCGACGCGGACATCCTCCTCCTGCACGGCCCTCCCTATCTCCATGGCGACTTGACGCCCGAGGGCCTCCATGTGGGCAGCCCCTCCCTGCTCCGATCCATCCGGAGGGTCCGACCACGCCTGGTTGTTTGCGGACACATCCATTCGGCTCGCGGCGTCTACGAGGTCGGCGTCACGACGATCGTGAACGCCTCATTGGTCGACGAGGCCTATCGGCCCATTCATGAGCCGTTCCTGGTCGAGATCGACGGCGACGAGGCCGAGGTCCTTCGGGTGTAAACGAAAAAAGCCGCAGAGGTCGTGCCCCTGCGGCTTGGTTCTTCAGTCGATGATCTCGGCGATGGCCACCTTCATGCTGGCGGCGGCGGTCTCGTAGGCCTCGGCCGACTCCTTGGGGTTCAGCTTGAGGCGGCGGCCGATCTTGGCGAGGGACTCGGGCTCCTCCCGGTCGATCCCGAAACGCCTCACGAGGAAGTAGCGTTCGGCGGGGTCGATGCGATGGAGGCCGTCCCGGACCAGCTTCACGACGCCGTCGCAGCCGATGTCCGAGGGGTCGGCCTCGTCCTCGTCGGCCACGTCGAGCCTGGTGCCGTCCTCTCGCGGCGAGTGGAAGGAGGCCGTCTTGCGAGACGCCAGCACGGCCACGATGGCGTCGTACTCGTCCGACGACAGGTCGAAGGACGACATCGCCTCCTCCTTGGTCGGACGGCGGCCGTTCTCGTCCTGGAACCAGCGGACGAGCCGCTGAAACTTCAGGATGGTCTTGCTGGCGTGGACGGGGACGCGGATCAGGGTGCCGTTGCGATAGATCGCGTTCTGGATGGCCTCGACCACCCGGAACTTCGCGTGGGTGGAGAACCGGGCCTTGCCGGGGTCGAAGTCCTCGACGGCACGGCAGAGGCCCAGCATCCCTTCCTGCATCAGGTCCTCGCGTTCGACGCCGCGTCCGACATATGTACGGGCGACGGCCCGGACCAGGGGGATGTGCTTGGCGACCAGGTCGGCTTTCGACGTGGGCCGGCAGTTCGTGTCGGCTTCGACGCCGCAACCTTCGAAAAAACCACGTTCCTCTTCCAGCGTCAGGTAGGCCATGCGAGGTTCTCTCAGGCGTGGATGTCGGTCAGGAGGTGGGGGAGGCGTTCGATCTGGTGGCCGTAGGTGCCGGTCTGCTCTTTCAGCGGGTCGACGATGACCAGGCGGACCTTCTGGTTGTCCGAACCGGGCTTGCCGGTGATCTTCCCGATGTAGATCTCGATGGGGCGTCCGGTCGAGGGGGGGACGAGTTCGATGCCTTCGTTCAGCTTCCGTTCGATGACGAGTGCCAAGCGGATTCTCCGTGCGTTCGATGCGTTTCCATGTGCGGTCTCCAAGTGCCGGGGCCGGGCCCCTATTCAGAATATAGGACAGAAGGTTTCGTGTTCGTGCGATCAGGAGTGCGTGATCATCTTAGGCGTGAAACGGCACGATGCAATAGGAATCTTCGAGATGTCCGCATGTCGATGCCAGTTCAGCCTTTCGGCAAGCCTCGCGGTAGGACGGGAATCGGGTGGCGGTGGCGGGGTCGGTCGTGAACCGGGTGCCCCAGACGTAGGAGGCGATCGGGCGGCGGGGGTTGTCGACGCGGATGATGAGCGATTCGGCCATCGGGGTCTCCGGGTGAAAGTTCGGCGGACCCCTGTAATGTAGGACGAGCGGATCCATCATCCGGCCTCCCTGCTCCTCTGCCCTCCCCCTTTGGTCATGAGATGGTGACGGGCCAGGTCGAGGATCGTGATCGCCGCCGACTCCGGGAGGTCGGGGTGGACGATCTTCACCTCGACCGAGGCCTTGTACGCGGGCGTCTCGACGGGGATGATGAACTTGGAGACCTTGCCCTTCAGGAGGGTGGACTCCTTGGGGTTCTCGGCCCTGGCGACGCTGTAGGCTTTCGTCAGGCTGATCTTGCCCTCGATGAGCTGCTGCCTGGTCGTCTCGTTCAGCTTCAATATACTCAGCATCTTCGAGACGTGTCCGGCGGAAATCCCGATTTTCTTGGCGACCTGATCCTGGCTCATGCCGAGCTTGTCCATCATGGCCTTGTAGGCCTCGGCCTGCTCGACCGGATTGAGGTCTTCGCGGGTGCAGTTCTCGATGAGCTGGTCGACCAGCAGGTTCCCGTCGTCCAGCTTGCTCGTCTCGATCAGGGCCTCGATCGCCGTCACGCCCGCCATCCGGCAGGCCTGCCAGCGACGCTCCCCGGCGATGATGACGTAGTGTTCGAGCAGGTCGTCCCACCGGACGCGGATCGCCTGGAGGAGCCCCCGGTCGCGGATCGTGTCGGCCAGGCGTTCGAGTTCGACCTGGTCGAATTGCTTGCGGGGCTGGTTCGGGTCCGGCTTGATCCGGTCGATCGGGATCAGGCCCGAGTTCTTGAGCTTCTTGACGCCCTGATGCTGGGCGGACCTGGCGGGGGCCGGCGTGGCGGCTTCGGCCGACGCGGCCTCTTCGAGCCCGGCCCCCATCGACTCGGCCATATGGTCTTCGTTGAACCTGCTCATGCCGCGATCTCCCCGTTTCCGTTCGTGAGGATGCGAAGCTCGATCTCGTTGGCGAGGTCCCCCACCGCCTCGTGGGCCGCCGACTTCTTCTTGAAGTGGCAGATGGGGGTCCGGCCGACCACGGCCTCCTTGAAGGCCGAGGCGTTGGGGATCGTGGTCAGCATCACCCGCTGCTTGTACGTGTTCCGGAGGAGTTGGTGGAACTTCTGGTGGACGGCCAGTTGGCGGTTGTATTGCGAGATGAGGTAGCCCAGGAGGGTGGGAGGGCCGCCCCGGATCTTCTGGGCCTTGGCGATGGCCTGGTTGACCTCGAAGATGCCCTGAGTGCCCAGGTCCTCGGGCTGGAGCGGCACCAGGACCCAGTCGCTCGCGATCAGGGCCGCGTGGGTCGTGAAGTCGAGCGACGGCCTCGTGTCGATGAGGACGTAGTCGTAGTCGTCGCGGACGTCGTCGAGGAAGTCCTTCAGCGACTCTTCGCCCTCGTGCCACTCCTCCTCGGCGGTCCGGTCACGCTTGATGACGTCGCGATGGCCGGGCAGCAGGTGGAGGTTGTCGAAGCCGGTCGGGTGGATCACGGACTCGTCGACGATCTCGTCCGAGTAGACCTGGTCGATCGACCGTTCGCGGGGCAGGGCGTGGAGGCCCTTCGGCCCCCAGAACAACTGGGTGAGGCTCGACTGGGAGTCGTTGTCCACGACGAGGACTTTCCGGCCTCGTTGGGCCAGGACGCCCCCCAGGTGGAAGCAGGTGGACGTCTTGCCGACGCCCCCCTTGAGGTTCGTGACCGCGATGATGGGCATGACGATCGGGCTCCGGTTAGATGGTGATCACCACCCTTCTTATCGGAGCCGTGCCCGTGGGCCTGCAAGAAAAACGGGAGGAGCAGGGGGTGGTGTCGTCCCGGCCCCGTCTTTCTCGGAGAAAGTTGCCGGCCGCCCTCGCCGTCACGGTCCCCGGCGGGGCGATCTTTCCTCAAGAAAGGTCCGGCTGTGCGGCCTCTGATATGTTCGATCGACCCGTCTTTCTCGAAGAAAGATCGACCTGCGGCGTGCCGGCCGGCCCGTCGGACGACGCCTTTCTTGAGGAAAGATCGCCCGTTCGCCCTCCCTGCTACGCGGCGAAGCCGCCGAGGGTCGCGACCTCAGACGTGCTCGTAGATGTCGCCCAGGTCGAAGTGGCCGTAGACGACGCCGTCCAGGTCGATGGGCACCGGCTCGCCGGGACGGTAGTCCTTGACGCCTTCGAGCGAGGTTTCCTGGAGTACGCCCTCGATCGGGTCGATCATCCAGTGGGTCCTCAATCCGCTTCGAAGGTAGATTTGCCTGCCGACGACGATGCGTTCGTGATTCGATCGCGAGGCCACGTCGATGACGAGCCCGGCGTCTTTGGCGTTGATCGCCCGATGGTCGGTCCCTCGGCAGACGAGGACGGCCGGCACGTAGACGTTGTAGGGGTCGCAGAAGACCCATTTCTCGCGATGCGACGCGGCCGTCCAGAGGGACGGGTCCAGGCTGTCTTCGACGAGGTGGACGAGGCGTTCCGCGATGGAGTCGACCGTGAAGCTCTGGAGCAGGAGGTGGGGGACGCCCCGGAAGAGTTCGACCTGGTTGCTCCGGGTCTCGTCCCTGTACCACCCCAGGCCGATCGTCTGGATGAATTGGCGGGCGTCCATCCGGTACGGGGAGTAGGGGCGTGCCGGCGTCAGGTAGTCTCGACGCCGAACCTTAACTGGTGGTCGCTCAGGTCGCAGTAGCCCTTCACCTTCGTGTGCTTGCATACGGCCCTCATGAAGTACCAGGCGTCGGCCTCGTGGGCCCGTTCGTCGTGCTCCATCCCGAGTCCCCGGAGGGCGTCGAGGCACCTCTCCGTCAGACGATAGGCGGATTCGCCGGCAGCCGCAAGGCGAGGTACGGCCAGCCAGTCGTCCGGGGGGAGCCCGATCGGCCCCGGCTCCTCGGAGGCGGTGAGGACGACGCGGCCGTCCGGAAGCGGGATGAAGTCGAGGACCATCTTGGCGATGATCGTCCCGACGCGGAATTTTCTCGGGCCGTAGGGAGACGTGGCCGGTTCGGCGTAAGGCCCGACGACGGACTTGGGATCGAGCAGGCGGCCTCGACGATCGAAGGGGAGGGCGACCCCGCCGAGGTCGACGTAGCCCTTAATGCGTGTCACTGAGGTGCCCGATCGGCTGGAAGATGATGAGTTTCTGTCTGCGGACCGTCTTGCAAACCATGCTGAACGGCAAGGAGTCGACAGGGGCGGTCGTAAATGGGTGTACGGCCCGATCATGATCCGGGCCCAAGATCCAGCGAACGATCCCCTGGCCGTCGAGTTCCTTGAGCTTGGCTCGGTTGAGGCCGAATTTGCTGTCGGTCAACAATTCCCCAACGCGATCGAAATCGAAACCCTCGGACACCCAGATCAGGGCGAACAGCGTTTCGTCTTCCTCTAGCAGTTCTACCAGGTCGCCATAAGTCTTAAGCGGGTGGAGCATCTCGATCTCCGAAGGATTTCGTTCGTCACGGTGGCCCGTCGTCCCCACGAAGATCATATTCGTCGCTCCGTTCTAGCGGGGCGTGTTTCCCCGATTTTCCAGGATGTAGCGAATTATCTTCTCTCGCAGGGCTGCCGACTTCAGCGTCTTCCGCCATCCAGCCTTCCTCGGCTCCGCATGCTCATTATCAATATCTCTGAATGTCAGTTCAAGTTCGTTTTTGTAAAGTTCCTCGACTTTCTCGGTAATTTCACGTCGCACGGCATCCGACATCTTCGACCAGATCCTCTCGGCGACCGCTGAATCGTCGAGTTTTGACTCATGATTGGCACCATCCCGTCCGACATGAATAGTTGTACGCACCCGAGATGAGATGTCAACGGGCAGTCGGTGGAAACCTCCCGGAATCGCACGAACGACATATCCTGCCAGGCTTCTCTTGATTTCCCCTTTTGACTGCATTTCCCGTGCCACCTTCACGGTGTGCAGGATGTCGTCCTCGCGATGCTCGGCGGCCAGCTTCTCGGCGGCCTGGCGGGCGACACCGCACTCCAGCAGGGCCCTCAACCCCTCGGAGGCGGGGGCCTGGACGGGGAGGGGAGGAGCAGGGGGGGTCGAGGGGAGGGTCGCATTTCCGGCCCGGACGACGACGCGGACGTCCCAACCCCCGTCGGGCCTCTTCCTATAACGCCCCTCGGGGCCGGGTTGTTCCAGGAATCCGACGGATTCAAGCTGTGCAAAACCCGGGCTGAGCTTCTGTTTGATCTGGCCGGCGTCGAGCTTTTCACGCCCCATCATCCCCATCTTGTCGAACGCGAAGCTCCGAAGGTCATAGGCCTGCTCCAGGGAGCCGACGTGGGCCTGCCTCCCGAGGTAGCGGAACATGTGCTTGGCGAGGGGCTTCGAAATCCGGCGATACGTCTCGAAGTCGAACTCGCGGACGTTGCCGGCCCGCAGGCTGTTGAACATCCGGCTGTCCCAGGTGACCTCGTAATACGATCGCCCCCTGCTCCCGGCCCCCTTGCCCTCCACGAAGTTGCCGATCACCTGGAAGTGGGCGTCCTCCAGCACGCCCGTCGTCTTGTTGAACCAGGCGTTCTTGAAGTCGAGCAGGACGAGCCGCCACAGGCTGATGGAGGCTTGCAACCTCTCATACGACCACCCCTGCTTCCTCCACCCTATCAACTTGATCATTTCCGTAGGGGTGAACGAGAATGCGGGCGTCTCAAATCCGTCGATCCGATGATGCAGCGTAATCAGACCCAGGATCACTTCCTCGTCGACCGTGGACGGGAGGTTCAGGCTGCCGTTGACCGATATCGTGAAGGACCTGACGACGGGCTGGCCCGTGATCGGGTGCGGGATCCGGTCCTGGTAGGTCACGGACCTGGCCCCGACCATCTTCTCGCTCGCGGGGAAGCACATGGGGAAGTCCGACATGTTCAACTCGTCGCGGCCGGGGTCCGTCGTCATCCGGGTCTCCTGTTGTTGATTCTTTTCGAAAGAACATCAAACAAACAACAGGAGCGGACGTCACGATCCGCAAATGCCGTTTGTTCCGCTACTTACGATGGACGCCTACTCGGTTTGACTCCAAATCCTACCCGGGATGACGCCAACCCTACCCGATTTGACTCCAGATCCTACTCGGGACGACTCCAAGCCTACTCGGTTTGACTCTTGGGGTTCCTACCGCCTTTGACTCCAGACCTACCCGAGATGACTCCAAAGCCTACTCGGTTTGACTCCAGGGCGACGGCGTCCGAGAGCATGGTAACAAGAAAGCCCCGCACCAGTCCAGGAGACTGATACGGGGCTGCTATTAGGCTGGGGTTATGGCGGTCGCCCGGCCCGGAGGACGCATCCCGTATGCGGGATTAGGTGGGCTTAAGCAGGCCGAGAGCCAGGTCCACGGCCTCTTTCTCGCCCTCGCACCACTTCAGGAGGCGGTAGCGGGGGGTCTCGCCCTCCGGGGCCTTCTCGTACACCAGGATGCGGTCGGCGGCGTGGTGGTCGATGTGGACCAGTCGATCGCCCAGGGCCACCGTGTAGACCCGGGGCCTGTCGCCCGTGGCCGAGACTCCATCCGTCCAGTCATGGAAGGCTTCATCCAGCCTGTCGTGGAAGGCGTCTTGCATCACTGGGGCCTCGCCTCCAGCAACTCCAGGATCAGGTCGAACGCCTCGTCGGCACTGGAGGCCGGCGTCTCCTTGCCCTGGTAGTCGTCGAGGGTGATGTGGTTCTCGTCCTTCCAGGACACCAGGAGTTTGGAGCCAGAAGGTGACTCGACGACGAATAGGTAGCAGTCGTTCAAGGGTGCCGAGTAAGCCCATCGAACGATGATGCCCATCGGCACGAGTTGCTGGGATGTTCTATTCCAGAATTGTTCCAGGAGGAGCTGACTGCGTTTTCCGTCTTCGTACTTCCTGACCCGAGCGGCGGCTTCGGGGTTGTCGTTAAGGTAACGCCGTCGCGTCTCGATGGCCACCTGCCTGGCGTGCTCGATGCTGATCGGCGAATAGACCCAGGCTCCCCAGTTGCTTTGATCGACGAGGCACTTCTCGGGATGCCGCAGGAACCTGATCGGATCGTATCGACTATCGTCCGATATCTCGCCGCTCTCGAAGTTGATGACGACACAATGAAGGTCCCCGACCTCATATCCCTCGATGGGGACGGAGTCCGAGTCGAGTTCGAACTCCTTGGGTGAGTTCCAGATTCCGGGGCCGTCTTCGATGTGGGCCGCCATGTACTGGAAGGCCTTCTCCTCCGAAGAGAAGACGCCCTCGACCGTGTAATCCGAGTAAGACCCTGTGCTTGCGATCCAGACTTTCATGAGGCCCCTCCCTGCTCCCCGCCGAAGGCGGCGAACGAAAGTATTCTCGATCGGCCGAAGGTCGATCTTAGTAGAGGTAGTTGACGCACCAGACGGCCCCGGTGTGTTCCCCGGCCATGATGTGGCGGAACGGGACGCCTTCGAGCTGGGCCATGTCGGAGGCCTTGGCGGCGTTGCAGAGGATGGCGTCGCCCCTGGCCGAGTAGTAGGTGCCGTACTGGCGACCCTCGTCCCAATACTGACCGGCTTCAAGCTCGATCCACGTCGAGGTGCCCAGGATCTTGCGACGCTTCAGGTAAGCCCAGGGGGGACGGCCAAGGTCGGAGGTGACGGGCGGGCGTTCGATGGTGACGGTGCTCATGATGCCTTCGGCATTATCCAGGTTGTTCGTCAAAGGGGACAGTTCCAATTCAGGTCTTTCGGGATGGGGATGGGTTTGTCGCGGAGTCGCTGGTCGACCTCCTCCCAGGGCAAGGGCCTGAAGTCGTTCGCGTCGACCCCTACGTCGAGACGACGCATCAAGGGGTGGTCCGGCAGGTTGCCGTGCGTGTGGCCGTGAAGGTGGTAATAGCCCTTCCAGATCCCAGGCCAGGTGTAGAGGGGATAGTGCGAGAGCCACATGGTCGTCTCGTCGTACTTCAGCTTTTGGATCTGCTTGATGGTCACGAAACGGTCGCGACACTTCGTCGAAATCATGGACTCGTCGTGATTGCCCTCGATGGCGTGGATGCGGCCCTTGAGCCTGTCGAGTATCTTTCGCAGCTCCGGTTTGGGGGCTCCACCCAAGTCCCCCAGGAAATAGACTCGGTCTTGCTTGGATACGACGGCGTTCCATCTCGCGATGATCGTCTCGTCGTGTTCTTCGACGGATTTGAACGGCCTGAACTTGAGGACGCCGGGTGACAAGAAATGCGTGTCGGCCGTGAACCAAATGTTCTCAGGCATTATGGCTTTCCACCACGATTTGAGACTGGGCCTCCACGGATCCCTGATAGGACGTCGGGGCCTTGCCGTAGGGCCGAACGACGAAGCGGCTCCCGTCCCAGTCGTCGTCGGGTAGTGAGGTGACATCGGTGACCCTCATGACGCCTCCATAGTTAACGTCGATCGATACCGTGAGATCACCGTCATTTCGAAAGATGTGCTTGGCGATAGGTCGGATCACGGACCCGGTCAGGGTTTGGGCGAGGGCCTTGGCGGCCTGATCTTCGTATGGCCCGAAGACCTCTTTGACCCCGACTTCCAGATTGCCCGTTATCACGACATAGCGAGTGGCCAGGGTCTTGGATTCCTCAAGAAGGGCGTCTCGCTCGGGCTTCATGAGGCTTTCGTATTTGAGGACGGCCAGGGCTACGGCATGCATGAGGACGTCGGCGTTCGATCCAGTGACGTCCAGGGCTTCGTTGGCGATGCCTTCGATGTAGGACATAGGAGCCTCAGAGGTTGAAGGGCCAGAAGTTCCGGAACGGCTCGTCGCCCTGGTCGGTCGGGGGAGTAGCAGGAGGGGTAGGAAGGTCGGGTAGTCGGATCTCTGGCAAGGAGGCGAACTCCTCGACCAGCCCTGAGACGGCCGACCTGTAGCCTTTCAGGTCCGTGGGAATGTCGCTCATCGAGGTCTGGTACAACGGATAGTGCAGCATAGTGAACCATCGCCCCAGCCGTTGGATTTCGTCGGGACCTAGACTGTCGCCGCACTGCCTCAGCCGCCTGGAGGTGTCATCGCGAAATCGCTCGATCTCGTAGAAAAGCTCGTGGACGGCCTTCTCGGCGTCCTGGATCAAGGCCACACCTTCTTCGATGTGGTCGAAGGCCTCGGCGACGGATTCTCGGAAGCCATCGTCGGCAAGGCTGATGCGGTCGGCATAGTGACTATGAGCGAAGTTGGTGGCCTGAATGAAGGATTCGAGATTGGTTTTCATGACTTAGTCCAAAGGTAGGATGGTAGCCAGGGCCAGCGTCGAGGTGCTGATGGGTCTCGATCTGTAGGAAGAGACTCGAAGTCTTCGAGCAGTTGCTTGAGGCTGTCGCCGCGATCGTCCAGGTCCGAGAGGTCGTCTTCGGGCGGACCCGATCGGTAGTCGCAAAGCTCGATGGACCAGTCGGTCCAGCCGGGCGTGTCGACTTGGGACTCGACGGTCTCTCGGAAGGATTCTAGGACGTGGCGACAGTCGTCGAGGATATGGTCGGCCAGCCGGCTGTGGGTGACGGCCAGGAGGAAGTAGTGGCGGGCCTGGTCGATGTGCTCTCTGTACTTGACGTCGCGTTTACTAACCTCGACGATTGCCTGCCGGCGTTGTTCGAGCAATTCTTCACTGAACTCGAAGGGCTTCGCTTGGCTCACTGGTCTTGACCTTATTGACGTGGATTGGGAGTTCGAGGAACTGATCGAGCATCTCTTGATGGACGTCTTCTGCTCCGGACAAGACGGGAATGCTGGAGGCCGACGTTTCGCCGGACGGATACTCGATCTCCAGTTCCATCCAGTCGTTCCACTTCTCCATCTGCCTCGGCGTCATGTCGTAGTGGAGATTCTCGATGTCATCCACGATCTTGCTCCGAAACTCTTCCAGTTCATCCCAGGACTGGTCCATCAGATTTTCCGCGTCATGGATAGTCGATGCGGCTTCTTTGAGAAGGTCGTCAGCCCTGGCGATCAGACGCCTGTAGGTGGCGTCGCGAGCCTTCACCCCTTCGATGACGGCCTGACGCTGTTCGAGCAGTTCCTTGGTGAACTTAAAAGGCTTTGGCGTGGGCATTTCAACGTCCGATTCTTGGGGGCGGAGGAGGTGGGTTGGGTAGTGGTTTTGTGAGCGTCGGAGGCTGTCGAGGCTTCGGTGTGGGCAGAACCCACTCTACAAGCCGTGAGAGCTTACTCATGAACACGGTGATCTCCACATCAAGCACAAAGGACGAGCCGGAGAGTCTCCGAACTCGCCCTCCCTGCTACGTCGGCGTAGCCGACTCTTAGGACAAGACAACGCTGGGCTTCGGGCCGTCGTCTTCTCCACCAGTCAGGTAGTCCGAGATCCAAGTCCACCGTCGCTTGTTCTCGATCCTGGGGCCGTGGACGACCCGTCTCCAGTGCCCCCTCCTGTGTTGGGGTGCCATCCGGAGATCTGAGAAAGTAGCAGGGGGAGTATAGGACGAAGGCCTGGCCTTCAAGACCAGGTCCCTGAAGACGATCTGCTGGAACTGGCGAGCGGCGAGGTGCTGGAGCTTGGGGTCGCGGCCTTGGCGGTGCCGGACCGTCTTCGTGGGCAGGGGCGTCGTCGAGATCTGCCGGTGGGCCGCGAGCATGACCAGGTTGCAGGCCACTCGGCCGCCCAGCACGACCAGGCGGACCTCGTCCTCGTCGTCGGCCCCCTCGGCCAGGATGAGCTGGTCCTCGATCGTGGGGGTTCTGGTATCACCGATCATTGTATGGTACATCACCTGGTTATACTTCGAGAGAGTCCAAAGCATGACGGTGTCCGGAAACATCTTCCAGGCCATCGTCAGCGATCCCTTGTGGCGTCCGACGATCTCCTCGGGCAGTTCGACGCCGATGATGGGGAACGGCATCCGGAACTCTCGGGTCGAAACACGGATCTCCGTCTCATGCAGAGCACGACAGAGATCCAGGTTCGGCCGGATGATGACGGGACCCTGACGCATCCAGAGGCCGAGGCAGCGGTACGCCAGGGCGGTGGGGGCGATCTCCGAGCGAGGAATCTCGGTCCCGCTGAGTAGTTGTTCGGCTAAAGGGCCCCTGTCGCCGATCCGGACGTCGTGACTGGTCGTGGATTCGCCCCTCTCGATCTCCAACTCGTCGTAGACGTCCCAGGACAACTGGAGGGCCTCTTTCGGGAAGTATCGCGTCAGGTCATCCACGGCCACGCCTCTCAATCGAGTTCGACGACGGAATCCTCGATGGCATTATCCACTTCGCGGCGATCCTCGACCAGACGGAGCTGGTCCTGGGCCATCAAGAGGGCCTTGTGGAGTTGGTGGGCGTCGATCTCGCCCTTGGCCATCGTGACGATGTTCTGCATCTGCTCGCCGAACGAGTCGAGGACGAACGGCAGATTGCAGACGATCTGCGTATGGGCCTTCTCGACGAGGCCTTGGACCTCCTGCATTTTCGACTTGGTGATCGTCTTGCCCGACATCGCTTCTTCGATGACGCTCTGAACCTCGTCGAGGATCTTGCCGACCTTCCTGACGCCTTGTTGGAACTCGTTGTGGAACTGCTCGGCCCTGTCAGTGAACGGCGGCCTGGGGACGTCTCCCACACCCTTCGTCCACGAGATGGTGCAGGGCACTCCGGTCCCGTGAGTCGTCAAGAGTTCGGCGAATTGGACGGGCGACATCAGGACCTCGATGATCCGGCCCTCGTCGGTGATCCAGTCGGAATGCAGATCTCGCTTGAGGGAGGCCTCCGAGATCCGGATGGCGATGAATTCGCCGTGCTTGACCGAACTCGCGAATAGGACCCCGGGACTGCCCGTGCAACGCGAGATTTGGATCTTGCCGTAACTGGGATGCGTTTCCCTCTCGGGGCTGTCTTTCATCATAGGGTCCTTAGTGTGCTTGTTGGTCAGACGAACATCGCAAAGCCGTCGGTGTCGGTGTCGTACCTGACGCCGCATCGTATCAGATCGAGGATATCTTCCCGAGTAGCAGGGGAGTCCACCTCGAAGAGTTTCTGGGGGTCGCCCTTGAGGTAGATCTCGTCATGTTCGGCGGCGACCACGACATCGCCTGGCTCGTTGGGGAACAGGCGGTCGATCAGGATGAAGGCGTTCAGGTCGTTGGACATGGCGACCCTGTTCCCGGGCGTGATCCGCTCACTCATCAGATATTCGTCTTCATTGTCTTCCCAGAACTGGTGGGCGTATTGCAAGGTGTCGTTCTCGGTCATCGGCTCTTGTTCTCAATCATTCGCTCGTCGTCGCAGACGAAGCAGATTTGATGGCGGTAGTGGGTGACGATGGCTTGATAGTCCTGCCCGTCCCAATCGTTAGACTCACGGATCGTTTGCCAGAAGTGCTGGCAGGAGGTGCGATGGTTCTTGATTTGGTCCTTAGCTTGCTCGATCTCACGCCGGAGATCATTTATAGCGATTCTTGGTGATAGTCTTCCCTTGGCGAGAGTGACGAGTTCCAGGGCGGTTTCGACCCACAGCTTGGGGTCGTCGGCAACAGCACCCAAGAAGGCGGCCGTGAGGTTAATCTTCTGGATACGGGGCTCAAGATCGTTGCGGAGGTCCCGGCACATCTCCTGCTTTTCATGATCGGTGAGTAGTGGATGAGAGAGGATCTGGTGAGCTTGTGTAATGGTCCGAAGAAGCATGTCGGCGTCGCTCACCACCCACCCCCGTCGTATCTGAAGCCGACAAGAGCCACGACGGCCCCGAAGTCGGGGTCGCCATCATTGGTGTGCTCGGGCCTGGAGTCGTGGATCAAATTCCCTATTCCGTCGTTCCCGTAAACGGTCAGTTTCAAGTCCTGGAGGAGGGGTTGGCACTGGTCGAACAGCTTCAGTAGTCGAGTCAGTTTGCGTTTGTCGATGCCGGCCTCCGCGATTTGGGCGTCGGTCCAGCGGATGTTTGGGTGGTTCATTCGCCCTCCCTGCTACCCGCCATCGGCGGCCAGAGCAGTTCAAGAGTGGGACGGCCCGTGATCTGGGTCTTGTCGACGAAGGCAAAGGAGCCGTCATACTCCCCCTTCTCCTGGGCGTGTCTGACGGCCGTGGGGAAATCGGCGTAGCGATCCTCCAGGGTCTCGACTTGTCCGGTGTCGTACCAGGCCTGGACGACCCAGGCGTCCTTCTGCTGGGCCACGACGTAGATGTAGGAGCAGTATTTCCTGTTCATTTGAGGTTATCCACGACGCTGATGAAGGCTTCCAGGCGGACGGGGCGGTTCAACCCGAGCTTCTCCACGACCTGGAGCACGTCGAAGTAGGAGAGGTGGCCGGAGAGGGGAGCCCCGTCGGCGTCCCAGGACGCCAGCATGCAGTTCAGCACCTCACGTTCGCGGTTGATCAGCATGGCCTCGGGGCTCCGAAATCAGGGGAGTAGCAGGGGGTGGGCCGTACCCACCTCAGAGATCATACGCACGACCCACGAATCTTGCCGAGGATTTTGAGGGATTTCTTGTGGTGGTCGTAGACCTGGCGGAATCCATGGCCGCCGACCGTCGCCAGGAAGGGGTAGCAGCAGGCCGACGCGAAGCACGCGACCTGATTGAACTCGTCCTCGAATGGGAAGTCGGCCGCCTCTTCCCCGCAACGACTAGCCCTGAAACGCCGCCATGTCCCGACGCTTTCGACGGGCTTGGTGTTCTTCAGGATCTCGTCCCAGGTCTTCTCCAGGATGAAAACCGATCGTTCCTGGGGGTGGGTGTCGCCCTTCGCGAACTCGGGCTCGAAGCCTTCGACCCAGCCGTAGTGGTTGTAGGCCCCCTTGACGATCGCATGGACGAACTCGCTGATGTCGCAGTGGGTCGTGAGGAAGTTGTGGTGCGGATGTCGTGAATCCTCGACGCCCTCCTCTGTAAGCCAGATCATCACGACCCGGCGGCCCTTGCGGATGGGCTCCTGGGTGAAAGCGTCGGTAGCCTCGAAGCAGCCCATCAAAACTCCTCCATTTCTTTCTCATGATCGTGAAGCCTCTGCTTTCCCCAGGCTCGAAGATCAGAGAGGAGTTCGTACTTATCGACGTCGTCGCCTCCCCAGTATTGAAGACCTTTGGTGGCCAGTGGTCCCTTGAGATCAATCCTGCATCGGCAAGCGAAATCTAGGACCGTCGCCAGCTCGTTCATAAACTCGATGCCTTTTGGGTCGTTCGCCCTCACTTCGGTTTTAACGATGGTGTCCCAGACGTGCCGAGCAACGAAGATCGTGTGGCATTGAGGATGAGTGTACTTCTCGTCGGTGTCGTCTGGGTCGTCAAGATCCTCAAGCCAGCCATAGTCGTCGTACACTCCCTTCTTGATGAATCCCACTGAGTATTTGAGCGAATATGCGTCTCTCAGCATAATGTTGTTCTTGAGACCGGAGTGTGTCAAAAATATCATAACGACTTCATCGCCCGCGAAAATCGGATGTGTCGTGATGGCATCAGACTCTTGCCAGCAACCCATATCAGATGTTCTCCTTCGTGTGCTTCAGGATGATGGCGACACAGTCGTCGACCAACGCCCAGGTGTCCTCCCATTCGTCTTCGTTGCACTCTTCGTCATCGGGGTAGACGAACATCTCCTTGTACATGTCGTAGTCGAGGCGTTCCGTGAGTTCTTTGAGCAGTTCGACGGCCTGGGCGTGAGTCATGACTGGGTTTCCTGTTGCTTCCAGTGGGCTTTGCGGATTTCGACGATCTCTTCCCGGGTCAGGATGGGGCCTTTGACGTAGTCTCGAACCAGGTGTTTGCGTTCGAGCTGTGGCAGTGGGCCGCTGACGTTCAATCGCCAGAAGGCCCATCCCTCCTCGGCGTAGCCGCAGCCCGTGCAGACGCGGACTGGCAAGAAGTCGCAGATCATGCCGTACTCGGCGGGGCTTTCGAGCACGATGTGATTGTGATCGCATTCCTCCTGTCGGCGGGCGATGATGTCCTTGATGCGGGCCCTGTGCTCGGCGATGACGACCTTGGACTTTTCGATCTCTTCACTATCCGCCTGACGTCGTTCCTTGAGATCCTTGGAGATCGATTCCATGCTTTTGATGAGGCCTTGGCCAAGTAGGGTCTTCTCGTCCGTGCTCATTCGGCCAACCTCTTGAGGACATCCTCTTGTTCATTGCTAATCATCTCCACAACCTCGCGAACTCGATCCAGACGAGAAAGACAGGGGGTATCCTGACGGTTCGCCCTCCCTGCTCCGTCGCCGAAGGCGACCTCTCTGAGGTAGAGGAGACGATACAGGACGGCCTGCCAGCCGAAGTGCGACCTCGGATCGAACTCAAAGCGTTCGCCTTCGTCGGTTATGTCGTTGGCCAGGCAACTCTCCCATGTCGCAGATAGCTCGTCCCCGAATCCCCAGATCGTGATGTAGGGCAGGAACTTGCCCATGTTGTACCAGACAAGTTCGACGACGTTCCTGTCTTCGGCGGAATCAATCATGGTGCATTCATCGAAGGTGATGTCGTGGATCCCTGACATCGTCTTTAGGGTGGGCTCGAAGTCTTCGCCAAGGTTCAGTGCCCGAAGGCTTGATAGGAGTTTGACCATCGGTAATCCTTGGGTTTGAGTCGTCCGCACATGCCCCAGCCGTCACAGTCCTTGCACACGCCGTCGATGATGTACTGGTGCGAGTACAGCCCGCCGCCGCAGATGCCGCACCAGTCCGAGCCGTCCACCTCGCGGAAGTCCCCGAAGCAGTAGCCCTTGCCTCCGCAGGTGCGGCACTCCAGAACCCTGTGGATGGCCTTGGAAGCGTTGGCCTGGACCTGGCTGTGGACGCTGCGGCGGGCCCAGAACATCCAGCGGAGGACCTCTGGGCCCATCTTGGCGACGTCCTCGACGCCGCGATCCTTGCACCTTGGGCACTCTTCATCCCAGAGGTCCACGGCCTTGGCCACCTCCGGGGGCATGAAGGAGCCGTACAGCACCGGCTTCTCGGGATGGCTTTCTCGTTGGGCGGCGATCGTGCTGTCGATCACGAAGTCTTCCTGGGCCCGGTCGAACCAGAAGTCGTCGATCGTGTAGGAGCCGGAAGACCAGACGGGGGTTTGGGCTAGGAGGCAGAGGAGCAGGGTGGTGGATAGGATACTCATTCCATAGACCAGATCAGGGGCTTGATGTTGAGTTCACGGTTCAGGGCCAGGACGATCTCGCGTTTCTCGTCGTCGGTCAGCCCTACGAGGTCTTCGGGCATGTACTTGCGGATCTTGCTTTGTGACGACAGCACGATGATGTCGACGTCGATACTGGGCGTGTCTGCGTCCAAGTCGGGCAGGTTGGTGTTGATGAGGTAGTCGGGCATCCGGCCGCTGTAGTGGACGATGATTTCGTCGCCCTCGACAACGCTGAAGGGGGCGTCATCTTCGCCGAATGGAACGGAGTTCTCAGCCATCGAGGAGGCACCTGATTGAGATGGAATAGCCGGACTTGAACAGCAGAAGGAAGTGCCCATCGTCCGAGATCCCCAGCGAGGACGGATCGAAGCCGACCGTCCCCATCGTCTGGTCGTAGAGGATCTGCTCGATCGTGTCGTACCTGACGCGATGGACCTTGAGACTGGCGGTGATTAGTTCGATCCAGTCGTTCGCTAAGTCACGGCGAACCCCGATGAGGATCTCGTCCAGGTCGAGGTCGTCTTTCTTTGTCGCGATGGCGTAGAGCCGATCGAAGGGGACGACGTAGGTGGAGTGGTCGAACATAAGGGGCTCTAGGATCCTGGTTTTTAGTTCCATTTTTTCGGGCACGAAGTGCTCATCGCCTTCCGAACTTCTTCGGGCCACTCACGCAGCATCCGAGTCATGTAGTCGAGCCACGCTTGATGTTCGGCGTCAAACTCGGCGTTCTTGCGGTCTTCTTCGAGCCTCTCCCGATCCTTGCGGCCGATGCGGCTCAGGATCCGTTCTTCGCGGGCTTGGCGGCGTTCGTTGTGAGATTTCATCAGCAGTTCTTGGCCAGGGCCGAATAGAAGGCGTCGGGGTCGATGCACGAGAGGCCGGACTGTTCGAAGGTGTTCATTTCGACCATGATCCAGCCGCCGGCCGCCTTCTCCGCGACGTCGATGACGAAGGAATGGGCGTGGCACTTGGCGACGGCGGCGACCTGGTCGGCGAACTCCCTGGCTTCCGCAGGCACTTCGCCACGGCTGTCCGCCCTGTCGGACTCGCTCCAGTAGAAGCCGCCGGCAAGATACTCGCCCTGGTCGTAGAACAGCCGATACTCATTCGTGAACGGCAGGCCGTTGAGGCCGACCTCATGGGTGACCAGCGGCTCATACTTCCGATATAGGATGGACTGCGAGGCCAGCAGCGAGTCTTCGCTCAGCATGCAGCCGATCCGGACGGCGTCTTGCTTGGTCCGGGCGAACATGTGGGTGTCCCAGTTGTACTTCTTCGAGTTGGTCCTTCCCTTGACCACGAACGGCCCGGGGTGGGTGCATCGGTAGAAGTCGTCTGGGGTCCAGGTCTGGAACGTAAACTCCTTCAGTTGGTCGTAGTAGCCGAAGTCGGCGATCCACCTGAAGGCGTCGGGGCTGCTCGGATACTCGTTGCAGTTGAATTCGAGATCCAGGACCAGGTCGACGTAGTGGGGCAGGGCGGAATATCGCGGGATGACCAGGGTGCGTCGGCACGAACATCGGCTGGTCGTGACGTCGAAGTACCTGGCCGCAGCCTCGAACTCGTCAGGGTTGTTAAGCAGTGCTTCCGTGGTCGTCAGGATCGTAGCCCGTCTCATCCAACGACCTCCATGGAGGGGGAGGAGCAGGGGGTGTAGGGGACGACGTCGTGACGGCGGGTGATCGTCGTGGTGGTCTTGAGGATGCGGAACTCCCAGGCGTTGTCGGGCCGAGACGTGAAGTAGTCGACCTCGGCCTTGGCCTCGGGCAAACTAAGGTTGTCAGCCCAGACCTCCCAGGAAGTGGCTCCCGGGAGTCGATGGCATACGCAGTAAGTGATCTCAGTGCTTTTCATGGGCGGCAGACTTCCTCTTGAGGCACTCTATAATCTCTTCCACGGAATTGATTCGATCACTCGGGTCGACGTCGAACATCTTGAGGGCTTCTTCGAGGGCGGGCCGAAGCTTACCCATGACCTCGCTCGCCCTCGGGCCCTTGACAGTGATCATCTGCCTCCAGTGCCCCTCGTACTCGAAGGCGATCGTTGTGTCGGAGCCCTTGGCGTAAAGTTCGACGAACTTCGAGGTGACAAGTGGCACTCGGTACTTGTCTTGGATCACCTCGACGTCGAAGTAGAGTTCGTCGTTGTGGGTGTTGTATGAGACGACCTGAAAGATGTCGCCGGCCCTGACGGTGTGGGGCTGGCCGTCGGTCGTCCGGTCGGCTGCGTATTCGTGGTCGGGCCCCGTATACCGAACCCAATCACCAGGCTCAATCTTCAAGGTAGGATCTCCCATCGCGAGACTGTTCTCCAAGTTGGGCTTAGACATCTCCACCCCCTGCTACTGTCTTTTCTAGGGCGGCCCAGGCGTTCTTGGCTTCTTCCTCGGACAGCCCGGACGAAGACAGTCGATGGACTAGAGTCTCAAGCTGCTCGGTCGATTGAGCGAGGCATTCCGACGCTTCCGTAAAAGACTTGGCCGCCGCCTTGATCTTCAAGTGATCCACCACGTCGGACGACCCGAAGCCGTTGGTCCCACGCGAGGTCTTCGGGAGGGCTTCGTAGGCTTTCGGCGTGATGTAGTCGGGCCGAGGGAACTTGGTCTCGACCACGAGGATCTGGGTCAGGGCCTTGCCGTAGGGTACGGTGATCGTTGCTTCCTGGATGGCGTTGTTGATTGCCCAGACGGATGCGGCGGCATTATGGCCGATCTCCATGGCCGACGCTAATCGGCCGAGCATGGTCTGGATGATGGGCCAGATGTTCACGTTCGTCGCCACGACCTTGAGTTCGCCCCGATAGGGCCCGTCGATGCAGCCGCCGAGGATGGTGAGGCCTACTTTGGCACGGCCGCTCTTGTCCCAGGCTAACGCCGTTTGGCCTTCGTCTAGGGCGATCTGAAGGCCGGTCCGGATGCTGACGACTTCGCCAGGGCGGATGACAACCTCTTCAAGGGCGAAGATGTCGATGCCTGCGTCGTCGGGGTTGTTCCTGACGGGGTCGATGGCACGGGGGTCATTTTTGGTATAGGGGAGCAGGGGGGTGGTCATGATGCGAGACTCGCGATTCCTTTGTCGTTGTGGTTACGGACGAATGCGTATTCCTTCGACTTGCCCTTGGAGGTCTTGAAGTCGCCCAGTTCTCGGAAGGGGAGCCAGTCTGCGTTCGGTCCTTCGCAGACGATGAGTTGTCCCGTCCTCGTTAGGCACCAGGAAGCCAGCCGCTCGTAGTCGTCGAACCTCATCCGGTAGTATTTGCCCTTCTCCTTGTAGGGCGGGTCGACGTGCCAGGTCGCCTGGATTTCGGGGGCCGTTTCGAAAGATCCCAGTGAAACGGTCCATTCCCGGATGAAACTGATCTGTTCCGCGATCCTCTGCTTGGCCTTCGGCCCCCAGTTTAGCTGGGCCTTATCGGATCTAGCCGAGTAGGCGGTTCGCGACTTTTTGGGGCTGGCACTACCTCGATTTAACCAGAAGCCGATCAACCACTTGGCTTCTTCGGGGATGGTGTGATCATCGACGGAGTCGCCCACCAAGGGGAGTTCTGGAAGGGAGAGGATTTCCTCTTCCGAGACGGAGATCAAGTATGACCAGACACCCACGATGATGGGGTCTGCGTCGACCAGGATTGCTTTTTGAACGTGGTGGAACGTCGAGTATCCGGCTGATCCAGCGAACGGTTCGATGACGGTTTCGTGTGCTGGTGACGGATAGTGTTTCGCCAGGCTCCACTTGGATCCGTAATAAGGGAAGAACGGCCGCAGCACTTAGTTGAACTCCAAAACGATGTTCGAGTCGTTGTTGGTGGTCAGGCAGTTCCAGGGGGAGAAGTCGCTCTGCATGGTGGCTTCAAGCCAGCCGAAGAGGATGTGGTCTCCGGCCATCTTGCGGATCTCCTCATAGGGCACCATGATTGGGCGAGTCCAGTGTTCCCAGTCGAACTCGCACTGGTCTTCGATCTCGTTCCAATGCTCCAGCTCCTCATCGACGTCGAGACTCTCAGAGTAGGAGCGTTTGCCGGCGTGGATCGTGGCTTTCAGGTAGCTCATCAGACCCTCACTTCGACCTTGAGCTTGTCGGAAATCTCCTTGAGCTGGATCTTGACGGTCTCGTGGATCCCCTTGGCGATCGAGTTGTTGGCGTTCTTCAGGGCTTCTCGCATGGTGGATTCGATCTGGACGTACAGCATGCTGTGGACCAGGTGGGCGACGCGGGTCTGCTTGGGGCTGAAGTTGTAGTCGCCTTGCCCCTTGGGCTTGCCGCTGTAGTCGACCGGCTCGTTGAGATACCTCTCGGCCTGGGAGATGAGGTACTCGCGGAAGGTGACCTCTTCACCCTTCTTCTCGCCCCACTTGTTGGTCGCCTGGAGCTTGATGTTCTCGACGGCCTCCGCCGTGATGGGCTCGACGACCCGCGTCGCCAGGTCCTCGACGGCCTTATCGATCTTCTTGCGGGCCTCGTTCAGGATGGTGTCGCGGAACTTGGAGGATCCCTCGAAGTCGTAGAGATCTCCGTACTCGTCGTAGCGGGCCGACGAAAGGATGTTCTTGACGATGCCGTCGACGACGCGATCCTGGAGGACTTCGGGGGTGAGGCCGGCGAGCTGGAGCAGTTCGTTGTTCATGGCGTTCCTCGGGGAAGGGGGAAAGGCCGGAGAGTTGTTCCCCGGCCCTTAAGAATTACTTGCTGTCCGGAACCTGAATGAAGGGCAGGGGGGATTGGCCGCTCATGAGGGTGGGGAGCTTGCCGTCCCACTTCTCGACGGTCTGATACTTGAGCAGGTCGGGCGTGATGCTCTGCTGCAACAACTGGTTGGCCTTGGATTCGGCCTCGGCGATGGCCAGCGTGGCAGCCGCCTTGCCCTCGGCCTCGGCCTTCTGGGCGTCGGCCTTACCCTTGGCGACCGCGACGGCCTGGCGGGCCTCGGCCTCGCTCTGCTTGACCTTGGCGTCGGCTTCGAGGGCCTTTTGCTGCTGCGTGATCGTCGCACTGATCGCGTCGATGACCTTGCTGTCGACACGCATTTCGCCCACGATGCTCACCATGTCGATGACATAGCCCTTGGACTCAAGCTCCTCCTTCAGGTCGTTCGTGACGTCCGTGAGGACCTTCTCCTTGCCGCTGCCCATCACCTCGTGGACCAGGGCCTTTCCGCCGTGACGCACGAAGGCGTCGCGTACCTTCGACCGAAGATAGACGTTGGTGATGCCGTCGATGTCGCGACGCTGCTCGCGGAAGATCGTCGTGACCTTGTCCTCCTTGATGGAGTAGGCCAGGGCCACGTCGCAGTTCACCGAGTTGCCCTCGGCGGTGTTGAAGGTGATCGACTCGTCGCCGTCCGGCCCGTCCTTGTGCCAGACGGGCTGCTGCATGAAGATGGGGAAGGTGTAGATCTCGGTGGCCAGGGGGTTGTACCAGACTCGGCCATAGGCGATGTCGTAGTCCTTCTTGGCCTCCTTGGAGCCGTAGAGCGGCACGATGACCCCGACGTAGCCGGGCTTGATGGTCTCGCAGCAGCAGCCGGTGTTGAAGATGCTGGCCAGGGCGATGAGGCAGAGGCCGATTCGGTTGAACTTCACTTCGAGGGGCTCCAGAGCTTGAACAGGTGGGCGACCAGGTAGACGGGCAGGAGGAGAGAGCCGACGAACGTAGCGAACCCCATGAAGAGGAGCAGGGGGTCTCCCGAATTCACCATGTGGGAGGAGGCGACGAAGCCGAGCTGACAGACGAGGAACGCCAGGGCGATCCAGATGACGGTGAGGGCGATCTTGTGCTGAATGCGTTTGATCTTGGGGGCTCCTTGGGGCTACCGCTCGTTGGTCCAGAAGACCAGACCTGCGTCGTCTCGGATCCGGTAGAGACGCTCGCCGTCGAACTTGCAGGTCACGACGCGGCGATGACAGTCGGCGAGTACGGGCGACGAGATGATTTCGTGCCAGGCCTTACCGTAGTTGTAGGACACCTCAAGCAGGTACTTGGGCGTCGCCTCTGCGATTTCTTGGGTGGTCATTGGGGTAGGGGCATCCAGTGGGTGGGTCGTGATCCTCCGTCGGTGAATCGGTCGTTCGCGTGGTTGACCCAGTCGTCTCGAAAGTCTGCGATCCACGCCCCGACGCTGACTCGATAGGGAGTGGTTGAATAGCCGCTAGGCCCCCTTAGAAGGACGTAGGTGCCGTCGAGAGGGGCCGTGGAGATCGGCATCCATGGGGACTCTGGAATGTCGACGTCCCGTTTGCCAGCACTCTGAAGTGCCTCGACACCTCGATCTGTGAGGATGGCAGGGACGTTTGATTTCTCGCAGAGCCCTGTGTGATACCATCCGGATTTGATGTAGCCGAGCATGCGGAGCGTCTCGAACGCATCGACAAAGGCTTGGCGGTCCGAGAAGCTGTATCGAGTCGCCCCGATCCTCCAGATTTCCTTGATGTCGAACCCGCGATCTCGGCTCGCGATGATGTCGAGGATGTCGCACTCGATCTGCGAGATGGGATTCAAGCGTCTTCCTTCCTGAGAATGTCGTCCCAGATGGGGGTCGTGGTCCGCTTCAGCTCGTCGATGTCAGCCTGGGTGACTTTGACGAGTCCGTAATGGCCGGAGTGCCACTGGGCTGAGAATGGGTCTTCGTCTTTCAGGCCGTTGTGATCAGCGACGGACACAACCCGGATGGGGTAGTTCATGAATCTTTTGCCGTCGGCCTCCCGATCTATCCCAACCACCCTCCAGAAAGGTCCATAGGGTTTTCCATCCAAGTCAACCATGCGGAGGACATCGCCGACCTCCAGGCCCATTTCACCGAGAGTTTGAATCATCATCGTCCCCTGCTCCGCGTCCAAAGGACGCCGCTTCCCTGACCTCGAAGCCGTGAACCTTGCTCTGGTCGTCTTCGATGGTCACGGCGATCCGATACTCAGGCTCGATCAATGCATTCAGCACGCCGAGCAGTCCGACCTCGCACGAGCCGTCCTCCCTCGCCCTGACCTGGATCGTAGGATGATCGGCCAGGGCGTCGTTGCAGGGCACCCGATTGAAGACGAGATTGCGAGTCGCCTCGGGATCCAACGCAAGCATTTCGTTCAGCAGACTTGCGACTTGTTTGGCGTCCATCTCAGAAGAACTCCTTGTCGATCAGGCTCATTTCACCGGGGGTTTGCTTCACGATCGCCCTCCCTGCTCCGTCGCCGCAGGCGACTTCTTCGGGTGTTCAGGTAGCGGCATCCAGTGGGTCACCTTGTCGATCGGAGGTCGTCCGTCGACACCCAGCCATCTACCATCTTTCTCCTCGCGATTCTTGACGAAGCCCATTTCTCGGACGTTCCCGTTGTCCATGGCCGCCAAAACCCTAACATAGAGCTGATGGTATCGATGATCGTGAGGGATGGTCGGAAGTTCGGTCTTGACGGAGATCCAAGGCTCGATGTGTTCGTCGGCAGTCTGCATGTTAACATTTCCTGTTCTAAGGTACGTGAAGATCATAGGTCGATGATTAGGGCGACCGCCCACAGCGATCACCTCACCATCCGTCCTGGATAAAGCACCGCTCTGCTCGTACGACCGTTCAACGACCACACCGTCTTTCTTCACCATAACGAACGAGCTGTTAGTGGGCATGGCCGCCCTCCCTGCTACCCGCCGTAGGCGGCACCAGCCGGTCCAACTTCTCCTCGATCCGCTTGAGCCTCCAGATGATGTGGTGATGGACAGTTGGTCCGTCGCCCCGAGGCTCGTAGTCGTTCGACTCGGGGTTGTCGCAGCCCTGGATTAGAATCGAGAGCAGAACCAGCGACATGACGGCGAAGTAGAGAAGGGCAGTTTTTAGACCTTCGGTCATTTCTCTTTTCCTACCTGTGAGGTGCCCAGCACCACCATGCTGGTGCCGTACTCCTCATCCTCGACCTTGGGAGGATTGACGGAGCCCGAGGAACGCAGCACGACCGTCTCACGGGACAGTTTCTTGTCCACGATGGTGACGACCTCGAAGAAGGTGTTCGTGCCGGGGTGGCGGTCGACGCCCGAGGTCGTCACCTGGAAACGGCCGGCGTCGAAGGCGAGGGGTGCTGGCGGGGGTTTCGTCTCGCAGCCACAAATCACTAATATCGCGACGCCGAGAAGTTTCAAGCGTCCTTCAGAAATCTTCGTCTTCGTCGATGAATTCAAAGAGGGGCTCCTCGCTGTCGGCCAGGGCTTCGTTCAGGGCCTCGCAGGCTCGGTTGAGTTGATCGTACCTGTCAGCTTCGGGGAGATGGTGATTTTCGCTGACATAGGACGAACGGACGATTTCCCCCGTTCTTTCGAACTTCACTTCGACACTTCCATAAATCACCGTCAGTACGCCGACTTTCTCCCTGTCTAGGAAGAACTCATAATGGTCGGAGTCCTTTTGCCTAACCTTTAGTTTCTGCACGATCGGATCTCCAGGGGTGAAGGGGAGGAGCAGGGAGGGTCAGTCATCGAGTCCGTGCCAACGCACGAAGTTGTCGATGAGGCCACGATAGAACTTAGGATAACGGTGGGCGAAGGCGTCCTCGATCAGGCAGAGGCCGAGGATGAGGTTCAGGGGCAGTCGCACGATCAGTGTGGCGACGGCGGTGAGGCCTTTGAGCATCGGGAGGATCGGCCGAGCGAAGAAGAGGACGCAGTAGTCTCGTCGTTCGGACTCGATCTTGACCCGGAGCCAGCCAATGAACTCGTGGTCGGTCAGATCCGGCGAGGGGTACGTCAACTTCCGAGACCGGCCGACGATCTTGCCCATCTGGACTTCGTTGAAGTAACTCTGGCAGATCCCACAGACGACCACGTAGAAGGTGCAGAGAAGGATCCCAAGGGCGAACAGACCGTTCATCGAATCTCCAAACAGGGCTGAGAGGGAGGGGGTTTGAGCAACGTCCGATTTCGTGAAAATCATTATCAGCGTGGGACGAGGGCTCGAACCCCCAGAAACCCTGGAAAACAAGCCCCCTGCCCGTGCATCCACTCATGAAATTCAGACCGGGAATCGCGTTTATGTATCAGAACGACTGGTGTAGGACCCAGTAAGGGGTCTCAGGTGACGTTTGTGCGGCGTTTGTTCTCTACGATGAGTTTGATCGCCGCCGGGGAAACGCCGTATACTCGGGCGATTTCGGCCTTCCGACGGCCGTCCTGATAGAGTTTGCGAATTCCACGTACGTCATCGTCCGAGAGTTTCTTCCTCGGTTGACCCTGAGCTTTAGGATTGGGCGTAGGACTGTAGTGAATGCCCGTGAGGCTGCTCCAGGATCTTCCTTTGATGATCGCGTTGATGGTGGTCGGGTCAACGCCAAAGAGAGCGGCGATTTGCTCCTGCGAAAGGCCCTCGTCTTTGTAGAGCCTGATGATTTCCAGGACTTTATCAGGGTCGAGTTTTGCGTGGGGGTGGTGACCACCGGGTTGGAGGTAGTTGGTGCCGTGCTCGACCTGATCCTGGTAGTTCTCGGCCGGGCTACCGTATTTGAGGTTGTCCAGTCTGTTGTTGGATGGATCCCCGTCGAGGTGCCGGATGAGCATCCCATCCGGTCTAGGCCCAACGTAAGTCAGGAGTACGAGTTCGTGGACGAAGAAGAAGTTCTTCCTCCCGAGTTCCACCCCGCGATGCCCCCTGTACTGGACGCTCTGCTTAAGCTGCTTCCAAGGCCCGGTGACGATATGGTCTTTTCGTTTGTAGTGAAGGTTTGACCAAACGGTGCCGTCGTTGCCAACTCGGTAGTTGCTATAGCCGGGAACAAGGCGATACTCAACTCGAAATTCCACCGGCAGACGTCTCCTTGATGTTGAAGTGCATGGCCTGGGTGATGATCGGACCTTCGCAGTAGACCGAAAGGTCGATGGCGACCTTGACGGCGGCCTTGGGGTCGTGGCCGAGGTGCATGGCGGCCGTGGCGAAGTCGCAGCCGGCCCCGATGGCGTCGTACGCCAGGATCTCGTCAACGTAGTAGCCGTCGCAGTGGTTTCAAAAGCTTCTTCGAAGCTTAACGGATGGGATCGGTAGGGAGTTTGAGGTGATACTCAAGTGATGGAACAACTCGGCCGGGAGGTCGACCTTCAACTGTCTTGCCCCTCCCTGCTCCTCTTTCTCCACGACTCCTCCAGGTATTGGGTCAGAAGTTCACACTCCAGCATGGTCATCGTCGACCACTCCGAGTACATGCCGTCCTTGACTTCAGCGTAACGTGCCGGGAGGCCCATTCTGACGGCCTCACAGTAATCTTCATAGGACGCGGCTTTGTGGACCCTGAGAGACGCCCTGCCCTCCAGGATCATCCTGGCGATAGCCCGCAAGTCAGACATCGGAGATGTAGCCCCGCACATGGTCGTTGACGCAGCGATGCTCAGACTCAGTGACCTCGACAAGCCCCTTCTTGAGTTTGAGGATGGGACCGAAGTGGGAACTGCTCATCGCTTCTCCTTCTTGATTGTGGCGATCTCGGCTTTCAGTTGGCGGATCTCGCTGTCTTGAGCGAAGTTGTAGATCATGGTCAGCAGGATCATGAGCGTTAAGCCGACCACTTGGACGAGACAGAATCGCTCTCCTTCAGACACGAAGGGCTCCTTTCAGATGTCGTAGTGTTCTTTCAGCAGCAGCGTGAGTTCTTCGGGATCCACGATCACGGCCTTGTCCTTCCAGGCCAGGCACTTGTCACGCTCGATCACGGCGTCTTCATAGGACGGGAAGGTGTAGATGTGGCGGACGTCGTCCTCCGAGGATCCCGCGATGACGATCCAGCAGTTCAGGGTGATGGTCTCGCGGACTTTCTCGTACTCGTCACAGCCTCGCAGGGCCATCAAGAATTCTCCGGAGTAGCAGGGAGGGAAGGGTGATATTCCTTTGTCCTGTCTGGCAGGTCTGTGTATATAAGAGCCGCATAGACAGAGCCTTGAGTGCCCTGGCGAACATGCTTCCAATATGGACCCTCGGCTACAACCCAGATGTACTCAACGTCCGCCGGGATTAGGTCCCTGCAATAGTTTGTGTCCGGCAAGGTAAGCACTGGAATGTCAGGACCAAGAAGTAATTTGCGAGCGAGTTCATGTGTGGTCATCAGGAATTCTCCGGACTGGCGGGGAGGATGATCGAGGTACGCTTAGTGCCCGGAAACCAAGACAGGGGATCTTTGCGGGCTTCACGACCTCGGATCACCTGGTTGAGGCTTTCGATGGCCTGGTAGATGTCGGGGGCGGCCTCAGAGAGACTGTGACCCTCGGGCAGGAAGTCGCAGGCCCAGTCGTCCGGATCGATCTCGCGGCCGTATTCGGGCTCGCAGACGACGAGGTCAAGGTCGGCCGGGTCCAAGTCCTGATCTTCGCAGTAGTCGTAGACGTCATCTTCATCGAAGAAGTAGCGGTCGCCGCTGTAGAGAGTCAGCGGCGTTTCACCGTCCCACTCGACGAATTCAAGGCCTTGGTAGGCCAGCCGATCCTTTGCGGCTCGGCACTTCTCGCAGGACATCCAGCCATGCTTCTTAACGAAGGCCCCACACTCGCACTGCCGATGGGTCGAGCCGTCGTAGCGGGCCGCACGCTCATCGGCCCCGTAGAAATGGCCTTCTCGCGAAACCCAGCCGGTGACGGTCTGGAGTTTGGCGGCCTCGTCGGATTCGGGCAGGACTACCAGTTCGTCCTTCTTGGTCTCAGGCATCGTCGGCCTCATTCCCGTTGGAGATCACGGTCAACCTGCCCTGTGCGAAGGCCTTCAGAAGTTCTTCGAGGAACCGGCAGTCGTAGTGGGCCCCCTCGTAGACGTGCCCAAGGGTGATGCCGGACGATCCGAGGGTGGAGCACTCAGGGTAGTAATAGCTTCCCGGCTCATCCTCGTAAGAACTTCGCCCATCCCACTCGTAGTCGCCGTCCTCGGCCCACGAGGTCTTCTCGAACAGGCGGCGGAGGGCTTTGTCCGACATCCCCACCCCCTGCTCCTCCCACTGCATTTCGGTCGTCTCCACCGCGTCACTCGCGAGCCGCAGCAGAACGCCGGCATCCTCCAGGACGGTGACGACCTTGGTGATCTTGAAGCGGGAGTATCCCATCGAACGTCGCTCGGCCGCCGCCTCGACGGCCTGCTCGATCGTGTTGTAGCCGTCGAACAGGCAGAGCCAGGGCGTCGTCCCGTCCGCGTCGTCGACCTGGCCGTACAGGACGTATCCAGTCCGCACTATGAAACCCTCTCCGCTTTGAGTTCGAATGATGCGATCGTCTTGACCTCCTCTTCATAGGACACGATCCGGACGATCTTGTAGGTGCGGACGATGTCCGCACTCTCGCAGGTCTCCTCGATGTCCCAGATGGCCTGTTCCGCATCTTCGAGCGTCCGGTATCCGTCGAAGACCCAGGCCCATTTTCCGTTCTTTTCGAGCGTGTAGATCGTGAACGTGACGTTCATGAGGTTGTTCCGGGGAGTAGCAGGGAGGGGCGAAGTTTGGTTTCCACTTGGAGTTCACCATGTTCATCTTGGAAGAACTTGGCGTAGACGACCTCGATATGCAGATGCTCGTTGTAGTAGGTTTGATCCACCCCCTGCTCCAGGCCCGCCAGGGCCTTCTTGTGCAGAGTTCGAGGGTTCCACCTTCGCCACTTGAACTCGCGAATGGAGCCGGGATCGAAGTTCTTTGCGATACCCTCCCCGTCGTCGTCTGCTGTCAGAAGATCGACTATGGCGTCTTCGATGATCTCGTCCGTCGAAGTGAACGAGTAACGCTGGACGGGCTCAAGCAACAGGACAGGCCGGTCGAATTCCCAGCGGGCGTCCCAGGTCACGGACAGGAAGCGGATGGTCTGGTTCAGGGGTGGGCGATAGTTAGGCATCAGTCTACCCAAGACAGTAGGACGAGGCTCCAGTCGACGGGTTCCAGGTTGGACTTTGCACGGGCCGCATTCACCTTGCCGAGCCACACGTCAATGAAGTCGTCGTCCATGTGGTGTCCGACCCCGACCTCTTCGTCCTGGTCGTCGTAGAGCGTGAGGAAGGTGTCGTCGTTGTAGCCCTCCAGGCTGATCCTCCAGCCGTCGGGCAGATACTCGGCGGTCGCGAAGAGTTTCTGGAGGTCCATGCAGAAGTCGGTCCGGCTCGTATGCGTGAGAAGTGGAGGCAAGGGTGACCTCGATGTGATTGTGGGGGCGTTACCGCCTCCTGAACTTAGTCATAGGGCAACAATACGGCGTCTTCCAAAGGCCCGACCATGATGATCGGGGACAGCGGGATGATGTATTGGTAGTGGTCAAACCAGCCCTTATGTGGCGGATACATGATCTTTGCGTGATGTGCCGCACGCTCTCTGGCCTCTTCGATCGAGTTTGCCGCGTCCAGAAGATGACCGTGCGTAATGTGCAGTGAGACAGTTCCGTCTTTCAGGCGATAACGACGAGCCGTATGCACGACGGCAAAAGCTTGCGATGCTCGAACGGCTTTGATGCCTGTCGCGATAACTTCTGGCTGAGTATCTGGAACTACGAAGATCTCCTCTCTTGGTGCCTCCTCCAGTTCGCTCTTAGCAAACAGACTCAGGACGCGATTCCAGAGACATCTGAGGTGTTCCATCTCAGTCCTTCTTGGCGGCCTCGTCGGCCTTCTTCTGGTTCTGTTCGATGGCGATCTGGGCGTCGACGAAGTAGCCGACTCGGGCCATGTCGTTCATGGCTTTGAGTTTGGGCAGGGCTTCCGGGTTCTGGATGATCCAGGCCGATCGTGCCTCCCAGTACGAGTTGTGCGTGTCGCAGGCGAAAGGGACCGTCGCGAACAATCCGGCGACAGAGAAAAGCAAACAGCCGAAGCCAAACTGGATAAAGCCTTCGAGGATGTCGCTCACTTCAGTCCCTCGATCTTGAGCTTGGCATCAATGTAGGTGGACCTGTCTTCGAAGCTGCTGAGTTGTTTGATGGCTGAAACTTCGTCGAGATGGGTCAAGACGTATTCCAGGCGAGCACTCTCTTCGGCGGCGTACGATTTACCGTTCATGATGACGGTAAACCAGCAGACGACGAACATCACCATCAGCAAGAAGATCATAAGCGGGCCCGTGTAATCATCATTCGACTGCGGCTGTGTCTGCATCGGGTGAGTCCAGTAAGTCTGCGAGGAATTGGTCGGCGGCCGGAGTTAGTCTGGTATAGCGAACGCCGACGTAGCGGCTACGGGCACGTTGTTCGGGGCTGGCTTCGCCAGCCGTAGCAGGGAGGGCCTCAGACGATGGCGACGTGCTCGTGGGCGATGATGACGGCTCGGGAGGTGACTTTGAATCCGGCGGAGGGGCTTCTCTCCTTGAGGACGTTGGCATGGTCGACGGCTTCCTTCTGGCTTGTGAAGGTGAGATGGCGTTCGCGGTCGTCCCTGACGATCTCCCAAAAGCCACCATACGTCGCCCAGGGGTCTCCGATCCGAGTCTCCCAGATCAGGTACTCGATCCGGGCCTCCACTGCGTCGGCTTCCTGGATGTAGTAGACGATATCGTCGGGGTCGCTGAGGATCTTGGTCATGGTCACCGGAGGTTTTGAAGGAGTTTGTTCATCTTGTCCTCACCGCAGAGTTCGACGAGGCGTCTCTCCGCCCTCTTGATATAGGTCGGACGGTATGCCAGCTTCTCTCGGACGCACCGGGTGATGACGATCGCAGACATGACGAGGACGGAACTGAGCCGGTCTGGGTCGAGGAATCCAAGGAAATCGTTGATCTCGCCAAACATGCCCGCATGGCACATGCGGTCAATCTGGTCGAAAAGGAGATCGGCAGCCTCTTCGTCCCTGTCTTCGTCCGGCTCCGCCAGGCGATAGAACTCATCAAGCAGTTCAGCGACGCCGAGAATCTCATTCGCCATGCACGCCGCTCCATTAATCCAATTCGTACGACAAGAGTAGAAGGCCCATGAAGATGGCGATCAGCATCAAGATAAGGCCGTAAGCCATGAGGTGCCGCAAGTAGTTCACGAGGGATCCGAGTTGAGGGCCACCTGGTAGTCGTAGAGACTCTGACGTTCCTCCTCAAGCTGCTTCTCGTCGATCTCCAGGTAGGCCATGATTAGCGACTCGTGCGACCGGGTATGCTCCACGACGCGGTCGTTCGGCAGATACTCGCCGATCATGAGGTCCTGTTCGTAATACAGCCATTCGAGGAAGGACTGGATGGTGAGTCGCTCGGACCGGAAGGCGGCCAACTTCTCGCACATCGGCGTGTCGGGACACTCAGTGGGCATTCTTTCGCTCCTTGGCCTGTTCGATCGTGATTTTGGTGTCGATGAAAGGGTAGATTTGGCGAATAGTGTCGAGGGTCAGAATGTCGTCAGCGGCCTCGGGGTGAGACGCAACCCAATGGATGCGACTAGTGATGAGTTTATCGTGTTGTTCGGTGATCCAGACGATAAGCCCTGTAAGGAGGGTAGAGAACGCCACTATCATCAGCATGATTCGCACGCGAGGTTCCTTTCGTGGTGGTGGAGGGCCGTGTTGGACTTTGCCCTCCCTGCTACGTGGCCGAAGGCCACTCTTACTCAATGACGACCATGTCTTGTTCACCGAGGATCACGATACGCCTGACGATCTTGTAGATGAAGTCGGCGTTCTTGTTGGTCGCCACCCAGAGCTTGGCCTGGTCCAGGGACGCGGCGATCACCGGCTGTCCGCCCTCGATCGGGGCACGCCAGAAGCCGTTGGACAAGCTGACCGAGTCGCCGATCTTGGTACGCAGGACGTGAAACTCTTCCCTAGCCTCAAGACCCTGGAGGTCGTCGAAGATTGTCTCGTCGAAGTTTTGATAGATCATCGATCCTCATTCTCGCGAAGAAAGTTTAGGGCGGACCTTACACTCTGCTCAAACCCTGGCTTCGAGGTGATTTGCCGTAAGGATGCGGCGAGACCACTTCTGTCGGATGGGTAATCGATGATTCGTGGATCAGCCAGGCTGTGCGGCAGAGCATTCGATTCTGGATGATCGGTTATAGTGCCGACACGTACTTGCTCGCCGACTTCCAGCTTGAGCATGTCGAGCATGATGAAACGCTCGATTGGAATCCCATCGAAGTCGTCGTCGGCCAGGCCGCACTCCTCATCATTCAGTAGGATGACGAAGCACTTGGATCCGCGAACGTCGGCGATACGCTTCAGATAGATGTGGCCGTAGTTCACGGACGCTCCTTCTCGATTTCGGCGTCGATGTAGCGACGCACCGCGTCGTAGTCTCGGAGCTGGAGCACATGAGCACCGGCCTCGGGATGGGCGGCCAGCCAGTTGATTCGTGTGTGGTGTTGGTTAGTGCCGCCAATCATCAGAAGCATCACGATCAGGGACGCCACCACGCAGATCAAGATTCCGGCCAGCGAGAGAAGGTCTAGGTCTTTCATGGGGTCTCCTAGGTGAGAATGTGGGAGCAGTGAGGTCATCCCTTGTCGTCCTGGTTGAAATACTCATAGGACAGGTGTTCGGCCCGGGGGACGCGGATGGCGTTCACGCGGTCGCACATAGGGCTGTTCGCGAGCATTGTGCATCGGAAGTCGAGAGAGTCCGGCTTCGCGTTATGTACGAACGGGTGACAGCACAATGAACAGCTCGCGGGAACCATGATCTCGCTCCAGGCAATGTCGTCCGGGTCGATGAGGTCGCCGTCTTGATACTTGGGAGGTCCGATCCCATCTTCGACGAAGGGGATGATAACGCTCCATGACATCGGGGCGGCCCCATAGACCTTGTCGGGATTCTGGGTGTGGAGCGACTCGGCCGCCGCACGAGCCTCCTTCCAGGTCATGTGGCGAGACACCACGTCCAGACAGTCCGCTCGCTGGACCAGGACGAAGTATCGAGGCTTGTTGTAGAGATCATCAACATCAACCATCACGTAGTCTCCCACAAAGAAGAGGAGCAGGGAGGGCACGTCTCCACCCCCTGCTCCCCGACGAAGTCGGTCAGCTTTTGACGCCCCTGTGAAGATCACGGCACTTCTCTGAGCAGTAGTGCAGCCATCTTCCCTTTCGGCTCCGCTCGTAGATCAGGGTTCCTTCATCGACCATCTTACGTCGAGCCGTGCAACCATCTACGAGTTCGTTGAATATCTCCCTGGAACATCGATCGCAGATGGCCTTCCATCCTTTGGTCATTCATCCGCCCTCATCAGATTGATGCTGCGGTCGTTGTTGATCATGATCCGGAAGATGTCGCCGACTTGCGGGAGGTGGTCGAAGAAGACCCTGTCGGCGTGTTCTCGCAGGATCATGGTCCGGCCGTCCTTCAGGCCGCGAACTTCTACGACGACATCATAGGACCGGGCCTCGTGCTGCTTGTAATTGCCGTACTTGTAGACGTCGGTTTCGCCCAGGGCTCGAACAACTTCGACCAGGCCGTCGTTGCTCTTGGCATAGCCCTGAAGATTTGTCAGGACGGCCTGTTTCTTCAGGTGGTCGTTAACGGCCATGTAGCCGAACACAGTCAGAATCAGGAACAACGGGAGGAGTAAACCTCCCATCATCGTCCAGAAAAAGATCTGGGCGTCTTTGTCGGCGTCGGAGACGCCTCCCTTGGTGGTTCTGGTCGCATTCGAGATCGCCACCATCGCTGGTAGGTTCAAGACTGGGCCCTCCTGCGGATCTCGGCGAAGGTCTCGTCGATCAGCAGGCGGCCATCGCGAAAGACTTCACGCATCTGGTCGTCCGGCTCGTTGATCGAGGCACAACGATCCACCAGGCGGTAGTCGCCGTTCTCGTCGAGGACCACCTTAGTATATCCACGAGCTGATTTCTTGGTGCCGGAATCGGTCGCGGGATCCTTGAAGATCTCGCGGAACTCGCCGTTGACGATGCCGGCCGTGGACTTCACAGCGAAGCCGAAGGTGTCCCGAGTGACCATCTGATAGGTGTTGTGGGATAGGTAGCCGTTCGTGATGAACGTGCCACACGAGGTCTGAATGCCTGCGATCGGTTGTTTCCCGACGGGGTTGATCGAGGTGATCGTCGCCAGTTGGTAGGTCCTCCCTCTGGCCAGAGCGGGCATCTCTGCGGTAATCGCGTCGATCTTCTCCAGTAGTCGTTCGGGTCGTACCTGGCCGAGGAAGCGGAGTGTTTCTACCCATCCCCCCGTAAGGATGACGTGTTCGCACTTACGGTCAAGACGGTAGTACGTGAATTCTCGATCGTCGAGTCGGGCTTTGATTCGTTCCAGTGTGGGCGTTTGGTTTTGGGAGATGCTTACCTTCCATGACGGAATTCGATCCCCGGTGTTGCAGACACCAAGTCCTCCTTCGCCGTCGAACATGCCCGCAAGCCACCCGCCTTCGCGGGTATTGTCTGTTTCCCAGGGGTCGCATAGGTAGGCGATCTGATCGCCCACTTCGAGTTCGTAGGTTCGTTTCCAAACCAGGCCGGGATTTCGAGGGAAGTCCTTCGATGATTGGGCTTTGTTTGGGTCGAAGAAGACGTTGTTCTTACGGCGGCTTGGTGCGTAGACCAGCCAGGGATGGTCGTCGCTGGCGGTGATGTCTGGTCCGATATCGGTTGAGATCTGGGTCGAGAGTTTCGTGCCTGGATTGTTGTACTCGATGGTAGCCTTGCGGAATCGACGAGTGGCATGACGACCATTGTCGAAATTCGGATCCTCGTCGAACGCGATGATTTCCTGCCCGACTTTCAAATCACCGGCACGTCGCCAGATCAAATCGGCACACAAAATGAGAGTTTCGGGATGGACGCAATAGGAACCGACCCCAAACGTGATGTTCGAGGATGCGAACCCCTTTGCTTTCAGGCCCTCCAGGATGGCCTTGGCACGCTCCAGGGTGATCGAGTCCCCATAAATCGTCCCGATGTGGCTGTCGAGGACTTTGTAGCCCTTGGAGTTGATGGTCCCGCCGAACGTCTGCCATAGCACGTCCAGGGTTCCCATCTCGGCGGGCTCGGGAATGGCGACATTCCAGTCAGAGATCCAAACCCGGGTCGCGACGCCCTGCTGGGCCTCGTACGAGCAGGTAAGGTCCCAGTAGACGACCAGACCATCCTTGTCCACGCGAATGCGGTCGACGTACTTATGAGGCCGTCCGCCGACATGCAAGACCTCCTCGTTGATCTTGAACTTGGCTACATCGCCGTGTTCCTGTATCGCTTGCTCGATCGACGAGTAGGTCCGGACTGGCTTTCCGCAGATCACTTCGACTGGACTGCCAGAATCTGGTCTCACTACAGTCTTCCCGTCGCGGGACATGATGACTTTCTTGAGACGTGGAAGGCTGTCTGATAGCACAGACCAGTAGTCGAATGAGTCAGACACCAGCGATACGATCCCCTTGGGATAAACGTTGGTGATCATGTGCTTGATGAAGGCGGTTTCAGACAGCAGTCGGTAGTTCGTCTCGAAACTCGTCATAGTACATCCAGATTAGTGGCTCGTTGGTTTCCGGGTGTTTGCCCGCAGATCTACATCCGTAGAGCTTACGACAAACCCGAGTCAAGTTGCCGCTGTCGATTCCGTATTTCTGAGCGGCTAATCTAGCAGATTCAAAAACATCGCCTGTGTTCAATAGGACAACAGGCGTTGACTTGGGATTTTCCTTGCCTGTGCGTTTGCCCTTGTGGGCCTTGGATAGCTTCTCGCTGCGTTCCACGGTCGATTTCAGGAGATTGTTGTCCCATGCGTGTTGAATGTTCTCAGCGTGGGTCATCCACTCCAGGTTGCCGTGGTGGTTGTCGAGTTTGTTTCCGGACTTGTGGTTCACCTCCGGCTTATCGTCCGGATTTGGAACGAACAGGATCGCTACTAGCCGATGAATCCGAAGCGTTTTGCGTCGACCGTCGTCGCCTCGAAGAGTGATGACCGGATAGCCGTCCTCGTTGATTTGAACGGGAAGGTGCGATTCAGACTTTGTGTCGCACACTTCGCCGGAGTCGGATATCCGGTAGCGGCCGAACCCCTCATAGGTCTTCCAGGTTGATTCCGTTCCACGATCCATTGACGCGAAGGCTCTCCTCGATGTTGAAGATGTTGAGCGTGGCGACGCTGTGTTCCGTGGCTGGAACGCTTACGCCCACCACCTCCTGCTCCACATCCGCGTTGTAGTAGCTCTCGACCAGGTCGATGGCACAGATCGAGTCCGTCCCGATGAACGAAGTCAGGTGCCCCGCTCCGCTCATCGCCCCGTCTTCGAGCCCACTCAAACCACGCATCGAAAAATCGTGTGCCTGAGTGTTCAGATGGGCGTCCGAGTCGCAGGTCTCATCCGCGTACTTCTTGAGGAGCAGGCGGTAGTGCCTCGCCACCGTCGCGGAAGTCGTGGGCTTCCAGAGGTAGGCCGAGAGGGCCGTCTCCAGGAAGTTGGTCAGCCACGCGAAGTCCTCGTGGGTGTTGTAAAGAACCAGCACAGGGGTCTTCATCGGCACCTGACAGCCTTCGGGCAAGGCCTTGATGCAGATGGGCAGGTAGCCGAGGTCGTGGAGTTGTTCGATGTGGTCGGTCGGGACCGCGTCCTTGCCGAGGTAGGCGTCCATACGACGCTTGAACCGCAGGACGACCTCTCGCTTGGGCCGCTGGAAGAAGCCGACGTCCCAGGTTTCCTGCAAGAACTCCTTCAGGAAGTATTGGAGGCCGAAGAACGTGACCTTCCCCGTCCACAGATCGTCGGGGATGTTCTTGAGGCGATCACTTCTAGGGGTCAGGTTGCTGTACACCATCGAGGTGCCGGCCGGGTACTGCTGGCGGTGGCTCTGCTTGTAGCCGTCAGCACACGTCAGGGGGTTCTTAAGCACTGTCTTTCCTCCGGGCGTATCGCCCGTCCAATTCTTCAGTTTCGAACATTTCCATCCGGCCGTTCGGGAAGCGGATGTAGTAGGCGGCTCTCGGGGTCACTAGACAGCGAATGATGTCCTCGACGATCCCTTCCTGCCCAAGCAAGTCACGGATTGCGTGGACGTTCTCGGTGAGATTCTTGCGTACCCTGACGGCCTGGCCCACCTCGAAGATGGGCTCTGGCCGAGGTGCCTGTGCGGCGAGTTCGATCATGTGTTTCACGAGAGAGTGACCCCTGACTCTTCGATCCGTTCAACGAAGTAGTCAAGAGTCCGGCCGATCGCTTCGACGACATAGGTGGTGTTGACGGGCTTGTCCATGGTGCCGGATGAGGAACTCGCACAGAGGGATGAGATCTGACTCTCAACCCTGAAATGAGCGGTGACCCAATTGACTTCCTCGTGGCACGAGAGGGTCAAACTGATGGGGTCTTTCCCCTTCTGCCAAAATCGGGCCTTGGCGTAAAGCTTCCGGTTGTCGTTCCACCAACTGAAGAAACCATGGCAGGTCTTCACGACGACGGTGCGGTTTTCATAGCCGTGGTTTTCCAAAATGTCGGCGATATCAGAGATTTTGGCGGAAGTCGCCTCGACGACCTCATCCCAAGCGATGGTTTCCATGAGAACCTCTCAAAATTCGTGACAGATACAGGGACAGTCGTAGTCCAGACCCAGGCACTCACAGCACTCCTCGTCCTCGAAGTCAAACGACGGAGGGCCTGCTTCCTGCTGTTCGAGCTTTCGTTCGAGTTCGTCGAGTCGCCGGGTGGCGTTGTGCCACTCGTTCTCAACCCTGGCGAACTGACTGATGGCCCAGAACGCCCAGGACCCGTGTAAGATAGTTAGGACGACGACGGTGATCAGGATGCTCATGAGAAGCTCCGAAGGTTGCCGTAGGAATCGAAGTCGAGGGGCATCACGCCGAAAGGTTGATTGGGCCAGAGCCACAGCATGTCGTCGGCTCGCAGGACGGATTCCGACTTAAAGCTGTCGGTCGTGTAGATTCCGTCGATATCTTGGTAGAGAACGTCCACACCCTTGGAGAAGATCCCGTGGGTGACGTACAGGAGGACCTTGGAGGCCCCCGCCTTCTTCAAGACCTTGGCCAGTTCGAGGAAGGTGCGTCCGCCGTCGCAGATGTCGTCGACGATGAGGCAGGCCCTCCCTGCTACCTTGTGACCCTCGGGCAGCTCGGTCGAAAGGATGTCGCCCGTCTTCGTGCATCGCACCTTGGTGGCCGTCACCACGTCCAGGCCGTAGGCCGAGGCGGTCTTCCAGGCCTTCTTGTAGGCCCCGGCGTCCGGGCTGACGATAACCGTCTGGGAATCCTTGAGGACGCCCTGGAGGCCGCTGTGGGCCCTCACAAGGGCATCCTGCTCGATCACCCGGCAGTTGTTCAGGAGGGCCGGCGTGACGTCCGAGTGAGGGTCGCAGATGATGATGTTGTCGTGCCAGGGATGGTCGTCGATGAGGCGGGCGATCGACTTCAGGGAGAAGGCCTCGCCGTGTGCCATCCGACGGTCCTGGCGGGCGTACGGGAAGTAGGGCACGACGAGGTTGCAGATCCCACCAAAACTGCATTGCTCGTTCAACAGATCGAGGAGGAGCAGGAGGTGAATGACATCGTCGCTCGACTGGAGCCTCGCCGTGATGGTTACGTCGCCGGAGAAGTGCTGTGGGACCAGGGAGGCCTTGGCCTGAATCTCTCCTCCAGAGAACTGGAAGGAATTGGTGTTGAGGATCTCGCGTTCCCAGGGTTTCGGCCAGTGGGAGATTTCGATCTGATTCATGGGGCCTTCAGTTGGTGTCGTGATAGAGGACTTCCAGGACCGTCTTGTGGCAGCAGCGATCAAGATTTGCCATTTACTCGTTCGACCACATAGAAATACAGGTAAGACGACGCTATCAAGGCCACGGTGATTGGTCCAAAGGCGGAACCGACGGCGACGGTCCCACTGAGTTTGAGACGCTCTCTCCAGCAGAGGTCTTTGATTGGGAAGCCGAGACGAAGGTCGATCTTGTAGTGGCGGTCCAGGTAGAAGAGAAGGCTTTCCGTCATCATCACGCAGGCGATGAGCGAACAGACGGCCCAGAAGACGAAGAAGTTCACTTGACGGTTCCTCTGACCTTGATGGAGTTCGAGAGGCGACGCATGATACCATTCCAGCCGTTCACGGCCCCTGCCCTCGTGTACCACTTGGGGCCACCGCTGCCGCACCGCCGACAAACGACCTGGTAGGTGCGACTGCCGAGGTCGAGGAGGTCGGGAGCAGGGAGGGCGGCCAGGTCGAGCATCTCGCAGACGCGACAGCCCTCTAGTCTGTAACGGGTTCTCGGCATCGTCTCGTCGCCTCTCGGGTTAGGGTGCGACGAAGTATATCACGAACGCCGCAGTTTCCTTCGTCGGCAGTTCGAACACCCTTCGCAGGGGCCGAGTTCGCCGCTACCACCGCACCTCTTGCAGGTGATGACGACTCGAAGTTCGCCGCCGAGGTAGATCGAGCCGCCGCCACCGCACTTCTCGCAGATCTTACGGCCGAACCAGTTACAGCCGAAAATGATCGAGCCGAGACCTGACTTCTTCGGGAAGCTGGAAATCCAAGAGGTAGATTTCTTCATCCCAGGTGTCGTCGGTGTTCCTGTCGCGGTAATGGAAGCCTCCAAAGCATTCGCCGATGTAGAGGGAGGCGTGGCGGCCGTCCCTGTTCCAGTAGTAGATGATGTCGCCCTCTCCATCGGGCATGGCGTCGGGTAGTTCTAACTTGCCCTTGTAGTCGAGGGACAGTCGCCCCCAGATTTCGATCGCCAGCATCGCGACGCTGTGGCTGATGTTCTTCTCGTCGACCTGGGAGAAGAGATAGGTGATGTGCCTCCGCTTGTCGTTGTCGATGACCCACTGGAAGGACTGAAGTCGTTCGATGGCTTGCCGAGTCTCTTGGAGTAGGATCTCCACTCGCGTGAACGCCTCCTTCTCGCCTTCACAATACCTATTGTAACCGCGATGGACGATGAGATCGGCCATTTCTTGAAGGTTTTGCCGGCAGTCATTAAGCTCAAGAATCTTTCTCATGATTCATCTCCCAGGGCGTTCTTCTCCATCTCGATGGCCCTCTTGAGCCTCTTCAGGGCGACCCTCAACGCGAGGATGGCCGACGCCACCTCCAGTTCGACCTCATCACCCCCTGCTCCTCCCTCCCTCTCGGCCATCTCAAGAGTGAGAACAGCGAGGCGGTGGTGAAAATCGGCCAGGCGATGAGATGGATCTTGCTGCGTATGAAATGTGACCAGTTCGTCCTGGGCCTTCCGTACCAGGTTGTAGTCGCTTCGGTCAAAGTAGACCATGCTGAAGTTCTGGTCTTCTTCGATGCAGTTGTGCACGTAGTTGACCAGTTTTACGACAGCACTCTCTGTTTTGCTTTCCGTGCTTTCCCCCTGGCCGATCTCGTCGGGTGCACTTTCAGATTCTAGTTTTGGCTCCGGCGAGAACAGCTTGGTTTCCTCAATCATTCAGAGTTTCCTGATGTCTTGTATGCTTTGCCGCTGCATCTGGGACAGATCGTGGTTCCGTCTCTCTTGAAGACCCAGCCCCGTCGACGTGCCATTCGACGGCAGGAGGATCCCTTCTGGTCGATGAACTGGTGCGGGAACTCATCAAAGGCATGGTTCGAGTTCTCGGCGTCGCAGTAGAGATCGAGCGTGTAGCAGCCGTATTCGCTCATAGCGGAGGATCCATGTTGAGTTCACGGCGAGCGTCGTCGACCGCTTCGTCGCTGAGGACCGCCAGGAAACGGTCGCCAGGCACGCCCGGCCCCTCCGCCCTGGGCATCGCCTGATAATTCGACAGAACGTCCATCAGGTACTTCACCCCCTCGCCAATCTCCACTTTGGGCCTTCGCTCCACGGTAAGGAGGAGTGAGAGCAGATTCTCAAGCCCCTCTCGGGGAATCGTCAGCCACTTGCTGTTGGGCTGTACTGAGTAAAGGTCTAGCCATCCGAGCACCATGGTTTCGGCCTTGGCCAACTTTTCGGAATTTCCGGATAGCTGACCGCCCGCCCGCTCGGCCGGCGGGACGGCGAGGTGGGTGGCGAACTTCGCAGCCTCGGCAATCGCCCACGCGGCGGTAAACCGTCTCTGGCGAGACGGGCTGTAGGCGTAGCCCTGATCGACCTCCCAGTCGTCCACCCCGTCCCATGCAACCCTGTTCATCCATTCGCACGCCCGCTCAAGGCTCATCTCAGACATGATCGTCAATCCTCGCTAGAACGGCCTCGTACATCTGCTCGTCTGGCAGGTTGAACAGCCTAACCAGACCATCGAACGCTTCGTCATCGACCTGAAGACGCGAATCGACAGCCCTTCTAGCGGCGTCGCGGATCATGTGGGCGACCGTGGTCATCGCCCGTCGAACGGCGTTGGTGTCAAACGACTCGGCAGGCGTCTTGTGACCCAACATCCATCTGACGGCCTCTTTGAAACCGGCGTCGAACCCGAGGTGGTAGCACGTCTCCTTTCCGATGGTATGCCATGTGCTGTCGTTGAACAGGCGGTCCATCATCCAGGCCCGATCGGCCGCTTCGCACGCCTCGCTGATCTCTTTTGCCGTCATCTCAGCCATCACTCGCACCTTCCTTTGTCCATATTTTCGATGCGGATCCACTCGCGATCGATGGACAGGGCATCGAGCATCTCAAGAAGCTCGTTATAGCCATCCTTCAGGAGTATGCCGTCGACGAAGATCGCCAGATTCTTGTTCTTGTCATCGACCACGATTTGAATCCTCAGTTCCTTGCCGGTCCTGCTGTTTTGCAGGCTGGTTTTCGTCCGATAGGTGTCTAGGGGTATCAGGCCACTCCCGGCGGTGATGGTAGGATCGGTCCTGTCGATGGGGCCACGGTAGAAAGTCAATTCAGCCATTAGCGAGTTCCTCAGCGTGCTCTTTGAGTGCTTGAAGTTCTTCTCGGGCGGACCTCACGTCTTGAGGGCAGATGAACCCTCGATGGGTCTCATGCGTGCCTTTGGCCACATAAACAATGGCTTGGACACCCTCGTGACCGCTCGACGATTCAAACTCCGAGATGAGTAGGTCGATGATTTCTGTCGATGGTGTGTTCTTAAGTGCCGGCCGACGATTCCACTTCAGAAGGCTGTCCGTCCAGATGTCGCAGGACTCACAGCCATAGGTGTTGTACCACCAGCCAGTTTCATCTAGGGTTCGCTCGCTGGTCGCCGCCTCGCCGCAGAATGGGCAATTCTCAACTATCACGTCTCGCTCTCCTCTGTTCCGGGTGATTGGTTTAGTAGTTCACGCAATGTAGCGACAGCGATGGAGACTGGCGGTTGTGAGGTGTGGGTGTTGATCTCGACCCTCCATTCGTTCGGCATGTCGGCCATGACGAGCAACAGAAGCGATCGGGCACCGTCCATCTGAGCCTTCGTTAAATTGTTGGCGTCACGGGCCTCGGTTGACGCTTGCTCAAACTTCGCCGCGAATGCCCGGGGCTTGTATGAACGCACCTCGCCATCGGGCATGGTGACGATCCAATCACCTACGTCCACGGGGCACTTGCCGCTACGGGTTTGGACTCCTGGTAGTGGGACTCCATCGAAAGTACAGCCGACCACTGCGGGGTGATCTCCCCACTTAAACCATTGAATAGCTTCAACTTCGAATGACCTCGGTCGATATCGTCCAACATTCATTAGTCGAATTGCCTTTCGTCTTGGTACTTCCAACGCTCGGAGGATCTGATCTCCGGATTGGGCATTGTCGTCGCTGAGGAATGCTTTCGTCAGGGCGTGACTGTCTTGGTCGAGCAGTCTTCGGACTTCGGGCGACATGGGGACTTTTGACATCAGTCTGTCGACCTTTTCTTTGGTTGGTCTAAGTGGTCAATGACGCAGTTGCAATTCGATACCGCTTCTTGACGTGCCCACCCCCTGCTCCTCTTCGCGTTTCTGATCGTACTTCCAGACGCCCCAGGCCACGGCCCAAAGGGCCCAGATCAGGCCGTATGAGGGAGCCGTCAGATTGTAGTCGTAGATGCTCTCGAAACCGAAATCGCAGGCAATCCTCGTCGCCTCTTCCTGGCCGTGGTCGGCATATCCCGCGACATCTGCCCCCTCAAGACGCTCGTCTTCCGTCCCGTCTTCTACCATCTCCATGATGGCCTCGCGGAAGCGTTCGGGGCTGTATCGCTCCATCCCACGGCCGACGTCGGCGGCGACCACCTTCTCGCCCCAGTAGTACGGATTGATGGTCAGGGACGCTTGGGGCCCGGCCTGCCGGAAGAACTCGAACATGTCCTCCGTCCGCCGGAAGACGTAGCAGCCGAGGTCTCCGCTCAAGGCTAGGTGGTCGGGCCAGGTCGTCAGGCTGTAGCTGGAGAAGCCCGTGCCCGGCGTCGCGAATCGGATGTGGCGGTGGACGCCCTGGTCCAGGACCACCTCCATGACGTGGCCACGCACCTCACGCAAGAATTCCTCAAGGCTCGGCTCGAACTTCAC